AAAGCNNNTGCACCAGAGCACCTCAGTGGGGATAAGGGCGGCAGTGCAGGAATAAACTTAGCTGTTCCTGGTGCAAGTAGCGAAGGCATCGCCGGCGAAGCAGAAGCTAAGCCAGCTAAAACCGGGTTTGCTGATAAAGTAAAGTCGATTCTATCAATGATAGATTTATCACCGAAGGAAAAGGGGACATCAAAGTATCCTATTAAACATACGGTTCCTAAATCAGGTGACGGGCCTAGCAGAGATTTTTACGGGGCAGAAGCTATTGCTGCAAGGGCTGCTGCCAAGAAAGAAAGAGAAAGTAACGAAGCTGCTGCATCAGTCGCAGAAGATAATCGTAAAAAAGAAGTCCAAGCAGAAGAAAATAGAAAGTTTGCTGAACAACGGGCTGCTATTAAAGTGGCAATAGCAGAAGGTAATGGTAATAAAGGGCCAGCAAAAACACCAGCTGATATTGATCCGAAGACTCTGTTACCAAGAACGCAGAAGTTAGCTAAGGGCGGGATCGTTTCAAACTCGTCAGCGGGTTCTATGGTGACTTTAGGTGATGGCCCTGCAGGACACAAAGAGGCAGCGATTCCGCTGGACCCATCATCAATTGTTCATAAGCTGATACAGCCGGGCAGCGCCGAAACACTGAATAAAGCGTCAGATACGATGCCTATACCAGCCCCGGTAGCATCCCCAATGTCTGACATGTCATCAGGTCTCACTGTTGAAATGGTAGAGATGCTGTCGCAAAAGCTAGACACGATGATTGATAAGCTGTCATCTGGCAATGATACACAAGACAAAATATTAATGTATTCTAGAGCCTAATCATAAATACACTATGACTTATAAAAAGCGTTTCTCCGGTGCCAACACATCAGGTTCTCAGAGCCCAATATCGGGCGCCAACAGCAACAAAGGCGCTTGGAACGCCCCTAGCCAAGGTGGCATGGCGGGTGGCTATAGCAATGACAACTTCGGGTATAAGAACTACGCCAGTAGACTTCCTGAAGTATATGTGGGTCACCCGAATCGTATTGAACGATATAATCAGTATGAAATGATGGATGTAGATGCTGAAATTAACGCATGTTTGGACATCATCGCTGAGTTCTGTACGCAGTCAAACGAACATAATAAGACTCCTTTTGATCTGGAATTCTCAGACGAACCGACTCCCCACGAAATCGATCTGCTAAAGAAACAACTACAGCAATGGTGCAAACTGAACGAGTTTGACACCAGAGCATTCAAAATATTCAGAAATACTATCAAGTACGGTGATCAAGCGTTCATCAGAGACCCAGAAAACTTCAAGTTATACTGGATTGACATGACTAAGGTCATCAAGGTCATCGTAAACGAAAGCGAAGGCAAGGTGCCTGAGCAGTATGTCATTAAAGATATCAACGTAAACCTACAGAATCTAACCGTTGCTCAGAAAAATAACACAGACTTCGCTGCTAATCCAGCGACAGGATCAGGCGGCACCGGTGGTGGTTCAGTCAGTGGTGGATACACTGTACCAAGCACAGCAACAACAAACGGACGATTCACTCTTGGCATTCAAGAATCAGCTATCGATGCGAAGCACGTTGTTCATCTGAGTTTGACAGAAGGTCTTGACAGATTCTGGCCGTTTGGTCAGTCGATTCTGGAAAACATCTTTAAGGTCTTCAAACAGAAAGAACTGCTGGAAGATGCTGTGCTTATCTATCGTGTGCAACGAGCACCTGAACGTAGAATTTTCAAGATCGACGTTGGTAACATGCCAAGTCACATGGCTATGGCGTTCGTTGAGCGAGTGAAGAATGAAATCCACCAACGCCGTATTCCTTCTGTTCATGGTGGACAGTCGATCATGGATGCTACATACAATCCCATGAGTATGAACGAAGATTACTTCTTCCCGACCACAGCAGACGGACGCGGCTCCAGTGTTGAAACACTCCCCGGCGGACAGAATCTAGGAGAGATTGACGATTTGCGCTACTTCAACAACAGGTTGGCACGTGGTCTACGTATCCCAAGTTCATATCTGCCTACCGGTCCTGATGATAGCGAACGCATTATGGGTGACGGCAAGGTCGGCACTGCGATGATTCAAGAGTTTCGTTTCAATCAGTATTGCGAACGACTACAAAAATACATCAGCCAGAAGCTTGACGAAGAATTCAAACTGTTTCTACGCTGGCGCGGTCTGAACATCGACAGTGGTCTGTTCACACTGAAGTTCAACGAACCTCAAAACTTCGCATCATATCGTCAGAGTGAACTGGACACCTCACGTGTCTCAACATTCAGCACGATTGAAGCGTATCCATACATCTCTAAACGTTTCGCACTTGAACGCTTTCTGGGCCTTACTGAAGAAGAAATCAACAAGAACGAAAAACTATGGCGTGAAGAAAATCACAAAGACGTTGATATCGATCCTCAGGGTTCTGATCTTCGCAGTATCGGTGTCTCTTCTGGAGACATGGATGCTGATGCACTGTCAGCAGAAGAAATGGAAGCGCCGCCAGAAGAGCCAGGTATGGAGGGCGGAGTAGCTGGCCCGGTCAACGCAGCGATGCCCGGCGCACCGGCTGCAGGTGGCGCACCCGGCGGTACTGGAATGTAACCCAAAGATAAATAGATATATGAAGCTATTAGAAATGTTCGACGCACCGGTCGCAGGTTATCAAGATGTAAACGATGATAACTCTAAACCAAAGTGGAAAGAATCCCGCAAGACTAAATTAACACTTCGTCAAATCAGAAAACTCCGTAAAATGATGGACGTTCGTAATTTTGAACGCCAGGAATATCTAAAGAAGGTCCACGATCAATACTCCGTACCCGCTGAAGCTGCCGAAGGCGCAATGCCCTCATTATAATTGTTTTCCTCTTAATTTCTCACATAGGGATAAATAAGTGTATGAATATACACTTTCCCACTCCGTTTAGCCAATTTAATTTAGATCGTTATATTAGATTTATATCCAGCTGCCCAATATTAACTGGTCCTGGAACAGAGACACACCACATATTACCAAAGTGTATTGGCGGCACAGACGATACTGAAAATTTAATAACAATTCCGGCATCCTGTCATTTTATAGCCCATTGGATGCTGTGGAAGGCATATAGGTCGACGCCTGGACTTTCATACGCTTTTAATCTGATGGCAACACCTAATAAAAATCATACAGGGAGAACACGGAAAATAAACAGCAAAACTTATTCATTACTCAAAGCTGATAAAAGTGCGGCTCAATCACAGAAGAATAAAGATAGATGGAATGATCCGGTGTGGGCGACTCGGCAGAGTGCTATACTTAGTAAGGCAGCATCTACTCCGGCGGAAAGTAGTAGGCGTAGTGCTAATGCACTAAAAGTCAATGCAGTTTACAAAGAAAAACGGTCCGCGGCACACATAGATAGGTGGAACGACCCGGCATGGGCTGAATCTACTAAACAAAAAATGAAGGATAAATGGAAAGAAGTAGAATGGGCAAAACAAAATAAAAAACGTATTGTTGACTTCAATCTATTGAAAAGAATACCGATTATAGTAGATGGTATAGAATATCCAAGTGCCGAAGAGGTATCTATCAAATTCAATATTACTAAACCAGCAGTGCGCTACCGAATAAAGTCCTCAAACTTTCCTACCTGGTTATATACTCCACCAAAAGTGCTAAAAAGACGTAGTTAATACGCTCTTTTATATACTACGTTATAAATAACTGTAGCAAGCCATTAACACTAGGAGATTCCAATGGACAACAAAAAGTTTGAGCAACTCATTCAGCTTATCACGAATGAAAATGAAGAACAAGCCCGTGCATTATTTCACGATATCGTAGTTGAGAAATCACGCGAAATCTATGAATCAATGATGGACGAAGAAATGGGTGGGGGACTTGGCGGACAAGTAGGTGATTTCCAAGATGAAATCGCATCCGAAGAACAAGGAATGACTGAAGAAGATGAAGACGGCTTCGGTGATTTAGGCGACGAAGGCGACGAAGAAGAAATCTCTCTTGACGGCGACGAAGAAGACTTCGGCGGCGAAGAAGGTGACTTCGGAGCAGAAGGCGGCGAAGAAGGTCTTGAAGACCGCGTTGTTTCTCTGGAAGACAAGCTTGATGAATTGATGGCTGAGTTCGAAGAACTTATGGCTTCTGAAGAAGGCGAAGAAGAACACGCAGGCGGCTTCGGTGACGAAGAAGGCGACGGTTCTATCGAAGGCGCTGACGACATGGGCGACGAAGAAGACATGGGCGGCGAAGAAGACTTCGGTGCTGACGAAGAAGAAGGTGCTATGATGGAAGCTGTTCAGTTGAAACAGGTCGGCGGAAGCACTTACAATAAGTTCGGTACTATGGGCGACAACGGCGCTAATACAAAGAGCATCGCTTTGACTAAGCCAAAGGTCGTTTCAACTGGTGCTAAGCCTGTTAACGTCACTGGCTCTGCTGAATCAGTTCCTACAAGCCCTAAAGCTCCTAGCAACTACGGCACAAAGGGCGAAACACAAGTCAAGGGTGCTGGAAACTTCAAAAATTCTCCAGGACAAAATGCAGGTAAGACTTCTTTCAAGGAAAAAGTATCAGGTGGTTTCGGAACAAAGACTCCACAAGGTAAAGAAGTCGGCGCAGGCGGTAGTGTGTCACAAAACGACAAGAGCATTGTCGGTGAGTCACGCAGAACTCGTAAATAATTAAGTGTAATGGCTTACCTTAAGGAAAGTGTATGATGTCATACAGTAATAGGCTCATTCAGTGAGTGAGTCTATTTTCTAAGTAAACCAATAAACATATGTCTAAACAATTTTTATCAGAATATATCACTCCTAGTCTTTCAAAACAAACAATTGTTATGGAAGAATCTGAGGATGCGTTCGGAAATAAAGGCAAGCAGTTATACATGAAAGGTATTTTCATCCAAGGAAATATCCGAAATGCTAATGAGAGAGTATATCCCTCACATGAAATTAGAAATGCTGTTAATACGTTAAATGAGCAACTATCAACTGGCTACTCGGTACTAGGTGAAATTGATCACCCTGATGATCTGAAAATTAATTTAGATAGGGTCAGTCATTGTATAGTTGAGATGGCTATGGATGGTGATAACGGTTTTGGTAAATTAAAGATTTTACCTACACCGATGGGATCACTTGCTAGAACAATGCTAGAATCTGGAGTTAAACTAGGTGTTTCAAGTCGAGGCTCGGGAAATGTTAACGAGTCTAATGGACAGGTAAGTGACTTTGAAATAATAACAGTAGATATTGTAGCACAACCGTCTGCTCCTAATGCCTATCCTAAGGCGATATACGAGGGGATTGGTAATACCCGATACGGGCACCGCGTGTTTGATTTAGCTAAAGAAGCAGCTGGCGACAAAAAAGTACAACAATATCTTCAAAAAGAAGTGATGCGCTTAATCCGAGAATTAAAATGGAAATAAAGCCATCTTCTTTTGTCTATAAATGGACTCATTTGCCAACCATGAATTGGTATATAGGTTCGCGGACGGCAAAAGGATGTCACCGAGATGATGGATATCTATGCTCTAGCAGAGTAGTTAAGCCGATGTTACTTGAAAATATCAGTGATTGGAAACGTGAAATAATTGCTACAGGTTCTCCGCAAGAAATGAGAGAGTTAGAGGCAGAAATATTAGACTTAGTTGATGCTAAGAATGATCCTAGAAGTTTTAATCAACACAACGGAGATGGCAAATTTTCTGCATCTGGTAACCCTTTCGGAAACTGCGGTGCCCCAAAGGGAACGCTACCATGGAATAAAGGGCTAACTAAAGAGTTAGATACGAGAGTTTCTATAAACGTCAAAAAAGCAAGCGCATCGCGGATAGGCAAAAAACGCAACATTGTTGTTTGGAATAAAAACATAATCAAAACAGTTGATAACAATCTTCCTTGGAAAGGTGTTTACATTGACCCTAATGGCGAAATGTTCTTAACTACAGTTGAGGCATCAAAAAAACACGATGTTCATCGGATGACAATATTCAGATGGGCAAAGTTAGGTAAGAATGGATGGAAATTCATTCCTAAAACACTCGTGGATTCGGAGTTATACGAATCAATACTAAAAAGGGAAAAAGCATGAATATAAACGATGCTATTAAACCCCTCTTGGAAAGCGGATTGATTAATGAAGATGTTTCACGGGCTATTAACGAAGCTTGGGACATTAAATTATCTGAAGCAACTGAAGAGGTCCGTGCAAGTTTGAGAGAAGAATTTGCCGGCAGGTACGAACATGATCGTACGGTGATGGTAGAAGCCCTTGATAAGATGGTTACAACCGGACTGACTGAAGAAATTCAAGAATTTCAAACAGAACGTCAGGCAATGAACGAAGACCGTGTGAAGGCGCAAGTCAAACTGCGCGAGACTGCTACTCGTTTCAATGATTTTATGGTGACTAAACTCGCTGAAGAAATCAAGGAAATCCGTACAGATCGTAAACAACAAAATGAAAGTCAAGAAAAGCTGGAACAATTTATTGTCCACGCTTTGGCACGTGAAATCAAAGAATTCGCGCAAGACAAACAAGCTGTTGTTGAAGCAAAGGTTAAGTTAGTTGCTGAAGGCCGTAAACAACTCACAGCATTGAAGGAACGTTTCGTTACCGAATCTGCCAAGAGATTGAATACAGTCGTAACTGCTCAACTCAAGGGTGAATTAGGTCAGTTGAAGGAAGATATCAAGTCTGCACGTGAAAATGCATTTGGTCGTCGTCTATTCGAAGCGTTTGCAAGTGAATTCTCAGTTACTCATTTAAATGAGAAAGCTGAAACTCGCAAGCTAGTGGCCCAATTAGAACAGAAAGATCAAAAGCTTTCTGAATCTGTCGCACTGAACAAGAAGGCAAAGACCTTACTTGAAAACAAGGAACGTGAAGTTCGCATCATTAAAGAGTCTAATATTCGTGAGAAGATTATGACTACGCTGCTTGGATCGTTAAATACGGAAAAAGCAACGGTAATGAAGGACTTACTAGAAAGTGTTAATACTGCAAAGTTGCAAACATCTTTCGACAAGTATCTACCTGCAGTTCTTAACACTGGTTCTGCGAAGTCTGGAAAGACTGCGCTTAGAGAAACAGTTAAGGAAGTGACCGGGGATAAAGCTGCTAAACAAGCACCAATTGATATGGAACAACGTGATAACGTTATCGATATCAAACGCTTGGCAGGGCTATAAATTAGACATATTAGGAGAACATACATGTCAAAAGTATTATTAGAAGGCCGTTGGAACGAGACCAAAGAAGCCCTGTTAGAAGGTTTAAAAGGAACTCGCCGTTCAACAATGGGTGTTATTTTAGAAAACACCAAGAAGCAACTACTGTCTGAATCTTCAGTCGGTACAACTACAGCTGGTAACATCGCAACGTTAAATCGCGTGATTCTTCCAGTTATCCGTCGTGTTATGCCAACCGTTATCGCTAACGAATTGGTAGGCGTTCAGCCAATGACAGGACCAGTCGGTCAGATTCACACATTACGTGTTCGCTATGCTAACTCTTTAACAGACCACAGCGCAGCATCCACAAACGTGACAGCTGGTCAAGAAGCTCTGAGCCCATTCATGATCGCTCAAGCATATTCGCGTCAGCCAAGCGGCGTTGCAGGTGATACAGCTACTGGCTACACTGGCAACAACACTGCTGCTCTTGAAGGTAACGGCGGTCGTCAGATCAGCGTTCAAATTCTAAGACAAGCAGTTGAAGCTAAGTCACGCAAGTTGCAAGCACGTTGGACGTTTGAAGCAGCGCAAGATGCTCAAGCACAACATGGTATCGACGTAGAAGCAGAAATTATGGCTGCTCTTGCTCAAGAAATCACTGCTGAAATCGATCAGGAAATTCTCCTGTCGCTTCGCACTCTGGCTTCTACTGAGTACACGTTCAATCAAGCTACCGTTTCTGGTACAGCTACATACGTTGGTGACGAACACGCTGCTCTAGCTGTTCTTATCAATCGCGTTGCTAACCTGATCGCTCAACGCACTCGTCGTGGCGCTGGTAACTGGGCCGTTGTTAGCTCTGCTGTTCTGACTGTTCTACAGTCTGCAACAACATCAGCTTTCGCTCGTACTACAGAAGGTACATTCGAAGCTCCAACTAACACTAAGTTCGTTGGTACACTGAACGGCGCTATGCGCGTGTTCGTTGACTCTTATGCTCCTGACACAACACCTGTGTTAGTTGGCTACAAGGGTACGTCAGAAACAGATGCAGCGGCATTCTATTGCCCTTACATTCCGTTGATGAGTTCTGGTGTTGTTCTTGATCCGAACACATTCGAACCAGTCGTTTCGTTTATGACAAGGTACGGGTACATCGAGCTTACTAACACTGCATCGTCGTTCGGCAATGCTGCTGACTACGTTGGGGAAGTTGCAGTAGCGAACCTCACATTTCAATAAAATGGAATGGTTATCGCAGCGAGAGAAGCGATTACAACAAAAAGGGTACTTCGGTACCCTTTTTAATGGATATATTTATTGGAAAGTTAGATTACGGACTAAATAGATGTATGATAGACAACATAGAGAAGAAAGTGAAAGCAGAGGTACTTGACTCTTGGTTGTTGCAGGGGTGGAAGCTTGGTGGCCGCAAACGTCTGGCACAATAAAAACTGCACGCGCAGACTAAATATAATACACCCTCGGGATGGGGAGTTCAGCAGGCTCCGGCCTGCTTTTTTTGGGATAAATAGTATATGACAAAAAAACATGACGCAAATTTAATTAAGGCAGCAGCCAGAGATTCTCTACATACCAGTAAGAGAAGTTCAAAATGGCCGGCAGTTCAGAAAAGGCACCTGAAAGCTAATCCGACATGTGCGGCATGTGGTGCCATTGATAAGCTTGATGTTCATCATATGAAACCATTCCACCTGCATCCTACTTTGGAACTTGATCCTACTAATCTTATCACTCTCTGTATGGAAAATGACTGTCATCTATATGTAGGCCATGGTGACAATTTCAAAGCTTACAATCCCAACGTTCTGGAAGATTCAGCAACAGTTTTAGCCGGGAAAGACAAACTAAAGGCCGTGTTGAAAGAAGTTGCTGCGTCTGCCAAAACAGCGAGACTATTCGAATGAGTCTAATTACCGTGGCGAATTTAACGTTCCAGTAATAACATGTCAATAATAATTGGCCCTGGAATATCTATTGGTCCCGGAATCTCGGTTGATCCACAAAATCTACCGTTTGCCAGCCCGGAATCCGGGATTGACCCGTATTTTGCATCGGTGATTCTGCTGCTTCATGCTGAAGGACCGGACGGATCTACAGCCATAACTGATGTAAGTACCAGTATGCAATCGTTAACTGTAGCCGGTAATACCCACGTTAGCACCAGTCAATTTATGTTCGGGGCAGCATCATTTGTATTTGACGGCACCGGGGATAGAATCGATTTTAATATGCCAATTGCGGAATCCGGGGCATTTACCCTTGAAGGATGGGTACGACTTGCTGCTCACTCAAATTATCGAACGATTATATCTCAAGGCGGCGCGCCAGGGCTATTTATTAACCCATCACGAAAATTAGCATGGTATGCGGGTGGCGATCATTGTGTCTCACCCTCAGCATTGGTAATTGGTACTTGGCATCACTTCGCAGTTACTCGCCACCCGGTTGATCTTGTTATCAGAACGTTTTTAGATGGGGTAGTATCACCCACTACCTATGTTAATACTGATCCTCTGGCAATCGACTGTATCGGGGGTCACGGTTCACTAGAATCAATAAACGGCAACCTGGATGACATTAGAATTACTGATGGAATATGTAGATACACTGCTAATTTCATGCCGCCGACTGAAGCATACCCTAATTTTTAAATAGCAGCAGAATATTCCGGTAAAACGAAGATAAATTGATTTTTTTGTTAACGGTTACGGTAGCATAAATATATGCTAATACAATACTACCGGAGTGCCCATGCCATTTATCACAATCTATCTCGCCTTCGCAAATACTCCGTTTGCCTGTAATTAACCTTTACGAGCATGGCAGCGGATAAATTCAACTCAGTAGGCGGATACTCCGTTGGTATCCCGCCTATTAATGTTATCAGTGACACCGGTAACATCACTGCCTCGGTAGTCACTGCCAGCCGAATTAATTCACCGCACTTCGTCGGTAATTTGTATGGTAATGTATTTGGGTCTTCCTCTACATTAGCAGCAGTGACTATCGCCAGCACTGAACCAGCTGATCCTGTTACCGGTATGATGTGGTGGGATAGCTCGACTGGTACATTGAAAATATTTTCAGGAACTTGGGTGGAAGCAGGGTCACCTGCAACAGTTCGTTATTCTTTCACCAGCAGTACCACCTGGCTTGTTCAACATAACAGAAATACAACAATATTTAGTGAGACTTTGACTGATAGTTCGGGTCAAAGATTCAACGCGGGGATAAATATAATAGACGAAAACAGTTTTGAAGTAGTGATGACAGAGGCTACATCTGGCGCCGTCGATGTAATATTTAACTAACATGATTATAACTATTTCAAAACGTGAACTTCATCTGGCAGCATTTATCAAAGCCTCTGGGGCAAAGTTCATTGATTACAAATCAGGTGTTTTCATTTTTGAAAGTGAAACATCAGAAGTTGAATATAGAGTAGCACACAGCAACTCAGAGGCACTCCGCGTTGACCGCGAACTGTTCACACTTAAATCATTCTTTTATAAAGAATAGCATCTTATACTATTATCCTTTGACTTTCGGAATAAATAATTAATACCGAGAAGAGACAGGCGAAGAGCAAATCACATTGAGTTTCATTGAAACTAGACTTGCACATATTAAAAGGATATAAAAATGGCAAATTTTCCAAAGTTCCATGGTATCACCATGGCCGCAAACAGCTGGATCGAGCAACTATACGTTGAGCGTTTAGCTTCAGACCCAGTTCCACTTCAACCAGGTCGTATCTGGTTCAACACCGCAGACAAGAAGTTACGTTATTCATCGTTAGATGCAGGCGGCGCTATCGTTGTTTTTGATTTCGCAGTTCCACAAGACTTCGCTGATGCTATCGCAGCAGCAGAATCTTATACAGACAACAAGATTGCTGCTTTAGTTGCATCAGCTCCTGCTATTCTTGACACATTAAAAGAATTAGCAGACGCTATCGGTTCTGACGCAAATTTCGCGTCAACAATCGCAAAAAATATCGCTGATGCTAAAACAGCAGTTGAAGCAGAAGTTAATGCAGTTGCAGCTAGTGTTACAGCAGAAGCATCTACAGCAAGAGCAGCAGAAGGCACTTTAACTACTAACTTAGCATCAGAAGTTTCCCGCGCTACCTCAGCAGAAGGTGCATTAGGTAGTCGTGTTGCAGTTTTAGAAGGCAGCGCAACCTCTTTAGGTGGTAGTTTAGCAGCAGAAGTTACTCGCGCAACTGGTGCAGAAGGCACTTTAACTACTGCATTAGCAAGTGAAGCAACAGCCCGCACAACAGCAGATACAACTAATGCAAATGCAATTGCAGCAGAAGCAACTCGCGCAACTGGTGCAGAAGGCACTTTAACTACTGCATTAGCAAGTGAAGCAACAGCCCGCACAACAGCAGATACAACTAATGCAAATGCAATTGCAGCAGAAGCAACTCGCGCTGGCAATGCTGAAACAGCATTAGGTGGTCGTATTGATTCTGAAGCCAGCACACGCGCAACAGCAGATACTACTAATGCAAACGCAATTGCAGCAGAAGTCACAGCAGCAAGAGCAGCAGAAAGCACATTGTCTACTAACTTGGCAGCAGAAGTTACTCGCGCAACTGGTGCAGAAGGCACTTTAACTACTGCATTAGCAGCAGAAGCATCTACAGCAAGAGCAGCAGAAGCTACTTTAACTACTAATTTAGCAGCAGAAGCCACAGCAGCAAGAGCAGCAGAAGGCACTTTAACTACTAATTTAGCAACAGAAGTTTCTCGCGCAACTGGTGCAGAAGGCACATTAACTACTAATTTAGCAGCAGAAGTTACTCGCGCAACTGGTGTAGAAGCTACATTGTCTACAGCAATAACAGCAGAGGCAACCACAGCCCGCGCAGCAGAAGCAGCATTGGGAACACGCATCGACAACGTTCTAGCTAACACTGACCCAGCAGCATTGGACAGCTTGTCAGAATTGTTAACACACTTCAACTCTGCTGACAGCGATATCATCGCTTCTATCAGTAGTTTAGGTACATCCACTACAAGCGCAATTGCAGCAGAAGCAACAGCCCGCACAGCAGCAGATACAACTAATGCAAACGCAATTGCAGCAGAAGTCACAGCAGCAAGAGCAGCAGAAGCTACTTTAACTGCTAATTTAGCAACAGAAGTTTCTCGCGCAACTGGTGCAGAAGGCACTTTAACTACTGCATTAGCAGCAGAAGTTACTCGCGCTACTGGAGCAGAAAGCACATTAACTACTGCATTAGCAGCAGAAGCAGGAACACGCGCAAGTGCTGACACAGCATTGGGTGGTCGTGTTACAACTTTAGAAAGTCAAGTTAATGGTAAGATCGGTGATCTTGCTGACCTAACTACAACTGATAAGTCTACACTCGTTGCTGCTATCGATGAAGTTGATGCACACGCTGACGCAGTTGCAGCAGATTTAGCCACTGAAATCACAAATCGTGGCACAGCAGTTACAGCAGCAATTGCTACAGCAGCCGGAGATGCTACTTCTAAGGCAAACGCAGCAGAATCAGCAGCAAAAACATATGCTGATGGTATTGTTGCTACTGAAGCAGCCGCACGTTCAGCAGCAGATACAGCATTAGCAGCTAGTGTTACAACAGAAGCATCTACAGCAAGAGCAGCAGAAGGTACTTTAACTACTAATTTAGCAACAGAAGTTTCTCGCGCAACAGCAGCAGAATTAGCATTACAAGCTAACATCGATTCAGAAGCGGCAACTCGCGCTTCTCACGACACAGCAATTCGTAATGACTATAACGATTTGAACTACACATACCAGTCTGGTGTAGCAGCTACAACTCACACTATTTCCCACGGTTTGAATGCTGATTTCGTCACATTCACTGTGTTAGTTGAACGTACTGGTGGTCTATATCGCAATGATATCGTCAGCGTTGAAGAAACAAACAGCAATACGTTGACAGTTTATCTTGCAGAAGCAGCGAAGATCAAGATCGCTGTTCATGCAATGACAAACATTTAATCAATTTTGATTGAAATAAAAAACAGGGGCTTCGGCCCCTTTTTTAGGTGTAGTGATATACAAATAGAAAAGAATGATAAATAAGATGATAAGTACGTGATGAGACAACTACAAAACGTATGGCTAGACTCACTGACATCCTTTGATGATGTTTTGGTGAAAATTAAAGAGAATCTTTCTATTTTGAAGGAGAATGCGGCTGACGCAGACTTTTTTGACGTAGGAACGAAGAGACAGTACAGCAACGATGTTATGTTTATGAAGCAGTTTTTTGAGCGAGCCGAATTTCTGGCCCGGGCAAAAAATGACAAGTAATCTTAATCAACATCTTTTCGGCTGGTTAGAGAAGATTGAAGCAAACATTGAGAAATTTAGTAGCCAACCTAACCAAACGCCGGATGACCAAATTGAGTTTATAACTCATCAATACCATCTAGTTATGTTGATATACCGAGCGTTGAACGGACAAGTAATATTTGTGGGTGCGAGGCCCATAAACGAATAATTAAAATAAGGAAAAAATATGGCATCAGATAACATCAGAGTATTGGGCGGGCTTGATCTAGCAAGTACCTTAAGTTTTGAACAAAACTACTCGGGTTTCCCAGCAGATCCAAAACCAAGAACATTGGTTGTTAAAGAGGGTATGGCCTACTTATACACTGAACTCGTTGTGGGTTCAGGGTATTTCACATGGACCCCAATTGGTCTAAAACAAACAGCATATTTACACACTCAGGGTGTCGCCAGCACAACTTGGACAGTTACTCACAATTTCGGTACAACTGATTTTGGTTATTTCGTGTATGATAATAATCACCACCTAGTAGTAGCAAGCATCACTGTTATCGACATTAATACTGTCCAGATCAACTTAGCAGAAGCTATCACTGGTACTGCGGTATTCTTCTCTATTCAGTATGTAAGCGCACCGAACGTTGTCGCAGTTGACAGCGTTACGATTAATACTTTAGTTCTGCGTGACGCCTCCGGTGTTCTTACAGTCAACAACAACGCAGTCGCAATGGAAGAATCTGTTGCTTCAAGACTTGCTTTGGTGTACACAAAGACTCAAGCAGATGTAGCAACAGCAACAGCAGTAGCAGCAGAAGCAGCATTACGTGTCGCCGCAGATGACGCATTGGGTGTGCGTATCGACAATGTTCTAAGCAACATCGATGCAACTGCCCTTAACAGCTTATCAGAAATCGTTGCAGCATTCCAGTCAGCAGACGGTACACTAAACGGTGCTATCACTTCGTTAGGTACAAGCGCAGCAAGCGCATTAGCAATAGAAGCGTCAGATCGCGCAGCAGCAGTTACAGCAGCAATCGCAACAGCAGCATCAGATGCAACAACAAAAGTTGCAGCAGAAGCATCAGCCCGTGCAGCAGCAGTTACGACCGTTTCTAACTCTGTAACATCAGAAACATCACGTGCCCAAGCAGTAGAAGCAACATTAACGTCTGGGTTATCTTCAGAAGTTTCCCGTGCTACAGCAGCAGAAGCGACTTTGACAAGTGATTTAGCAGCAGAATCATCTACACGCGCCTCTGCAGTTTCAACTCTAACTTCTAACTTGTCAAGCGAAGCGACAACTCGCGCCTCTGCAGTTACAGCAGCAATCGCAACGGCAGCATCAGATGCAACAACAAAAGTTGCAGCAGAAGCAGCCTTGCGTATTTCTGGTGATGCGTCAACTTTACAAACTGCTAAAGATTACGCTGATGGTTTATCATCATCCGGTAGCACAGCATCAAATGCTTATGCTGACGATATCATGGCTACAGAAGTTACTGCTCGTAATGCAGCAATTGCGTCAGAGGCTTCAACTCGCGCCACAGCAGATACAACTAATGCAAATGCTATCTCAGCAGAAACCACTGCTCGTCAAGCAGCAGATACAACTAATGCAAATGCTATCTCAGCAGAAACCACTGCTCGTCAAGCAGCGGATGCTACTTTAACAACTAATCTTGCAGCAGAAGCAGCAACAGCACGGGCAGCAGAGGCAACATTAACCACAAATCTTACCTCAGAAGCCGGTATACGCGCCACAGCAGATTCCACACTGACTACAAATCTTACCTCAGAAGCAACAACACGTGCAGCAGCAGATGCTACTCTTGCTTCTAACTTCGCAGCAGCAGATGTAGTAACTCTTGCAAGTGCTAAAACTTACACTGATGAACAAATTGTCCCTGTCGCCAAGACTTATCTAGGTGCAATTACCGGAGACATTCTTCCAGCAGCAAACGTCACTTACAACTTAGGTAGCCCATCAAAAGCGTTCCATTCTGTTTACGTCGGCCCAGGTACTTTATACGTTAACGGTAAGGCAGTTATTGAGGACGTCAGCGACACGATGACTTTTGCTACTGACATGGATCAAAATCTTCGTATTCAAACGTCTGGTTCAGGTCATTTAGAGTTACAAGCAGACATCGGTACTATCGACATCAAGGGTACATTAGCTATCACATCTGGCAAGCGTATCACTTCCAGCGACGGTGTCGAAGTTAACTTCGGCGATGATATCAGAATGAACAGCAACAAGATTACTCTTTTAGGTGTTCCTACTGCAAATGCTGATGCAGCAACAAAAGCATACGTTGATTCGATGACAACTTACGACACAACGATTATTCGTACAAGTGGAAGTCAAACGGTAACAGGTGTTATGACGTTTGATGGGATCATCGCAGGTAATCTCACCGTTAACGGCACAACAACTACTATCAACAGCGAAACAATCAGACTTGCTGATAATCTTATTGATCTTAATAGCAATATGGTATCTGGCACTCCTACTGAAAACTCAGGTCTTCGCATTATGCGTGGCGATGAGGCAGCAGTACAACTTCGTTGGAACGAAGCAAATGATAAGTGGGAAATCACTAATGATGGTTCTACTTACAGCAATGTAACAACAGCAGCCGATCTTGCAGCAGAAGCATCAACACGTGGAACAGCAGTTACAACGTTAACTACTAATCTTGCATCAGAAGCAACAACAGCACGTGCAGCAGAAGTTGCATTAGGCGGTCGTGTTGATTCAGAAGCATCAACTCGCGGAACAGCAGTTACAGCAGCAATCGCAACAGCAGCAACAGCCGCTGATGCTAAGGTTCTTGTTGAAACAAATCGTGCAACAACGGTAGAAGGTACACTGACTACAAATCTTGCAACTGAAGTCACAAACCGTACATCAGCAGATACAGCAGCAATCGCAACGGCAGCATCTGACGCAACAGCTAAGGTTCTTGTTGAAACAAATCGTGCAACAACCGCAGAAGGTACATTAACTACCAATCTTGCAGCAGAAGTTACAGCACGTGGCACAGCAGTCACCGCAGCAATTACAGCAGCAGCAGCAGATGCAACTGCTAAGGTTGCAGCAGAAGTTACAGCACGTAATACGGCTATTGGTGTTGAAACAACTCGCGCTACAACAGCAGAAGGTGTTCTTACTACTAACCTTACAACAGAAGCATCAACTCGCGGTACAGCAGATACGACAAACGCAAATGCGATTGCCTCAGAGGCTACGACAGCCCGCGCAGCAGAAGGTACATTAACTACCAATCTTGCAGCAGAAGTTACAGCACGTGGTACAGCAGTATCCGGTGCTATTTCTACAGCAGCAGCAGATGCAACGGCTAAAGTTCTGGTTGAGACAAATCGTGCCACAGCAGCAGAAGGTACACTAACTACCAATCTTGCAGCAGAAGTTACAGCACGTGGTACAGCAGTTTCGGGTGCTATCACTACAGCGGCATCAGATGCAACGGCTAAAGTTGCAGCAGAAGCAGTTCTGGCACGTGCAGCAGAAGGTACATTAACTACCAATCTTGCATCTGAAGTCACTAACAGAGGAACAGCAGTATCCGGCGCTATCACAACGGCTTCTGGCGATGCAACAACTAAAGCAAATGCAGCACAAGCAGCAGCAATCGCAGCAAGTGCTCCAGTAGCGCACGTTGGTGCAGGCGGGGCAGCACACTCAAATGCAGTGGCAGCAGGCGCAGCAGGCTTTATGACCGGTGCAGACAAGACTAAACTCGACGCTATTTCTGGCACAAATACTGGTGACAATCCCGGTGTTACTGCGGTAACTGCAACCGGCCCAGTAGCATCTTCTGGCGGCACAACTCCGGTAATCAGCATGCCACAATCAACGACTTCTGCTAATGGTTGGTTATCAAGCACAGATTGGAATACATTCAACGGCAAGCAAGCAGCTGGTTCTTACCAAGCAGCAGGCACATATGTTAACACAGTGAATGGCAATTCCGGTACAGTTACAGCAGCACAAATCTCTGCCGCTGCAACAACTGGTTATGGATACACACCATACAACGCAGCAAGCATCGGTAGCGCAGCAGTTGCATCAGCAACCGTTGCAGCAAGTGCAAACTCAGTAGCAGGCGCTAACGTAACTGGTACAGTATCAAGTGCCACAACAGCAGGAACAGTCACTACAGCAGCACAAGGTAATATCACATCAGTCGGCACGCTATCTTCGCTGACTACCTCAGGTGATATCACTGTCGGTGGTAACTTAACAGTTAACGGCACAACTACTACTATCAACGCAACAACATTGGATGTTGCTGATTTGAATATCACAGTTGCTAAGAACGCAGCAACAGCAGCAGCAGCAAACGGCGCAGGTCTTACTGTTAACGGAGCAGTAGCAACTTTACAATACTTGTCTGGAACAGATACTTGGAACTTCAACAAGACTGTCGTTGCGAACATTACCGGTAATGTTTCTGGATCAGCAGCAACGATCACCGGTGTATACGGCGGATCGCTTACATCTGCACAAGTTACTACTGCTCTTGCTTACACTCCGTACAATTCAACTAATCCAGCAGGATACACAACTAATCTAGGTACTGTTACTGCGGTTACTGCATCGGGACCATTATCATCTACTGGTGGTACTACTCCTGGTATCAGCATCGCGCAAGCAACAACAAGTGCCGCTGGTTATCTGTCTGCTGCAGATTGGAATACTTTCAACGGCAAGCAAGCAACTCTGTCAGCAGCATCAGGTTCAGTAAGCGGGTATCTGACAAGTACAGATTGGAATACTTTCAACGGCAAGCAAGCTGCACTTGGTTACACTGCATACAACGCAGCAAGCATCAGCGGTGCAAGCGTTTCGTATGCCACAACCGCAGGATCTGCTCCGGCAAGCGATGTGTATGCATGGGCAAAGGCGTCAACGAAGCCTAGTTACTCTGCATCAGAAGTAGGTCTTGGAAGTGTCAATAACACTGCTGACTCTGCCAAGTCCGTTAATTATGCGACAAGCGCAGGATCAGCTGGATCAGCAGGCACAGTAACAACAGCAGCACAACCAGCAATCACTTCAGTTGGCACACTTACTGGTCTGACGGTCAAATCTAATGTTGCGTATGTTGCACCGAACGCAGCAAATACTATTACTTCAGCAATGTTGAATGGTGGTACTTTAAGTTTCACTGGCACCGCAGGACAGTTGTTCTCTATCAGTGACTCAATGACAGGTACTATCTTCAGCGTCAATGACGTGTCAGGCATTCCTCTGATCGAAGTTGTAGATACCGGAGTTGTTAAGTTCAACTCAACTGGTGGCTTTGTTGCATACGGTGTAAGCCCAGCAGTAACAGCCGCTGGTTCAAATCAGTCAACTGCAACGGTGTTGACAAGACCAATCAGTGCGGTGTCAACAGTGTCGGGTGGTCAAGGGGTTGTTCTTCCAAGTGCAACTCCTGGTATGAGACTACTTGTTCTTAACACAAGCGGAACAGCACTCAATGTTTATCCGGCATCCGGTGCTCAAATCAATGCGTTAGGCACTAACGCGGCATACTCATTGGCAGCAGGCGCTAAACTTGACTATGTTGCGATAACAGCAACACAGTGGTATTCGCTCAACGCTACTTATGCATAATAAGTACAATGTAGAATTATAAAGCGCAGAACTAAACTCTAGTTCTGCTGCTTTGACGCATTTTTAACTTATTAAGGATATTATATGGCAATTATTTATGGTGCTTCAGCATTTTATAACAACGGAAGTTCTTCAGATAGAGCAGCGCCTAGCGCAAGAGCAATTAAAATAGCATACCCGTCTTCCGTTAACGGAGTCTATTGGATTAATCTACCCACTGCCGGCCCTACTCAGATTTATTGTATAATGGACTCTGCTTTTGATGGTGGAGGCTGGATGATGATGATGAAAGCGACTACTGGTTCTACTTTTACTTATAGTTCCAGTCATTGGACCACAGTTACTACTCTGAACCCAACAGACACCACACAAAATGACGGGGATGCTAAATTTCATGTTATGAATTACTTTCCGGTTAGCGATATGATGGCACGGTGGCCAGATATAGGTGCAGGCGGTAGTATATCTGGTCAAGGAAACTGGATATGGTTACAGAATAGTTTTAATGGCGGTACCCGAATTGTTCCGATCACTTTCTTTAATACAGTCAATCGCAGGTTCATTCAAGACGCAAAGATGTATAGTGGATGGGCAAGTGGCGTATTCTCAAGTCAAGCGGACGTTAGATTTTACGGATATAATTGGACAGACAATCTAAATTCACGCTGGGGGTTTGGATGGAATGAAAACGGTGGCGGCCTATATCCGAATGGTGTAGAAGGGTCGGATGACGTTAGTGGTGGCATAGGTACTGACTACTATTCAGCTGGTGATAGAATTAATTGTTGCCAGGATACGACTGGTATAAACAGGGCAGCCCGGGTTGAAGTATATGTCAGATAATTGGGAAGTATCCATCCCATTTAACTTTGATATGATTACTCCTACCGAAGAAAGAAAACAAAGAATGACTATCTGCAAAACATGTGATCAGTTAAGTTCAATGCAAGTCTGCTCTCGGTGTGGATGCTTCATGCCCGTTAAAACTTGGTTAAAAACTAAGAAATGTCCTATAGGAAAATGGTAATGAGTGTAACATATAACAATACGCCGATAGTAACAAGAGAAAGGTACGGAATATGAGTATTTCAGCAGGCCCAAATGTAGTTTCTACTGGTCTAGTATTTGACATAGATGCCGGCAATCGCAAGTCGTGGGGTGGAATCGGAAATGAGCGAGTAGGCACTTGCTTGCCAACATGGAGCCCGTGGTCAGGCCTTACTAGTTCATCAGTGGCATATGATAATGCCGGTGTACCGGGGGTTCATCTTATCACTCAGGTCGGCGGCAGTGATACTACGTGGCGCATATACCACGCAACTGGGAATACAGTTGCTAATTCATACCAACTTTATGTAAATGACGCACTAAACACATCGGCCGGCGGAGGAACAGCAGGTCCAAATGGAATAGCAATTGGCGGGTTAGGATCTACATCAGAATATTCTAATGGCGATTGTGGTATCGTTGCTGCATATAATAGAGTATTGACTGGCGCAGAAGTAGCACAAAATTACAATGCGTTTAGAGGAAGGTACGGCATATAATGAATACGCCTATTGAAAATTTAAATTTATCAAACGGTGATGAAATGGCTTTTTTAAGTCAGCCTTCTTCATCGGATGCTGTCATAGACATACTAAACTCGCCGGAAGTGTACAGTCAGCGATTACAAACATGTATGTCGTGCCAGTATGTGACTTCTGACAGAGAATGTACTAAATGCGGCTGTCCTGTTGTAATGATGGCGCAATTTAATTTTAAGCAATGCCCTGAAGGAGTTTGGAAATGATTTCAGCGGGATATAATCCATACAGCCAAGATTTAAAATTGTGTTTAGATCAACGAAATACTAGATCATGGAACGGAAGCATGTTTTATGATCTGGTAACCGGAGCAGCAGCAGATAGTCTTGGAGACCCTGCTTGGGCAAACAACATAGGTTATCTTACGATTAGTGTTGTTGTTCAACGTTATCAAACAATGGCAGACTACGCCGACCATCCTATTTATAAATGGAATGGGACTTTGCAAAACGCATCGTTTGTTCTTTATAACTTTGGAGCAACAGGCGGGGAAGGCAATTGGCAGTTTTATACAGGCAACGGCACATGGACTGGTGTGGGTGCCGGCGGAGTGTTAACACTAAGCACAATGCACCACATTGTGCTTCAATACAATGCGGTCGATGGTGGGCAAACATGGTTTAATGGAAGCAAAAACGGCGGAAGATCCACAACTGGTATACTTGGAAATAGTCACACCTCAACAACGAGTGGTTTGGGTTTCGAAGGTGCGAATCCTAACGGAAATGGTCATACTAAGATGTATCACCTTTCTATATGGAACAGGGAACTTCCTGATGACGAGATTGTAAGACAATATAATCAATTGAAAGGTGCATACGGTGTTCTATGATTGTTAATAATACTTCAATATCATCAGATGGAATCGTCTTGAACATAGATCAGGGTAACACCAGATCATATAAAGGACCACCGCTTCAAAACATTCTAAATCAGATTTCTCCGTCTACAGGTGACAACGGGTCTACCTACAGATTTTTTTCTGGAACAGAGGATGTTTATGTACCGTCAGTTGGTACAATAAACAATTGTCAATATGTAGACATGTATAATGACTATAACGGTGGTTCTGGAAATTGTTGTCCAGCGCCGTATTCATATGGTGGATCACTACCGGTAACCGGAAACACATTATACACATACGCTATTCTATACAGAAGTGCTAATAGATACACAAATCCTAATTTAATGTATCACTATGAATACAACGGCGGCACATATCTCACTGAGTTTGGTGTTCACAATGGCGGATATCCCTGGTCTGAAACAGATTTGGGTAATGGTTGGTATTGGTCAAGAGCAAAATTTACAAGCCAGCCCACTGCTACTTTATTTCATACTGGATCATGGATGTATCAATATGCCACATGGAATCGCTTGTATGTTGCCAAGGTAATGATAGTGCCCGGCGATTATACCTCGCTACATCCGAAGTACTGGCCAGACGTTAACACTACCTGCTCAACTACTCAGACAATCGTTGACCTCACCGGTAACAACACACTAACAGCAAATAGTCTTACATACGCAACAGATGGCACGTTTAGTTTTAATGGTACCAGTGATGGCATTACCTCATCCACTACATTATTCAATCGTGTGAGCGGAGATCCTATGTCTGTTTCTGTTTGGATTAAACCGGGTAGGTTGGGTGGCCAATATCAAGACATCGTGGTCAACAGATCAGATTCTCTTTATAATTGGATGCTGTACCAACATACAAATGACGGATCTATTCAACTCCATGGGGCAGCGCAAAATAAATCTTCGTATATCCCATCAATTGGCAGCTGGATACATGTGGTTGCCACTGTAGATTCTTCCGGCACCTATCTATTATATATCAATGGGGTGGTGCAACAAACAGTGACCGGATACTCGTATGCTAATATGACACCTAGCTTGTTGTGTATTGGTAAATTCGGCACAGCAAATGAATTTTATCAGGGCTCTATCAGCAACGTATCGATATACAACCGGGCCCTGACAGCAGATCAAGTAACACAAAACTTTAACGCATTACGCGGGAGGTATGGAATATGAGTGTAGCAGCAGGACCAGTATATAACAGTGTATCAGAAATAACCGGACCATCTGGTTGGTATAACGTGCGGGTCAACAATCAGAACGTACTCGTTTATGTCAATCAAATATATGACGGCGGAGGATGGGTCATGGTTCTTGCTAATCGTGGCAACACCGGCGGCATGAACAATCTTACATATGCGGACGCAGTGAACAATTGCAACTACAGAACAAGCGGTCCTATTACAGGAGCAACTGGTATCGGTATCGGTGATCTGTCTAACTACAATGCTTTCATTGGAACCTCTTACTGGTCTGCTCTTTCAGGAAGAGTAACAGCCGGCAAAACAACGATAGTTCAATTTGTTTCCACAGCAAACGGCACCTCGCTGAATGCAACAGGATCACATAACAAAAGATATCGTTGGAGATTTGATTCGTTCAACAGCACATACGGCATGATCGGGGCAACCGCGCTAAGTGATGAAACAGGTACTGGTGCACCGGGCTTCTATGCGTATCATGCTGTGAATGGTTATTCTCTGACAACATTCGATACTGATCAAGATGCATATAGTGGCATAAACTGCTCGTCTTATTATAACAACAACCCATGGTGGTACGGAGCATGCTGGGATGGGAATTATTTCGCTGGTGGCGGCTACGGTGACTATCCATTCTGGGCAGGATCAGGCGGTGACTATTGGCAATACGGAGCAGTGTACATAAAATGATTCAACTAAAACCAATGAGACTTGTCATCTCTAAAAACACTGACACCTGGGATAAAGTAGTAACTGACCTAACCGGTACAGTTATTTTTGAACAACGTGGAATAAAGTTGTTTGAAGAAAATAACAACAAAGAATATTTCGATGGGTGGGAAGCACAATTAAAGAGTTTACCTTTTTGGAATATAGTTGAAGTAGAAAGGTTTATCTAATGTCTCTTACTCACTCACCATCAATAGTAACATCGGGTCTGGTTCTATGCCTTGACGCAGCGAATCCACGTAGCTATCCTAGCACCGGTACAACATGGAATGATATAATATCGTCTGGATACAACTTTGCGTTGACAAACGGGCCTACGTATTCAAATAATAACCTTGGGTATTTCACTTTTGACGGAGTGAATGATTATGCAGTAGCAGCTAATAATACAGCGTTGGATACACAAACACCAACAGTTGAAGTATGGGTAAAAACTAACGCAACTACTCAGAATGGCTTCTGGTTTGAAAAGGGATCCGTAAATTCACAGTATGCATTGTTCCAAGAAGGTGCCAGTATTCAGTGGCGCCTGGGCCCACTTGGTGATCTATCGACAACCACAGCAACATTTATGAATACAAGTGCCTGGTATCAAGTTGTGGGCACGTTTACCTCAGGCTCTCGCATATTGTATATTAACGGTGTACAAGTGAATTCAAATGGTACAACCGGCACATTGAGTACTAATACATCAGGTATGTTTGTGGGGGCATACGGCACCGGCACCGGCTATTATTACAACGGCCAGCTATCTATTTGCAGAGTATACAACAGGGTGTTATCGGCAGCAGAAGTCGCGCAAAACTTCAACGCCATCAGAGGGAGGTACGGAGTATGAGTATAGCATACAATTCCTCAATTGTAACATCTGGGCTTGTCCTCAATGTCGATGCACGTAACGTAAGAAGTTGGCCAGGATCTGGAACAACTTGGTATGATGTTAGCGGGCAGACTAACACAGCATACATGTACGGCAGTGTTCCTACTAGCAGCGATGGCGGAGGGTGTTTCGACTTTTCAACAGTCACTGGCGGCGGGTCCGGCTCAGCTAGTCTGGGTTTTACATTCGCCAGTAATATGATTCCCACAACCGGTAGTTTTACATTAAATTGTTGGATCAAAAATCCACCGATAAGTGCTGGCCAATGTGGTCTGTTCAGCAACGCTGGCGGTGGAGATGGTTATCGATTCGGCATTGGCACCGATGCTATTTATTATCTTATCGGCCCTAATTATACTGAGGGAGGGGTGGGGTTTACCACCGCACTGAGTTCATCGACGTGGCATAATGTAACAGCAATATATGACAGGAGTGGTACAAATTCTGCAGGAACACCACAGATGCAATTATATCTTAATGGTGTGTTCCAAACTACTGGATATATACCTGCAAACCAGACTGCAATGCAAAACTCGCCGCCCGGACTAGTTAGGAGTGCATGTTGTGGATTGTATACTGGTAAAGTTGCCCTCTTTTCCGCATATAGTCGCGCACTATCTGCCACAGAAGTCACACAAAACTTCAACGCACTACGCGGGAGGTACGGGATATGAGTATATTCTCCGGCCCTGATTATAGAAATTATAAGACAGCAAAAGACTTACTTGCTGCCTACCCTGTACTTGCTGGTAGAGATAATTATTACACATTATATCCTCAAGGCCCAACCGGCCAATGCCAATTGGCGTGGTGCGATATGACCACTGACGGCGGTGGTTGGACGATGATTGCTAGAAGCCACCCGAGTACAGTTAATTATGGAGGCGCCAATTGGGGCTGGCAAGGTGGTGCAATAGGCACTATTAAAGATTATGCACAAGCATATCAGTCGGGATGGTGGACATACTGGAATGGTAATTCTACCTTTACAGAATTTATATTTGGTAATAGGAGCAATATTAATAATAATGCATGGGGGCCTTTTGTTTATAAAAGAAGTGGGCTAGACTATACTACATTCACTACTAGCGATACACAACAAGGTGCAAGTTATACAACATTAAAGTCGGATATAAGCGTATATGGTGATTCGGGTGCCGGCGGCATGCAATCTGCAATCGGTTATCCAGTTTCGGGAACAGCTTATAATATATATTATATGCGGGATTGCTGCGGATTTAGCGGTTCTAGTTACGGTGCTCTACCATTAGGTATGGGTACAACTTATTGTGGTGCTACATTTTATTATGCCGGTCCTTGGTGTGGTGGGTCTACTACTGATGGTAGCGGTAATTTCCAAAATAATTCATTCATAGCAAATGGATTAACTTATGGTGGTACAAATCAATATATGATAATGGTGAGATAATGATATACGACTTTTATATTCAAACAACAGATGGCATAAAGAATGCAACAGTAGAATCACTATTTGATTTCTCAACGGCACCGTTTGGTGGTGTCCCTTATAGGCATCAAAGCAGTTGTGAATGTTCGGCAGAACTAATATTAGACTTCTGGAATTGTATCGATGAAGTATTATTAATAAATAATATTAGTTCTGATATCTTTGTAAGAGCAATTAGAGCCTATAGCAGCGGTAAATTATACGGAGAAACAGAATAGTGGGATTACAACATTCACCATCGATAGTTACATCCGGGTTGGTATTATGTTTAGATGCAGCTAATACTAAATCATATCCAGGTAGCGGAACTGCTTGGAATGATATAAGCGGAAACAATGCTGTAGGAACGTTAACAAATGGCCCTACATATAACTCTGCTAATCTAGGTAGCATCGCCTTCGATGGAGTAGATGATGTTGTCACTTTACCCGATGCCGGCGCTGTAAATCTTGCAGATACAATGACAGCTTCTTTGTGGGTCTACTATGTCAGCGGCAACGGCAGAATATTTCAGAAAGATGGATCCGGCTATACTAGACTATGGGAAATAGGTGGATATGCTGGTACATTCAGAATGGAGATGTGGCATTCAACCGGTGTCGGAACAATTGGATATGGTAATGCTCTTACTGTTAACGGGTGGATGAATATAACCCTGACCTTTAACGGTACTGACATATTGATGTATCAAAATAACTCATTGATAACGACAGTAAACTTTCCAGGAGATATTCGCACAGACGTTAATACTCCGCTGATGTTAGGCGGGGCATGGGGCTCAACCGAATCCTTCAACGGCAGAATATCAAATACGTTATTATACAACCGCGCCCTGTCAGCAGCAGAAGTCACACAGAATTTTAATGCCCATCGTGGCCGCTACGGAATATAAATAACTAAAAGGAAAAATATGAACACAAATGAATATGTAATCTTTGCAGCAGCAGAGTTAGACAAAATTGACTTTGATCAGGTACAACAAACATCAGCGGAGACCGGCAGACGATCAGTTGACGGAACAAAAACACTTGTAAAATGGTACGGTGACATGCCGGCATGTGTCGCCTCGTTAACTACTAAGGGCGCAGTAATGTCACAAGAAGAAATTCTTGTTGTCATGGCAACTGCTGAGTGGACCGACCCTGAAATGAAGATGTAATCATGTCATTACAACATTCACCGTCAATAGTAACATCGGGTCTGGTTCTATGCCTTGACGCAGCGAATCCACGTAGCTATCCTAGCACCGGTACAGTTTGGTACGATGCTAGTGGGAACAACAACAATTTAATACGCATAGACTGCGTTACGGAGTATAGAATATGAGTACAGTAGCAGGACCTGACGTAGTAAGAAACGGATTGATTGTTGAGTTGGACTCATTGAACAGAAATTCATTTGTCGGCGTAGCCGGTAACCAAGCATCAATTTTAAATACATCTACTTGGACAATAGGCCCTGGCGGAACCGGTGGATACAGTCAAAACGGCAACACCGCTGAAAATCAACGTATAGTAGATACTGACCCGTGGGGAAATCAAAGCGTAGTATGGGGTACGTATGCTTCGGGTGACGGCGGAGCAGACGGGGGGTGGAATTCTGACTTCTTCAACATAGACAACACTAAATTATACCGATTTTCAGTATGGGTCCGCAGAACTAGCTCAACTGGTAGTGGCACATTTTATTTCGGGACAGGGGCAGGCGGAGCAGATGTGGTTCGAACTGATAATAGCACTACTCAAGGTAATGCTTACTGGGAATGTGAGGGTTCTGGTGCCCTTACCCAGAATCAATGGTATCTTGTTTGTGGCCACATTTATCCGTACGGAACAACATATACTGGTCGTCACCCTAACACAGGCTTCTTCACGATTGACGGCGGCACCTCTAAAGTGCGTGATGTGAACGGATGTAATATTGGTCAGGATCTGAAATGGGATGCAGGGTCAGTATCATCATATCATAGAGTATATCATTATTATTGCGGCGATGCTACAACGAGATTACAGTTCGCATTTCCTAGAGTTGACATTGTAGATGGTAATGAGCCATCTATATATGAATTGTTAAATAATGGCGAGAGTCAATGGAAGGATGTAAGTGGTAATAACAATCACTTCGCTATACAAGGTAACGTGACGTTAAGCAGAAGTAACGGATTTACTGGATTTGATGGTAACGGAAACGCAGTAGGAAACAGAATAATTAAGAACGCATTCCCGACGAACCTAAAAGCTAGTCAAGGTGGCACCGGATATACGATAATGGCTCTGGCAAAATCGACCGCACCCGCGTCAGTATGGCGTAAACTTATAGGAAACGCCGACGGCGATAATTACATAGATTTATATCAAAGTACATCCGGCGGCTGGCATCAAGATGGATCTGGTGAAAATTTATTCCATAATGACGGCATCGCTGATGCCAATGATGCTCTGTCTATCAGTGACGGGGTGTGGAGAGTATTATGGGCCTCAAATTTAAACAGCGGGGTATTAACTAACCCTACTCAGGGGTTATCTATAGGAAATGAACCAACTAGCAATGCTTATCCCTGGATAGGCAACATCGCATTAGTATTGATATACAATCGAGTATTAACTGCTAATGAGATGATTAAGAATTTTTACGCATTTAACGGAAGGGTGGGAATATGATTTATGAGATAGCAAACGCAGATTTATATGTGGCATCACAACACGGTGCTGTATTAGTGTGTATTTCGGCTGACGGAACAAGAGCACTAATTAGTGCACCGTCGGCCCCTGCAGGAATAGCAGTTACTAATGGGTTTGATGAATCAACTGGTGATAATATGCAGCTTGCCCGGCTGTTGAGTGACGCAGCATGGCGCCAGCCTTGCAAGGATTGTTAATATGTCCCTTGCTCATTCACCGTCAATAGTAACTAATGGTCTAGTTATGTGCTATGATATGGCCAACACCGGTCGATCTTTTAAAGGCGCGCCCACAACGAACTATGTAGATAACGCAACTGCAATGACGAGTTGGGGCAACTACTCATCGGGCACCCCTGTACAATTTATGACCGAATTCGGCACCATGGGTTATCGTATGGATTGGCTTGGATCATGGAACGGTGTTGTCAGAGGCGTTACTATTCCTAGTCCAGGAGTATACACGTTTTCAGCATGGATCAAGTGGATAGGTGGCTCTACTAATGTAACCGGCGGCGCTGTTTACATTTCGGGTTGGGGCGGCGGAGATTCTGCAACTGCAACTAACCAAACATTGCCGGGGCAGTGGCAGAGAATTAGTATTACGTTGAACTGCACTAACACAAGTATGACTTTCTATTTGATAGATTGGGGCGGGACATACGGCGCAGATAATTCAAGTTGGCAAGTAACAATGCCTCAGGTAGAAGCCGGCAGCTTCGCAACGCCGTTTGTCGATGGCACTCGTTCTAATACACAGGCGCTGATTGATTTGGCTGGTAACAATACTTTAACCACTAATAGTCTAACATACGCATCGGATAATACATTTAGTTTTAATGGTACCAGTGATTATATTTCGTGTGGTAATTTTGGGGCATTCTATTCGCAGGGTACTATTTCTTTTTGGATGAATTCCGCGACATTGTCCAATTATCCTAATCCGTTCCATACTCATTTTCAGGGTGGCAATGCGGGTATCAGATTTGAAGAAAGCGTGTCTGGAAATAACTTTGGGGTAGTAATCGGAAACGATGCCGGATCTTATTCTGCCCATGTTTACATGACAACAAGCATGACTGCAAATACATGGTATCATGTCACTTTAACGTGGAATACATCATCTAATATTGCGACCGGCTACCTAAATGGGGTACAAGTATTTAACGAAGCGCAGACCCTTTGGGCGACAACGATGCCTAGCGTTACGATAGGTAATGGATTTAATAATGTTAGATTTTGGAATGGAAAAATAAACGCTGTGCAAATATACAACCGGGCCCTAACCGCAGCAGAAGTTGCACAAAACTTCAATGCCCTCAGAGGGAGGTACGGAATATGAAAATAGTAGAAACACTCCTTAATGGAATCAAGATACAATCAGTCGAACTAGATATAGAGTTATCATCTGACCTACTTAAAGCAGAACGTATGGCAATATGTACTGGTTGCGAGTTTATCACCGCTTCTACCTTCTGTAGTCAGTGTTTATGTCTGCTTGTCAGCAAGGTCTCATTTGTAAGTTCAACGTGCCCTAAGGAGAAATGGTAATGTCAGTTCACGCAGGTCCGCACGGTATACTAGTCGCAGCGGCACAAGTAAATACTGTACAGATAACAGGTGGCACGATTCTAAGTCAAGGCGATGTTGCTGGAGTCGGCTTTCAAACACAATTCAGACATGACCTAGGTGGATGCGGAGGTCCGGACTCTGGGGTTTTCGTTGAGATTAAAGATTTCATGCCATGGACGTACATGTCAGTCCAATTTTTACTAATCGGAACTGCGTCTTGTTGGTCTTTCAATACCCCGGGGTATGGTGCAGCAGTTGGCAACAGCGGCACCGGTAATATGCTCTCATACGATACTGCCGCCGGCGACGTTTGTATCCGGACGTATCTGGCGCAAAATGATCCGTCTTTTAATACACATAACCCGGTGTCGGCCTGTGATAACGCCGCCGATAACTTTATGATAGCTAATGGATCGGTGTATAGACAATGTACGTTTGTCAGACGCCGAAACATCAACGGCAATCTAGCCGGACCTCATCACGGCCGTAGCTGTAATAGCATAGGCTCGGGTAGCATCTCAATTCTTCAGAACATTTACGTCTGGTAGAATATTCTGATATAAATACTACATGAAAAAAAGAAAGCTCTCTCTGAAATGCTCTCACCCGAAGAGACACAAATCTTAATAGACATGATTGCTAAAAGAGACTCTTATCTGGATCAGAGAAGGTTACATGAGGCAAACGGAGCCACAGAGATGATCAGAATCTATTGGGACGCGATGATCGGTTCTGAAGATAATACTATACCTAATACTAATTTTCCAACATATAATTTGGGCACACGATCTGCTGATAAGTAGAGAATGAGCAAAATTCTTATCATGGGACTGCCAGGTGCGGGTAAAACATTTCTGGCAACGGCTCTCAAGAAATATCTTGAGGAAAATGGCACAGCAAACAACATGTCATTATCTAATGCTATGACTACTGACCTGCTTATCGGTGATTATAAAGTCACTGTTGACTGGTTCAATGCAGATGAGATTCGTAAACGCTTTAATGATTGGGACTTCAGCCAAGATGGTCGCATCAGACAATCACTACGCATGGCAGAGTTCGCCCTGAAATCATCAGGTGACTTTGTTATCGCAGACTTTGTTGCACCTCTGGTTGAGATGCGTAATAACTTCAAGGCAGACTGGACAATCTGGGTTGATACAATCGAACAAGGACGATTTGAAGATACAAACAAAGCTTTCGTCCCTCCTACAGTGTATGACTTCCGAGTCACTGAGCAAAACTGCGAAAAGTGGGCAGAGTTCATCGGTCAGCATATCCTTGATAACCGTCGTCGTCCTGTATTTGACTGGCAGAAAGAAACAACCCAACTACTCGGGCGCTGGCAACCATGGCATACAGGGCATCGCGCACTATTCGAACGCGCTCTGGCAAAGACCGGCCAAGTTGTCATTCAGATCAGAGATTGTCAAGGCTGGCAGGGAACTAATCCGTTCGCTATTGATCAAGTTAAAGAACGAATCCGTCGCGACCTTGATCCTCTGTTCCAAGGTCAGTATGAGATGCAGATCGTGCCAAACATCGTGAATATTACCTACGGCCGCGCCGTTGGTTATAAAATAGAACAGGAAACATTCGATGAAGAAATTACTTCAATCTCTGGTACAAAAATTCGTAAAGAGTTGGGACTTAAATAACGGAGAGTCTGGCCTTCGCAGTCTGGTAAAAGCATACAGCTATCGGATGTGCGGGACCACAACTACTGTTATTATCTCGTACATCGTAACTGGTAAAATTGTGGTATCGCTGACCATTGGCGCATCAGAAATTGTCATTAAACCGTTCGTATATTGGCTGCATGAAAGAATTTGGAACAAGATTAATTGGGCACGGAAGTGAACGTATTTCAGTTAACATATGATGCCAGATTGAAAAGCTGGTATAATCTTCGTCACCGGATAGAAGAGGCTGACACTGAAACCAAATGCGTCGAAGTAGACGCTTGGTGGCAGCAAGCGCCACTGGTCAATCATTATCTTCACCAATCGGACACCCAGAACTGGCCCGGTCCCTGGGACTTGCTTGTTGACAATACGTATTGTACTATGGCACGTGGTCTGGGAATGTATTACACTCTGTTACTAACGGGCGTCAAGGCTATTGACTTTGTCCTCGGAAAAGACGATAATGATGAAGATGTTTCACTAGTCATTGTTGATGGCACTTTCATAATGAATTATTACCCGGATACAGTAATGTGTAATAAGATAGAACACTTTACTATTATTCAGTACATAAATATGTCTCAGTTGGTAATTAATTTAAAATGACAAAGTATTATGTTTATGCGTATCTCCGAAAAGACGGAACACCATATTACATTGGTAAGGGGTGCAGCAACCGAGCATTCGAGAAACACAAGTATATTCCGGTACCAAAAATTACATCTCTTATTGTAATAATTGAACGAAATCTTACTAATACAGGAGCATTGGCAATTGAGCGCAGATTGATACGTTGGTACGGGAGAAAAGATATCCATACCGGAATACTTAGAAACATGACAGATGGCGGGGATGGATTAGAAAACCCGTCCTCTGTTATTAGAGAGAAAAAAAGAATTAAAATGTTGGGCAAAAATCTAGGAAAAAACAGTGTTTTGTACGGAAAACCCGGAAGTAGATTGGGGAAGAAAAATAGTATATCTACCATCCAAAAACAGAAAGAAAGTATAGCCGGAAAGAAACATCCTAGATATGATCATACAATATACCAGTGGATTCAAGAAAAAACCGGTGTAATTTATGATATGACCAGATATGAGTTCTACACTACTTTTGAAATAAAACCTCCCAATATATCAGCGTTACTTAATGGCACCTTAAAATCTGTAAAAGGTTTTAAATTAATCGATAATCATAAAAAGGAATATAATGAATAAAAACACCGAAACAGTTAATACCCCGTGGTCATCTGTGGGGTATCTTACTTTTAAGAGGACATATAGCCGTAGATTGAACGAAACAGATCCAAATAGTGCAACGGAAGAGTTCCAAGACACTATTGAACGTGTGATTAATGCAACCCAAACTCAATTGAAATGTGGGTTTGACAAAGCAGAACTTAAACGACTGCGAAACTACTTTTTAACACTCAAGGGGACTGTTGCAGGTCGCTTTCTCTGGCAATTGGGCACCCCTACTGTAGAACGTCTTGGACTCAGTAGCCTACAAAACTGCGCGTTCACAGTAGTAGACAAGCCAGTTGAACCATTCACCTGGGCAATGGATCTGTTGATGCTTGGATCCGGTGTCGGATACAACATTCAAAAAGAAAACGTCGATAAGATTCCAATGGTCAACGCTGATTTCAAGTGTCCGACTCGGATCAATGCTAACGACAGCGATTACATTGTACCTGATAGTCGTGAAGGCTGGGTAGCATTAATTGGTAAGACTCTCAAAGCAGCATTCCTGGCACACAAATCAGGCAAGCAGACATTCACTTACTCCACACAGCTAATCCGTTCTAAGGGAGCACCTATCAAGGGCTTCGGTGGAACAGCATCAGGACCGGAAGACTTAGTGTGGGGCGTTGAAGCAATCGGTAAAGTGTTAGAACGTCGAGTGGGTCGCAAAGTACGTCCTATTGATTGTCTAGATATTATGAACATCATCGGCGCCGTCGTTGTGGCAGGTAATGTACGCAGGTCAGCACAAATAGCCATCGGCGACGATGATGATGTTGAATTCTTGTTGGCAAAGCGTTGGGACATGGGTAACATTCCTTCTTGGCGCGCTATGAGTAACAACTCAGTAGTATGTAACGACATTAACAATCTGCACGACTACTTCTGGGAAGGTTACGAAGGCAAGGGCGAACCATACGGTCTTATCAATCTGAAACTCAGTCGCAAAATCGGTCGTTTGGGCGAGACTCAATACCCTGATCCAGATGTGATGGGTTACAATCCGTGTGCTGAACAGTCTCTTGCTGACAAAGAAACCTGCTGTCTTGCTGAAATCTTTTTGCCGAACATCACCTCGAAAGAAGAATTCCTCGATCTGTCGAAGCTTCTCTATCGCATCAATAAACACTCGCTGATGCTGCCATGTCACCTAGATGCAACCGAGACAATTGTTCATAAGAACATGCGTATGGGCATCGGCATCACCGGCGTGCTTGAATCTACAGAAGAACAAAAGAGTTGGTTGAATGACATTTATCCGAAGCTGCGCGAGTTCGACAACGAATATAGTGCTGCTCACGGCTTCAACAAGTCTATCAAGCTGACAACTATTAAACCAAGTGGTACAGTATCGTTGATGCCAGGTGTCACGCCCGGTGCTCACCCTGCGTACGCCAGGTTTATGATCAGACGTATTCGTATCTCTGCTAATCACCCGCTTGTTCAAACTTGTCGTGATCACGGCTATCCAGTCGAGTATCAACAGAACTTCGATGGCTCACAAGACTATGGTACAGTAGTGGTGTCGTTCCCGTTCAGACACTCTGATCATGCAATTCTGGCCAAGGACGTTACTGCTATTCAACAACTTGAAATGGTTAAGTGGTTGCAGACAGTCTGGAGTGATAACAGTGTCAGTTGCACGATCTATTACAAGAAGGAAGAACTTCCTGAGATTCGTCGTTATCTGAAAAAGAACTACAAGACGAATCACAAGAGCCTGTCGTTTCTGCTTCACTCTGAACATGGTTTCAAACAAGCCCCACTGGAAGAAATCACAGAAGAACAGTATAACGCAATGGTAGCGTCCACACAGATTATCACTGAGATTAGCACAGGTGAAATCGGTCTTGACGATGCTGAATGTGCATCAGGCGCATGCCCAATTAGATAACTAAGGAAATAAATGAAAACATTAGCAGATTACGTCGGTCAAGTATTAACATTCAAGATCAACAGCGGAGAAGAACTTATTGCGAAAGTAGTAGCCGCAGTACCCGGTGGGCAGTTCATTGAACTATCTGATCCGGTATCTATTGCACCAAGTCAACATGGTATGGGACTTGTGCCAAGTATGTTCACGGCAGATACCAAGGAAGCGATTCGACTAAATACTAATAGCATTTCGCTTTATGCTATCACCGAAGACGGCGTAAAGATGAAGTACATCGAAGCAATCACGGGTATTAAAGTACCTGAAAAGAAACTGATACTGGGATAATGGCACAACTAAGCAGAGTCGGAGACACTGATGAACCGGGCGGCGCAATCATGCGCGGCGCCAGCTCCGTCTTTGCTAATGGTATTGCAGTCGGTCTACATGCCAGTCAAATAACACCACATGCACCATGGCCCCAAGGTGATTACAATCCGCATCCGCCACATGAAGCAGCAATGACAACTGATGGTAGTCCGACTGTATTTGCCGAGGGATGTCCGGTGCTTAGAGTAGGATCAGGAAACACCTGTGGACATACTATTGTCCAAGGTTCATCTGATGTATTTTGTCCATGAATGATACTCCACTAAGTGTCAATGTATTAGGTTCTCTGGTACAAAACATCGGATTAGGAATAAATCCACAGGCCGCGGCTAGTACTGGAGCGAGTTCTACTACCGCCAACTATACGCCCGGGTCTATTTGCAACGACACTTGCCTAGATCAACTTACTGCTGCCATAAATGATGCATATACCAGAGGGCTAGTTGATGCTCCGACGTATGCTAATTTAATCTCAATCGGTGCTGGGGAGATACCTGCGCTAGGCAACGCACCGCCTGCCACATATACTTGGGCCCCGTACACCGGCGTCATAACAAGCTGGGGGTATATAAAACTATTTGCACTTCAGGCTTATGACGAGTTTAATTATAACGAAACGCTACCTGAGTATAGAGATTTCCTTGGATCAATGAACGCTGCATATAGTTTCGTTGAGTATTCTAATCAAACTATATTGGCCGTTCAGAATTCTAAAACGTTCCTTCAAGGAACTTATAGCAACATGAACGATCTGATCAGTGCTGATGTAACCGGGGTTACTCTTGCCACAGTATCGTTTGGTCAAGACTTTATCACACTCGGTAAAGCAATCGATCTTGCCTCTATTGCTACGTTTGGTCTGCCCTCTAATCTGTTGATGACACTTCAACGGTACAATGCTCTGACAAAATCAGTAACACTGGCTCTGCTGTCAACTGGGATGACAACATCAGAGATATCAGATATATTAGGTAAAGTAAATCCGATCACCACAACTCAAGAACGATTTATCTACGCAGCATTCTCTATCATTGTCGGTCAAGATTTATCTGATGTATGTATCCCATTGAACTGCAAAACATCGGATCTGACCTCATTGACTGATCTGTTGAATCCGAAGATGTTGTTCCCGAATAGTTACGCATCATTGACAGTTCCGGTGTATAACGCATCCCCGGGTCCGACAAACAGCAAGACATACTATCCTATCTATGAAGGACCCGGAGTAAGTTCGCGCCTGGGCACCATGGACTTCGGCGCCTATCTTATAAATATATTGCCAGACAATGTGGCAATCTCGGCCGGCGCATTTAGCGTGACTATGCAGCAGATCAGAAATATCTCATCAACTCCTGTTGAGAAATTCGCTCAAGTAGTTGGACACATAGAAACTGGTAAAGATTTGACGCAGATCAATGGCAGCACTGTACCAGTTGACTCCGCTCTTGCCAATGCAGCATCAGCACTGATAGCAAAAGGTAGCGGACCATATGGCACTTATACTATGTCAGATTTCTTTGGATGTATGACCGGGCTGCCGTACGACTGGGCAAACATACAATCTCAAATAACTGATCTACAATCAAGCACCTTGGTTTCAATTTATTCTTCATTATATGTAGCGGTGACAACCCCGGTGCCGGTGATGCTTACTATACAGAATCTTATCGATAATGCTAATGCAGAAATAAAAGCGATTAAGGCGGCCCTACCTATGAAGGCAGGAGCAATAAACGCATTATGGGACACAACTGGCACTCAACTGACAATCGAACAGCAAGCACGAACGACGGGGTTGTCACCGCTACCGTCACCTAGAAATGATAACATCACGCGATTTCCAACAACTCATTTTAGTTTCGTAGATTCAATACCAAGAATGGCGTTGAATACTTCCCCGAACATGATCGCGCAAACCCTCGAGGCAATATCTGATATATGCACTCCGGGCGGCCAGAGTATTGTTGGTATGATGCGGGAAGCACGGAATCAAGCCAGATTGTCATTGGCGGGAATACCGCTAGATAATACTATTCCGGATAAATTGCCATCTTCCGAGGACAAAGTTTTGATCGCAAACGGAAGTCTACCTGATACGACGCCAGCAACTCTTGAACAAACTCGTTGTAGTGATGGATCATTAATAAAGCCTGAACCATCCGGGGTATATAATTCTATAGATGATAACTATTATGTAACCAATCCGGCTTTCGGTGGAGTCTCCGTCAGTGCAGGTGTTCCTACTCCCGGAGTTTCAACTACGATTATTATTGACGCGGTCTCCCCGGGGTCAACACCAGGCGATGGTTATATTTCCGGTGATGTAGTTATGATTCAAGGCGGTGATGGTACCTTTAGCACTGCGGTTGTTGTTGCTGCGGCTGGCTCGGTTACCGGATTCTCATCATTCACCCCCGGATCATACATAGTGAGTCCGGCGGTACTAATTAATGTACCAACTTTAGTTATTAGTGGTGCAGGTGATAATACATTAACTGCAAATATCAATATGGGAATTGGCACGATTTTTGCCCCGAGCCCCGGTGGAACTCCGGTAGATACTGGGCAGGCAGTAGAACCGGGTAGTTTAGCAGGATCACCCTACACACGATTAATCCCGCCTAACTTGAATGTGATGTATACTTCTGATATACTATTACCAGCAACACTGACACCAGCCGAAGCAATTAACACTGTTATTGAATGTAACTGTGATTGTTGGGTAAGCCCATAGAGAAATCAAGCCTTGTAGGTCTACGGGCAATTAGGAGAAAATATGACCAGAGAATTTAAAATTTTAGTATACCTATCGGTATTAATAATGGGATTTATGATAGCCAGACCAGTTGCCAATCAAGGAGTGACGTATGTTGCTCCAAAACTGCATGTGGATATGAAACAACTTGCCTGCGTGGCAAAGAACATATTTTACGAAGCATCTAATGAATCTACTTTGGGTCAGGCAGCAGTTGCTCGCGTAGTTATGAACAGAGTAGCACACGGCTTTGCCAGAACACCTTGCGGAGTTGTCTTTCAATCTACTATGGTAGAGCGTGAAGATGAAGACGGTGAACCAATCATGAAAAAGATGTGTCAGTTCAGTTGGGTATGTGAAGGCAAAGACGAGCCTGGTAAAAACAACGCCAAGTACATAGAAGCTACTAAGATTGCATACGCTGTATTAGTATTTGATGCGTACAAAGAAGTTGTTCCAAAGACAACGTTGTTCTTTCACAATCTGACTGTCAACCCAAACTGGCCGTATAAGCGGGTCGCTCAAATTGACAATCACGTTTTCTACGCAAAGGGTAGAGACTAACTTGCGCTTATGCTAAAACGGTGATATAATCAGACGATGTTAAGTAGAAGCAAGGAACGGCACTCGTTCCAATCTCAAAAATATCGAAGTATCTTCGCTAAAGATCCTTCCGACGCAGAGGCAAAAATGATGGTTGAAATGTATGACGATTGGGCTAATCAAGACTTACTCAGGGAAGCTGATCCTGAATGGGCCACAGACAATCTGGAGCACGATCTGCGCTCAACAGATTGGATTCTGGAAAAGGCCCGTGAAAGCACAATCTACGCGCAACACCTGTATGCCGCAATGTGCAATCAAGACTTCATCAAGAATGACATATGGCCGTTGCTACAAGATAAACGCTGGAGTTGTTCTTGGCGACATGCAGGCGGCATCATCGCTGATATGCGACAAGAAGGAGATTACGTTGACTGGTATTGCACTGGCATCGGCGACCGTGAAGAAATGGATCCTCTGGAATTCAATGAATTGACAGTTGATCGGCAAATCGCGTACAAAGAATCTCGGGCGTATGTAGGTGAAGGTGTCATAACTGACGAGATACGCGAAGACCTGCGAAAGTTAGGTTGGATATCCGCTGAACAATCAGACGTTGATGACTAAATACTGACTAAGGAGTCTTTATGTTAGAAACATTATTTTACATCTTCATCGGTGCATTCATCGGATGGAACTTCCCACAACCAGCGTTCGCCAAGAACATTCAGACAAAGTATCTTCAAAAATACATTGATAAACTGAAAGCAATCCTTTTTTTCTGGAAATAAAATGCCAAATCTAAATCGTCCCGGCTCAGGCATGCAACTCATTAAGCAGATGATGGCCAAGCCCGGTATGCTACTCAAGCATCTTACAAAACAACAGCAGGCGCCAGTGCAACCGAAGGACAAGGTTACCCCTCGTTCTAAGTTTGCTGCACGTTAACGTAAATATTTCGTTAAAGGACTAAATAATAGAACAATATGAAAGTCCTAATGATAGATAAAATATGTAAACACTGCGGAATATCATTCTCTATTCGAGAAAATAAAAAAGCACTTACTCGACAATTCTGTGGTGCAATATGTTCAAGGCGTTGGATGGCCAACAACAGGTCAGCATCCTGGCGTAAAAAAGCGTCCAATGCAAAACAAGGCGAACACAACCCGATGTTTGGCATGACGCAAGTGAATACCAATAGTATATCTAACTTAGTTAGAGATTACTGGAAAGGTAAAAAACACTCCCCAACTTCTAATGAAAAACGATCACGTGCCTTGACTGGTAAAATAGTGAAACCGGAATCAACTGCCAAGGCGATCCAGACTAAAATTGATCGTGGAATATCCTGGAAACCTGACGACCCTGAATATATAGAGTTCAAAAAATATAGACGTAAAGTTTATTATTGGACAAACAAGAATAACCTAACAAGCTTACCTAACAATGATAAACGTAGTAAAAACGGATTTCATCTGGATCATAAATATAGTATCACTGAAGGATTCAACCAAAAAGTACCCCCTGAGGTAATAGGAAGTATTCACAATTTGGAATTTATTCCAGCCATCAGTAATGTAAAAAAAGGTATTAAATGTTCTATAACATTAGAGGTATTATATGAGTTATTCAGCCCGCGTCATTGACCATTATGAAAATCCGCGCAATGTAGGATCATTTCCCAAAGATGATCCGGATATCGCAACAGGAATGGTAGGTGCCCCGGCGTGTGGAGATGTGATGCGGATACAACTCAAAATCGATCCGCTGACCCAAATCATCACTGACGCAAAGTTCTAGACATACGGATGCGGATCAGCAATCGCATCATCTTCACTGGTCACTGAATGGATCAAGGGTAAGACAATGGAAGAGGCCGTCCTTATCACCAACCGAGAAATCGCTGAAGAACTCGCACTGCCTCCAGTTAAGCTACACTGTAGTATTCTTGCTGAGGATGCTATCAAAGCAGCAATCGCAGACTATAAAAAGAATCATGTTTAAACCTATTGTAAATTTCGCAAACGGAATCGGTCGTATGCACGGCCGGTTCTTTATGTGGCTCGGAAAAAAAGCAGAGTCAAACCCATGGTGGTCTGCTGCCCTGACGCTGTGGGCACTATATGAGATTGGCGAACACATCGCCGGTCCCGTAATGGCAATCATGGCAGTCACCGGGCATCTGGTAGTCAAATGATCACGATCACTGTTCAAGCAGCCCGTAAAGTAACGCAGACACTTGCCAAGCGAGGTCACGGCGAGGGTCTTCGCATCGGCGTAAAAACTACAGGATGCTCTGGTCTGGCATATGTTCTGGAGTACGTCGATACTCCAAACGCAGATGATCAATGCTACGACTGCAACGGCTGTAAGCTATTTGTAGATCCTAAGAGTATGGTATATGTCGACGGACTTGAAGTTGACTATGTTCGTCAGGGACTCAATGAGGGGTTTGAGTTTCGGAATCCAAATGAGCGTGATCGTTGCGGGTGTGGAGAATCATTCAGGGTTTGACATTAAATGGACTTTCTGCTATAATACTCGTATGGCAAAATGTTACATATTAGTGGGCGTTCCGGGCTCGGGTAAGTCCACCTGGATCAAGTCTCAAAACTTTGATTGGTCTCGTACTGTAGTCGCCAGCACGGATGACTACGTTGATCGTGCTGCCGCGCTGGTCGGCATGACCTATTCCGAAGTATTCAAAGAAGTAATGCCCGATGCAGTTAAGTACATGGCACTGGTTGTCACTGACGCGGTGAAGAAGGGGCACGACATTGTATGGGATCAAACTTCCACGACAGTTCCGTCTCGCGCAAAGAAGTTTCGCATGCTGCCATCTAACTATGAGGTTATCGCTGTGGTGTTCCGTACACCGGATGAGGCAGAACTCACTCGTCGGTTGGCATCGCGTCCGGGAAAGGAAATTCCGAAGTATGTTATGGAAAGCATGCGGGCCAACTGGCAAGAGCCATCGATGACAGAAGGATTTGATGTAATTATTTACGCATAGCACGACTACATTTACTACAACTGATATTTTTACTCTGGCGCAAGTACAAGATTTTGCCAGAGTGAGCGGGGGATGGTCAAGACATTCATAGTATTCACGGCGTGGTACAAGGGGGTTTCATAATCAGTAAACTCCCCGAGTGGTTAGAACAGAGCAAGTTTATCGAACAGCCTTTTATAAAGGAAATTCCGTATGCTTTCTCTGCATTGGGTCTTGACCTCAGCCGAACACACGCATTGCTGGGGAGATTGGAAGATAGCACTGGTGATGAACCCGCGATAATTAAAATATGTCAGGGGGTGATGATAAATAGAGTATGATCACACCAACTGAAAAATACGGTTACTGGGAATCTAACAGAGTCAAGTTCTTTAACAAGTTCGAAGCGTTATATCACGCTTCGGTCCATAAGACTAATATTGAATTTAAGTATCACAATGATATTTGGCGAGAATTTGACAGAACCTGGTTAGGGAAGCAACCACTGAATCTTTTATACAAAGAGCGGGCACAACAACTTAGAGACAAATATCAATATTTGATTTTGTATTACTCGGGTGGTTCGGATAGTCACAACATATTACGCACTTATATTGACAACAATATAAAGTTAGATGAAATATGTGTTCGGTGGCCCAAGGCACTGCTAGGTTCTACTATCTATAGTCCAAATACCTCTGATAAGGGGTCCAGGAATTACTGGAGTGAATGGGATTACGCGATCAAGCCAATACTTGAATGGATAGTAAGCAACAGGCCCGACATAAAAATAACCATTAAGGATTATGGGCGAGATCCTGATAAATTTGATATGGAGTCATTGGTGGGCCAAGCAGATCACGTGCGAGGCGGCGCGTTATTAGCATACAACCTAGTATCTGATTCTGATCCTTACTTGGCTGCTAAGGGCGTCTCGGTGGGCCATATATGGGGAATAGATAAACCTATACTACATGTAGATGAATCAAACAAGGTTTGGATGCAATTTTCTGATTTTGCTGTTCGTATGGTTTTTTCCGGTGTTGCAGACCCGGACTCTGGTGAAGCGTTTTATTGGTCTCCGGAGCTTCCTCTTCTGACGTTTGAGATGGCTTTTCAAACAAGTCAATATTACAACACGAATAAGGACTCCAGAAAGTACCTCAAGTGGGCTACTGCTCCACTCTGGGACCAATCAATAAACAACATCACTGGACAACATCAGAATAATACTGTTAAAAATATGTGTTACTCTACGTGGGATTATCGCTTTCAGGCGGATAAGCCGACCGCAATAGACCGATCTGACAAATTCTTTTGGTTCTACGAACACCCGGAGTTCGCCGACGTTAAGAAAGTTTTTGTTAACGAGGCTTCTGCTAGGTTAGCTGAAGTAGATGACCGGTTTATTAAGAAAACCGGGTTAGCTAATCAAATGACTGAATCATTTTATATAAGAACCCTTGATGTATAAAACACGATGAAAAAATTAATACTTCTTCTCCTTATAACTATTTCTACTCTAGCATCGGCTGCACATTTTGATGTAATTATACCGTTCACTCCCGGAGGAGGTGCTGATATAAGTTTCAGACATTTTCAAAAATATGCATCCGAGCATGGCACCGAACTTACTCCGCAATACAAAGGTGGCGCTAACGGGTTGATAGGTATGAATGCCGCTGTCGCCGGCAACCGTGAGACTACTGTGGTGTTTGGCACTCTCGCCACAGTTGCCACGCACCGAGCAGCAAACCCTAGCTATCAGTTTACTTATGTGTCTATGACACATGCTTCGATCATGGCGTTTGTCGCCGGGCCAAACAATAAATTACAAACTTATGAGGATCTGGAAAATGAGCTTAAAGTCTCATCCACGCGCCTCTCATTTGGGTACGGATCCCCTAACCAACAGGTACTTCTCAGCCAACTATTTATTAATACACGACGAATTGATCAACCGGAACCATTAGTCATCGGGTACAAAGGCGGAGCGCCGGCGATGATGGATGTTGTGTCCGGGCACGTGGATGTTGCTGTGGTGCCAATTAGCATTGCTATACAATTCATATCTTCAGGAAAGCTCAAACTTCTGGCGATCATCTCACAACATGACACTGCCTTCAACGTTCCGAGCCTTAACAAAAAATACAAGTCGTGGCAATCCGGGGAAGGATACCTTGTAGTGCTGCCAGAAGGTGCTTCTTCGGGCATTGTCCAATATTGGAATAGATTACTGCATGACTATTTAGATGATGTGCGAACAAAGAAGTATGCCACAGAGGTGTACATGGAGACTGTTGAATTCGGTCCGAACCCCATCGCGGATGGTGTGTATCCGTTAGTCGAGCAGATACGAAAACTTAACCAAAAGTAGCTTTCGGACACCAGACCATAGGCTGCGGTTGACTTTAATTCGACTCTGTGCTACAATAGCGTTTAGAAAGTGAGAAAAGTAGCTTTCGGGTAAATAGATTCACAAAAGGTTGACATTTAATCGAAAAACTGCTATAATAGACACATAAATTGATACTTTAACGAAACAAGGACTAAATAGATTACAATGAAAAACTTTGCTTGTCACCAGCTAATACAACATACATCGCTCTGGCCCTTATCGGCAGAGGCGTTTACAGGTATGTATCCAGTGACAGCGCCAGCAGCCTCAAGAAATATTGGGCGCGGTAATGGTAAAGAAGGTGATCAGTTTGAGGGGTGGGATGATTAACTAGCACATAGTTAAAACATCGTCAAACCCTGAGAACTTGCAAAAGTCTCAGGGTTTTTTGCTATGTGAACAAAAAACAACATAGCAAAAAATCGATAGACGAAAAATCGAAAATATGTTATAATAAATGAAGGAAAAGAATTTGACAGAAAAACAAAAATGGTGCTCAGAGCATAAACTGACAAGTGAACAGGTCAAGCGATTGATCCTAAACAAGTTAGAACGTGCTTTAGAGCATTTAGAAGCAAGAAAGAGGATACCAGAATCGGTTCTTGCGGAGTAATAGTGTGAATATGAGGAAACGAGGTCCTCGCTCTGCACTTAAAACATGGAGCAAACGGGCGGACAGTAGGATGAAATCTGCGGCGATAACGCAGAGATTAAAATCACTGGGTAGGGTATCAACCCTATCATAGTGCGTGGCAACACGCACTATTCTAAAACATTCTGATTCGGTGCGAGTCCGATTGATAGCTCGTAACAGCGGTCATATAGCGAGAAGGCAGAGTGTTTCAGAATAGCAAATATACATCGGTGGCGAAATGGTAGCCGCATCACGCTTTGAACGTGACGGTCGAAAGACTATGGAGGTTCAAGTCCTTCCCGGTGTGCCAACTATACCCGATGAGCCATAAAGTGCGGCGCTAGTCTCTGAAACTAGATAATGTGGAGCGTTACCACAGTCGGGTGCCAAGTTTATATGCCCCTAGTGTTAATGGCAGCACAGCGCACTCCAAACGCGCATGACAAGGTTCGAGTCCTTGGGGGTATGCACTTTTTGGAGAATAGGACTAAATACATTATGTTCTACTATCTATACGAAATCAAAAACAACCTCAACGACAAAATATATGTCGGCGTCCATAAAACAAAAAACATGGATGACGGCTATATGGGGTCCGGGAAAGTTATTCAACGAGCCATACAGAAAAATGGCCTTGAAAACTTCACCAAGACAATAAGAGAGACCTTCGATAATTCCGAGGCAATGTTTCGCAGAGAAAAAGAGGTCGTCACTGATGAATTCCTTGCAAGATCAGATACTTATAATTTGCGACGAGGCGGATTCGGTGGGTTCGACTACTTAAATAAAACTGGTTTGAATCGTGGCGGAAAGTCGCGTGAAACACACCAGACGGGGTGGAAAACGTTTGCAAAAAATGATAACAATATAGCGAAACATCTTGATCGCTGGAGAAAAATACAGCATTTAGGGGCTATCGCTCGTATGGAGAAATTCCCTAAAGGGACGTTTGACGGCCGACTGCATTCTGAAAATACCAAACTTGCGATAGGAGAGAAAAGCGCAGTCCATCAGCGTGGGGAAGGAAATAGTCAGTACGGTACTAAATGGATATCCAATGGGATAGAAAGTAAAAAGATCCGAAAGGACTCGCTGGTGCCAGAAGGATGGCGGCCAGGGAGAAAACAAACAAATGCCTAGCAGACCGAATGGGGAGGTACTCGCCCGATAAGCGAGCTGTAGTTGGATCGAAACCAACGCTAGGTACCAAATATCGACCAGCATCCCAATAAAGGGTGTTACAAAATGAGGAACTAACCTCTGAACGCCAGGCGGCGTTGGCATCTGGTGAGGGTGCATAGCCTGAATTAACAGGGTTCGAGACAATTTAATGGGCTTACCTAATGGGTAGGGAAACGCACTTGCAATGCGATGCTTGGGGATCGTTACCCCATAGGTCCACCAAACATCCCTGTAGTGAAATGAATATCACGGAACCCTGCGAAGGTTCAGATAAAGGTTTAATTCCTTTCAGGGGTACCAAGTTATGGTAGATGTAGTGTATCGGTTAGCACCAGAGTCTGTGAAACTCTTAGAGCGGGTTCGAATCCCGTCATTTACCCCAAAATTCGCCCCCATAAGCTAATGGTAGACTAAATCCTTGGTAAGGATTAACACTAGGTTCGATTCCTAGTGGGGGCACCAAGATTTCAGATAGACGTGGGAGTCGAGTCGCAAGTAGCGCCGACTGATCGGATTTTTTCACGCGAAAAAAGCAAGACCTCCTCCATACGAGACAAACTATTGAGTCCCCTGAACAAGGATAGGTAGCCTCTGAAAAACTATTAGCCCTACTAGTACAATGGAAGTATAACGGTTTTGTAATCCGTGGATGGCAGTTCGATTCTGTCGTGGGGCACCAAAAAGTATTCGCCCGCGAAGTATGCCCCTGGTGGTACGCAACCTTCGTAACGTTGAGGATTCAGTTCGAGGCTGAACGTGGGCTCCAAAATATGTAACCTTAGCTGATGTGGTCATAGCAGCGGACTGAAAATTCGATGAAGTAGGTTCGATTCCTACAGGTTGCACCAAATACAGTGGTATAGTTCAAAAGTAGCAACGAGGCTCTCATAAGGCTTAGACGAAGGAGCGTTACCTTCTACCACCACCAAACAATTTATGCGGGTAGAGTGAGAATGGACGCACATAACTTTGCCAAAGTTAAGATTCCGGATCGTTACCGGATACCCGCTCCAAGATATATCCTGCGAGGCAGCTAGTGTGGCCGATAGTCCTTCAAACTATTGAGAGGGGAGCAAAACCCCTGCAGGATACCAAGTTTATGAGTAGAGAATGGACCGCAGCCGGCATTGCCGGTGTATACTAGTTGCGTTGAGGTTCGATCCCTCAGTCTACTCCCAAATTATGCACCGTTCGTATAACGGCTTATTATGTCTGACTCTTAATCAGAAAGATCCGGGTTCAAATCCCGGGCGGTGCACCAAAGAATGCACAGCATCGCTTAATGCTGTGGTAGGACGGCTTCCCCAGATATATCTGGATCCATTAATTGGGCCTAAGGGCGCCTCTCAAACTACAACTAGAGTCCTCGCAAAAGGACATAGCACTAATTATATCAGTATCGTCTAAGGGTAAGGACGGTGGCCCCTCAAGTCGCAAATCGTGAGTTCAATTCTCCGTACTGATTCCAAAATTTATGTGACGGTACCAAAGAGGCCTAATGGCATGGATTGCAAACCCGTTGTTCGTGAGTTCGAATCTCACCCGTCACTCCAAGATATGCCTGGTTAGTTCAGTGGAAGAACGTCTGCCCGATTAGCGGAATGTGGCCTGTTCGATTCAGGCACCAGGTACCAGTTTTAGGATAGGTTCAGCAAACAATAAGCTAACTTTGGATGTCTAGCGACAAAAACTATCCTGTTATATTTCTCCGCGAAGCGTTACGGTAGCGTTCCTGGCTTGGATCCAGGGGGCGGCAGTTCGACTCTGCCCGCGGTGACCACTCTTTAGGATGCCTACAGCAATTAACTTTCACTGTAAATGAAACCAAATGTGCATCCTGTTATTTTTAGGTTCGGTTCAGCAAAAACAAAATCACGGTAATTGCCGTATCATGTGAGTTTGGATTTCTCACGCAAATCAAAAAGTACAAAACGAACCTGTTATATTTCTCCGATAGTTGTTACGGTAGCAGCCCTGGCCCGGAACCAGGAGGCGTAGGTTCGACTCCTACATCGGTGACCAAAATTTATTCCGCAAGAGTCAGCATGGTGTAGGCGCTTCACTGTTAATGAAGAATAAGCTAGGTTCGATCCCTAGTTGCGGAGCCAAATAATTTATGGGCTGTTAGTGCTAACGGGAACACATCTGGTTTGCAACCAGAAATTCGGGGTTCGATTCCCCGACGGTCCACCAAGAAAATCTCCAAAGGGCCAATGATGACAAACTTAGGGTCCACCAAACAATTCATGGGCTTACCTAATGGGTAGGGAAACGCACTTGCAATGCGATGCTTGGGGATCGTTACCCCATAGGTCCACCAAACAATTCGGAGACGGAAAGCTGATGGCTTCAGCAGCGAGTCTGTAAAATTCGCCCTTCGGGGAGTGGATCGAAACCACACGTCTCCACCAAAACAATGCGTGATTAGTGTTCAACGGCTAGCACAACGGTCTTCCAAATCGTAAGTAGGAGTTCGAATCTCCTATCCCGCACCAAACAATTCGGTTCGTGAGTCTGCTCGGAGTGGACGCTTCCCTGTCACGGAAGATACAGATGGGTTCGAAACCCATACGAACCGCCAAATATTATGCCCTATTAGACAAATTGGTAAAGTCAGCAGCCTCAAAAACTGTTATTCTCTCAGTTCGAATCTGAGATAGGGTACCAAACAATGTTCTTAAGGCTGTTGACGCCAATTGGCAGCAGTGCTTAATCTGTCTCATCATCCCTAGTGTTGGCGCACGAAAAGATGGTGTTGAGGTGTTAGTTCAGCGGAAGCAACGCCGACATTCAAGTCGGAGGCGTGGGTTCGATTCCCGCACACTTGTAACAGATGACAGCCTTAAGAATATTTCTCGCTATAGTTCAACGGATAGAATAGGGATTTCCTAAATCCTAGATGGCTGTTCGATTCGGCCTAGCGGGACCAGAAATTTGTGAATGGTGTAATGGTAGCACAGGAAGTCCGAGAAGCGTAAGCTGGGTAGGCGTCACTTTGCCAAGCGTGGTTCGATTCCACTTCACGAATCAGTTTTAGGATACGAACAGCAAAATCAAAAATTCAACTTTTAATTGAAAAATAAGTATCCTGTTATATGCGCGTGTAGACAAATTGGTAAAGTCGCCATCCTCAGAAGGTGGAACCTGCGAGTTCGACTCTCGCCTCGCGCACCAAAATTTATCTCTGTAGTTCAATGGTAGAACACTGTTCTGACTCGACAGATACGAAGGCTCGATTCCTTCCAGAGATACCAGGTAATGATAAATAAAGTTCAGAGTACAAAAATGCGGGGAGCCGAGTGGCCGCGGGGTCTCATAAGCCTTCGCTTTCAGGAGCATGCCCTGACCCCGCATCTTTGTATTTTGTATCCCAAGCAGCAATACGACCGAGTAACTCGTCAAATGTGATGGATGAATGATGTTGTTTTTTCTTGTTTTCGGTCTGTGTCATCAGTTGACAATTAGCCGGATGAGAAATAATTTTAGGATCTATTCTATTTGTTTTCCCGTAGGAAACTGACAATAGATGGTCTCTGGAGACACCAGACTGGTTGCTTTTTGGATTAAACATGCCATGTTCAGTGAGCAATGCCAAATTAAATTCTGCCGGGTAGTCTTTTAGATTAAAGGTAAATTTACATGATTCCCGATAAGTTAGCGAATCATTACAAAACATACATTTGTCGGATTGAAAACGACCACTGGTCGTATCTATTTTACCACACTCTACGCAAGTTCTGCTTTTAACTGGGCGAGGTAACTTAGTTTTTAACTTGGGTTCCCATCCGAGTTTTTTCTTATTTTTAAGTAATGTAATTCCACCGTTGATTCGTGATTCCGGTAATCGTAGTTTATTATTGAATATTCCGCTACATGATTTAGAACAGAACTTGCCGGCCATTATTAGTTTCCCGCACTGGGCACAGGGTTTCGCCCTCTCATGCCGCGAGTAATGTGCTGATAAGTTTTGTGCGGTTACCGACAACTTGCAATAAATACAAGAACAATACAGTTGAAATTTATTCATACTGTATTTATACATCTATGCAGAAATAGCGCAAAAACTGTTTCCGCATCCAATCAACTCTCCGTATGGCGTAATCTGGTAGCGTACATGCTTTGGGAGCATGCGGTGAAGGTTCAAATCCTTCTATGGAGACCAAGAGTTAGTATGGGTTGATAGTGTAATGGCAGCATCGCGGTCTCCAAAACCGTCAGTCTAGGTTCGAGTCCTAGTCAGCCCGCCAAACATACGGGATTAGAGTAATTGGTAACTCTACAGCCTCTGAAGCTGTCGTTCGGGGTTCGAATCCCCGGTCCTGTGCCAATGCCCGTGTAGACAAATTGGTAAAGTCAACGGTCTAAGAAGCCGTAGTTTGGGAGTTCGACTCTCCCCGTGGGCACCAAAATTTATGGAAGTATGGCAGAGTGGCCGATTGCACCGCACTTGAAATGCGGAGACCCTGAAAGGGGTCCGTGGGTTCGAATCCTACTACTTCCGCCAATACAATGCGCCTTTGGTGAAATGGATATCATCCTTGTCTTCGAAACAAGAGGTGCAGGTTCGATTCCTGCAAGGCGCGCCAACCGCAACTAAATACAGTGACACATTTAAAAGGAGCCAGCATGAGTATTTTAGCATTAGATATTTCCGGAATTCCGCGTCAGTGGATTTCTTACGATGACGCAATCCTGTACCACGCAACTGATTCAGTAGCATGGTCACTGGGCGAAATTGTGGCAAAATATCGCGGCGGATTCCAAGAAGACGGCACCCAATCATACATCGAATCAACCAGCATAATCGCTATCAAGGGTCACGGGTTCAACCCGTTGAAGCATGGTACGGTTGCGCTGACGAACAAGACTCTGTTCGGTCGGGACCGGTACACGTGTGCATACTGCGGTGAACATACGCCGAACTATCATCATCTATCTAGGGACCACATTGTCCCTAAATTTTTAGGTGGTGCTAACACTTGGATGAACGTAGTCACAGCCTGCAAGGAATGTAACAGCCGAAAGGGTCACGAGACTCTGAAGGAAGCAAACATGGCCCTGCTGTATGTGCCATACGCGCCGAATCATTTCGAAAACATGATTCTGGCTAACAGGAACATCCTGGCTGATCAAATGGAATATTTGATGACTGGTGTTCCGAAGCACTCGCGTATCCTGCTAAATTAATTTAGACGAAGCGACAGAGTATAAATAAAGATGATGCTGATGAAAGTCAGTATCATCCAATCGCCCGATTGGCTCAGGGGTAGAGCAACCGCCTTGTAAGCGGTAGGTCGTCTGTTCGAATCAGACATTGGGCACCAAGAATTTTCATCGGTAGAGCCAAACATGGGATGCGTTCAGCAAACATTACATAAAATTTGACTCATAATCAAACCGTAAAAAAGCATCCTGATAAATAATAGCAACAAAGGACTTACATGAAATATTGGGGATACCATTTAATGTTAGACTGTGCAGGATGCAATGAAAACATTGCCAGTGCAGCACAAATTAAAAAGTTCATCACTGAACTTGTTCCTGCTATTGACATGGTTGCTCACGGAAAACCCATGATTGAGTTTATGTTGCTAGGCGATCCTAAGCAAGGGTTCAGCTTGGTTCAACTGATTGAGACCAGCAACATCTGCGCTCACTTCATGGAACTCGACGGCACTGCATATTTTGATGTGTTCAGTTGTAAAGAGTTCGAACCACAAGTTGTCAAAGATATCATACAAAAATACTTCGGCCCAACTTCGGTCAAGGAACATTTCCTACATAGACAAGCATAAATTTCTGGCGTTCGTTCAACGGATAGGACATGATTCTTCTAAAGTCATTATGGGGGTTCGATTCCCTCACGCCGGACCAAACAAAGTTGACATTAAATGGACTTTCTGCTATAATAGACTCTTAGATTGATTGAAGGTTGAGAACAAAACGGCAGAGGCACTGGAAAATCGCTCAGTGAGAGCAAGTACAGTGAGTAAGCAGGAAGGGAACTTGACAATTAATCAATCTTCTGCTATAATACAGCATACGTTGAAAAAGTGATCGAACTTATCAACTTAGTTCTTTAATCGGGTTCTGAACGGAGTCTGCAAAGCAGCACGTTATGGTAGCGAAACACAATGATGTTGCGTGAGGTGAACTAAATGTTTGTGATAAAGGCATACAGAGCCCTAAGCATGTAATGTGTCGAAAGACACCCCGATTGAACTTAGTTCATTAAAAACTTATCGAATGATTTCCTCGATACCCGAGAGCGATCTTACTGCGAAAGCAGGTTGAAGAAAGCAAGGACGCTGTGAAGCGACCCCAGGGCGAGGAATCATATTCAAGCATATTATCAGCGTCGAACCGCTAGGCGGTCTTGGGTTGAATTCCCAATAATGTGTTTGAATATGATTTAGGATGATTATACCGTTAAGGAGACGGTTCCGGCTGTAACCCGGACGCCGCAAGGCTCTGATGGATCGTTACCATCATCATCCACCAAAGTTTGCTGAAACGCGATGTGCTTTAATTAGGACTACGCGCGGATAAGAGAGTAGGGGCCGGTGCCATACAGTGCATCGAAATATGGGGTCACTTCAGTTTAACAGTGTAAAATCCTTCGTCGCTCGGAAATCGCAAAATCAAAAACCTGGATCGGGAAACCGGTTAAGTGGATTACGCGAGTTACTAAGGTGTTCTAGACACTGAATGTGGCGGAATTCTCGCAACGCTATGCAAGTCGTCCTGAAGCATAGCACCTATTGAATCAAGTGGAAAGCAAGAGCCACAAAGTAAATGTCGATCATCTTGGCTACTCGGTGATCCGTGTTGTGTTCATAGAAGTACAACTTGTAAAAGACGGGGTAAGAATCCTCACGTAGAGTATGCCAGCAATTTATGACGCATTCATCTATCGGTAGGATACCAGATTTTCATTCTGGGTAGAGGAGTTCAACTCTCCTATGCGTTACCAAAACAATATGTGTGAGATTATATACTGTTCGGACGGCACACATATATTATAGCCGAACCCTGTAAAAAGTAAGCAGGAAGAATTCTCCTTGACAAATTAGAATCGTTCGATGGGCCATATAACGCAAAACTAGGTCCCCAAATTTAGCCGTTGTAGTCCTCAGGGAGGGCAATTGATTGTCTATCAATATCAGGTGGGTTCGAGTCCCATCAGCGGCGCCAAGTTTTTGCTCTTGATTGTTATTGTGTCAATAGGATTTGAAGCCTGTCACAGAGCGGTTCGATTCCGCTTAGGAGCGCCAAACATAGGATGCTTCCAGCAAACTTAAATTTCAAAACCATTATCTTTGAAAAGAAAAAGCATCCTGATTTATTTGCCCCGGTGATGGAATTGGTATACATGCCGGTCTTAGAAGCCGTATTTTAGGAGTTCGAGTCTCCTCTGGGGCACCAAGTTTTATTCCGTAGAATTCGAGCATGGTGCACGGACTTGACTGTTAATCAATGACTAGCTGGGATCGTTACCCAGATACGGAGCCAAATTATAACTATAACCGCTACTAGGCATAAATATATGCGAAGGTTAGAGGTTATAATATGTCAGTATCAAGCAAAAGAGTAAAAGCATGGCGCCATCGCGCTAAAGAAAGAATGGTTGAGGCAATGGGCGGCCAATGTCAGTGTTGTGGATATCACGCCTGCAAAGAAGCATTAGCGTTCCATCACATTGACCCGGCCCATAAAGAACTTGCATTTGGATCAATACGGGCAAATCCTAAAAAATGGCCCTCGATTATTGAGGAACTTAAAAAATGTATTTTAGTATGTAACAACTGCCACAGTGAGATTCATGCAGGTTTGCGGAAATTACCTACTGAATACAAAAAGTTCGATGAGAACTTCAATTCATTCAGAAAAATTCAAGAATATGATTCATGTCCTGTTTGTGGTAGTGATAAGCCTATTACAAATAGTTTTTGTTCTCCCAAATGCGCTACTACTAATCGACGCAAAGTTGACTGGGATAAAGTAGATTTGATAGACCTAATGAGTAAGCACGGTATTTCAGAATTAGAAAAAATGTTCGGAATATCAAATGCTGCTATTTATAAGAGAAGAAATAAAATCCTTCAGAGGGATAAATCCCCGGAGAACCAAGATACGGGGGCATAGATGATTAAAGCCGAAAGCGCCGCAAGGTTTATCTTTACCTCCACCAAGATATGTCGGTTGAGTATATGCTGGTCTTAAATGACCTTGTGGCAAGCGTGAGATATGACCCCTCACTACTCGCATAACCGACGCCAAATTATCGAGGCGTTAAATAATGCTGTTGAGAGACAGCAGCCTCGTCCAGTTTTGTAAGTGTTAGCAAGAGAAGTCACGCTGTCTAGGTTTGTTCGAACAACTAAAACAGTAAAAGGATGCGGGTGCAATGCCCGACTGGTCGCTTGAGTGGGACCGGGATACAAGAGTGTATAATCTGGATAGATCCCAAGTAACTTACCGAAACCCGTCCGGACTAGTTAATTCGGGTGAATGGTTCCTATAACGTGGTGGAACAACTTACAAATTCAATTTAGGATGCCTACTGCAAATCACAAAAATTTCACTGTATAAATGAAACCAATGTGCATCCTGTTATATATTCGGAGATAGTATAATGGATGTACGGGGTACTCATAATGCCTACGGTGTCGGATCGTGACCGACTCTCCGAACCAAGAATAAATAACAAAAAGAAACTCGCCATAGCACACGGCGTATAATGAGATAAGTAGTGTGGTTAGAATTCAATGCGGGTAAGGTGTTTATGGATACACATTAGTCTTCCAAACTGAAGTAGACCGGCTCGATACCGGCTACCCGCTCCAAAATTGTTGACTACAACAATAAAATGTAGTAGAATTAGAGAATAATGCGCTTGTAACCGAATTGGTATAGGTATCGGACTTAAAATCCGAGTTCTGTGGGTTCGAGTCCCACCTGGCGCACCAGATATGCATCGTTAGCTCAGGGGTAGAGCGGCTGCTTTACACGCAGCGGGTCGGCAGTTCGAAACTGTCACGATGTACCAAGAATATGGAGTATTGGCCGACCGGTTAAGGCAATTGATTGCTAATCAATCGTCCAGAAATGGGCGAGTAGGTTCGATTCCTACATACTCCGCCAAAGATCATTTAACAAAGGAAACAAATGAAACCCTCAAAAACTTTCAAGCTGACAAAGCGCAACAAGACAATGCTTGCCATTCTGCCGTTCAAGGACACAGATACTCGTGCAGCGTTTAAGGCGATGATGATCCAAGCCCAGCTTCAGAGCGAAGTGAAGATCAAAGCTGAACCGCGTAAGCAATTTGGTGCTGCGGTTGTGGCTGTAGAGCCAACAGTTTAATCAGAATTTAGGATGCCTGCTGCAAATTACAAAATTTTTTATTATTCAAAAAAACCAAATGTGCATCCTGTTATATTGCGAGCGAGACTTGGCAGTCAGAGAGGTCTTATAAGCCTTTTAGCCCCAGATTAGGGTTCTTGAGAGAGTTCGATCCTCTCCGCTCGTACCAGTTTAGTAAGACACCGGGTTGATCACAACGCCACGCATCAAGGTAAGGTGTCTGAAGGGTAAGTAGCAGGTTTGATCATGCTTATCCACTATTAGATTTAGGATCCTAACAGCATTTTAAAATTCCAAACCGCGCGATCGGGTTCGACTCCCGGCCACCTTAGGGTGCGTAGTGTATCGGTAGCACAGCGGTCAATAAAAAATGAATCCTGTTATTTTAACTAAAGAAAGAGAGACTATATGAAACGAAAAACCCGTAAACTATAGTGTCGATAATAGAACCCTGTGATCTGTTATTGGCACGAAAAAGACAATCAACAGATTATGGGGTTGTAATTCAAAGGTAGAATATCCGGCTTTTAACCGGTCTATGAGAGTTCGATTCTCTCCGGCCCTACCATAGTTAAGTATTTTGACGGTCTTTCTTGTCGCAATGTAGCCATAATTTGCCTGAGCGACAGAATTATCGGTGGCCCTGGCAGGCTGCGAAAACTCTGTATGCCAGTATAGAGGAATATTAAAATGCTTAACTATGGTATTCAACATCCGACCTAACGCTGGTGCAAGCCAGAGGAAGTTCGGGACTTGTGGCAAGTGCGAGTAGGAGAAATTTACTTTGGTATTATGTAAAAATTTACTTTGGTATTTCGTCAAACTACCAAGACATAACAAGCAACACAAACAGGACCAGGGAACACTTGCCCTATTGGTTCGGGTTGTGGCACCTATGACTTACTTTGAAAGGTGACGAGGACAGAAGTATCGAAGAACTAAGCGCATTGACCCTCGGGCTGTGTGAGCAAGTTGGATAATATTTCTGTAGATTAATGTTAGGTCTCGACAGAATCCCGGCTACAGGGTGTTGAAATCATATTGAAACATATTCATCATTGGTCGTTAGTCTCAGAGGTTGGTAGCCTGAACTACACGACGAAGCAGCTTAACCAGCGCGGTGAAAAGATATACGAAATCGAGAGTGTGTTTCAATATGATTTAGGAGCAAACATGAAAGTTGAGATTAATGAAAATTTTATGACCTCAGTTGTCGTGAAGGAAGAATGTGGAATGTATGACAACATTGCTCCAGATGATCTGACTCCAGAACAACTATTCAAAATCATCAAAGGTGAAGATCGTTGTTACTCAACACGATCGGAAGATCACCCGGAGTTCGTTAAATTGCGTGAGCAACTTAAATCAACTGGTTACATTGAAATTCAACGATCATGGTGGAATGGTGACCGTGTGTTAAAGTCGTTCACATTAAATAACAAAAAATTTAGGAAAGGTGAGAAATTCCCATGCGCGGCAGCAATGAAAGGTCATCTAAAATACATGAAATAGCGAGTTGCCAGAGTGGTCTATTGGCGCATCTTGATTCAAAAAGATAAATAAAGTATAGAGGTACTTTATGATAAGATGTGAAATATGTAACAAGGAAGTCAAAGAGGCAGGGATAAGCAACCATAAGCGTATGGCTCATACTGCCGAAGGCAAGGCTCAAACTAGGAAGGCTAATGCAGGCAGGCGCACTAAACAATCGCCGGCTGCGTGGAACAAGGGGCTAACCAAAGAAACTGATCAACGGGTTATGAATAATTCCGTAGCATTATTTGGTCATATAGTCAATGCCAGTACAAGAGAGAAGTTGCGTATTTCTGCGAAAAAACAAAACCTAGGCGGATATATCCCCTCTGGTGGTCGCGGTAAAAAGGGATGGTATAAGGGGTATTGGTGCGATTCCTCATGGGAGTTAGCATGGATCATCTATCATCTTGAGTGTGGCACTATCTTTACAAGAAATAATGAGAAGTTTAGATATTCATACAACGGAATATCAAAAAACTATATACCGGATTTTTTACTTGCGTCCGGCGAATATGTAGAGGTCAAAGGATACATGACTGAACTAGTCCGTGCAAAGATTGATCAGTTCCCGCACAACATCACAGTCTATGATAAGGATAAAATGACTCCTATCATAGAACATGTTGTAGAGAAGTACGGGAAAGACTTTATAAAGTTATACGAAGAGGATAGAAGTGATGGTCACTAGGCATCTTGGAAAGGTGTTCCGCTTGTGATGAACAGGCGACGGTTCGATTCCGTTATCCTCTGCCAAAACGAAAGGGGCACAAGAGTTCGAATCTCTTACTCGCTGCCAGTTACGGTAGGCGGAGTCTAGACCACTTCCGTTTTCATGAGACGGAAGGCGTCCTACCACCGATATCACGGAAGGTTATCCAGGCTGGGCCTGGCGCTGTTTCGAAAGCAGATGGGTCTTAACAGGCTGGGGTTCGATTCCTCAGCCTTCCGCCACGTTCAGTTTCCCTTTATTGTTGTAAATCACTTCAACAAAGAGTATACTGGCAATATGAAAAATTTATCTGCTATCCGCGGTGAAAAAGTTGAGATACAGCTTTTTACCACATTAAAATGCAATCTTCGTTGTTCTTATTGTGCTGTCTCTGATGCACTAGGTTCGCAACGAAACACATCTTATTCTATTGATGAATTAGAAAGATTTATCAATACACATCTATCCGATAAGGAAGTGTATTTTACTTTCTTTGGTGGAGAACCATTATTGAACCAACCCTTCATCGAAAGTGTGATGACACGATTTCCTGCTTCTAAATTTCAGTTCCAGACTAATGGTACGTTGCTTGATACTGTCCCGCATGAACTTATTTCTCGCATCTCAAGTTTTCTTATCTCACTAGACGGCGGCGAGGAGATTACAAATTCATTTCGTGGAAAAGATGTGTTTGCCCGAGTGATGAAAAATGTAGAACACATCAGACCTTATGCCAATGGCATGCTCACTGCCAGAATGACCTGGTGCGATCCAAAAACTACATTTGAAGAAATGGATGCATTACTGGATAGCTTTGATCAGGTTCATTTTCAGTTCGCTCAGTCCACTAGCGGGTATTCCGCTGAGGATATCTTTCAGAAGAAAATCATCATCGATAAGATGGTGGATAAATTCTACTCATACGACGGAGTTTACAAATTTGTCCCATTGATGGGCATTGCCAGAAACTTAGCAGTACCGGGTGCGGCGGCCTCTCAGTGCGCCGGCCAAACTCAGTGTAGGGTATCGACTAACCTACTTAATATACGTCCGGATGGCAGAATCTTTGGTTGTCCGGATATGACTACGCTTGAAGAAATGGAACACGGGTCTGTCAAGGAAAATCGTCTGAGTAGGAATCCATTGCAGATGCATCCTGATATGCCGTGTCATACATGTGAAGCTAAAGACTGGTGCCGCGGTAATTGCATGAAAAATTTACACATCGCATATGTTATGAAAGATGAGGCATATCGGATAGGATGTGTTGACCCCGTATGTGAACTAGTAAAGTATATAGGGAAGAAGATGGCAGAAGGTAATCCAGTTAACTGGTTTAGCAATCTTTCAGCAGAGGACCAGTTATTTGTCACCTCGGCGCCTATCTATGATTATGTAGAGATTATTCCATAGTGCTAAATATATGATGCCCGATAAAAAATTATTTTGTTCAAGCCCATGGCTTCACATTCGGTTAAACGCATCAGGACAATTTATCCCGTGTCGGTGGATGAATTCCGGCCATTACATAAATCCAAAATTTAGTACATATTCTGATTTGAATTTTAAGACGACTGGGTTGATGGAGTATTTCAACTCAGATCAGATGAAGTTAGTGCGTACTAGTTTGTTAACTGATAAAAAATTGCCGGCGTGTGCAAAATGTCACTACGAAGATTCATTCGGTAAGACTAGCGGCCGAAAGAAGCAATTATATCGCAGTAAGCTCGACAGTGAGGAATCATTTGACGAAACCTTTACTGATAGCCTTCATTATGATCTATTTAAGTATAGCGAAGAAAATAACGGAGAATCTAATGGTCACCCGTTTGATCTTCAAATTGATCTAGGTAATACTTGCAACGGTGCATGTATAATGTGCTATCCGGATTTAAGTTCAAGATTATATTCAGACTATACAAAGCTGTCAACGATATCGCCAGCCCTGTTTAAGCAGGGGCCGAAAATAAATTGTTGGTCAGATGATCCAGTACTACTTGACCGATTTATTCAGGAGTTGATAAAGTTCCCTAGTATTGATTACATTCACTTATTGGGCGGAGAGACCCTATACCTAGAAAGCTTCTACACGATTTGTGATGCATTGATCGCCGCCGGCTTATCGGAGAAGATTTTCCTTGGCACCACAACAAATCTCACGCTCTACTCTGAACGATTAGAAAATATAGTCACGCAGTTTTCTAGCTTCCACATAGGTCTGAGCATAGAGTCAGTAAACCCGCTCAACGACTACATCAGATATCCTGCTAAGATCGCCGGAGTACTTGACACGCTTGGTAAATTTTTAGAACTACGAAACGGTAATCCTGATAAGATTCACCTATCACTTCGTATAACGCCTAACATTTTTAGTATTTTCTATATGGATGAAATCATCCAATATATGTGCGATAATAACATAACAGGTGAGAGTTGTGATATCTTGTATAATCCTGCATGCCTGCGAATGGAACTTATTCCGGAAGACCTACGATTGATAGCTATATCAAAACTAGAAAAGGTGATAGAACTGAATTCACTGTCGCGCAGCGCAGTAGTAGATACGCGAAATTCCGGCTTGATACGCCAGGTGATAGCGTCTGTTGCGTTTTCATATATTGATTTTTTAACTAATATGACGTTACCGTCTGACAGTGAAAAATGTAGACGCGATTTGGTAACGTTCTTAAATGGATTTGAGTCCCTTCGCGGAAATTCTATCCTGGAGTACGCACCGGAATACGAACCCTTTTTGATGACATACGGTTACAAAAAGAAAAACTAAACTAACTAAATACATATATGAGTAAAGGCAGCACACAAAGACCAAGGCAAGTGTCCGATGACGATTACGCAAATCGATGGGATGCAATCTTCAACACCCATAAGGACAATAGTCCTGATGACAACCCTGTTGTCAACCCTGTTGAGGAGGAGAAGGAAGAGACAAATGATAACAGTTGAAAATCTAGTAGAAATAGCAGAGGAGATCGAATTGGGTGACCCAATTGATTGGGGAATGTTAAGTATAATTGAACATGATGCTTACCTACTTCTTGCTGCCGGAGTCCTTGAGAATTATAGGGTGTCGGATCCGGAACAACGAGAACTACTTACTCTGGCAACTATGGTCAAACTCACGGTTGAGAACTTCGTTTTGAATATGCGTTTGCTCGGCATGCCGAGCAATAATGATAAATGAGTGTTGATGTCCTGCTTTTTACTGAAATCTCTGCCCCAAATGTTAATTATGGCAGATCAGCGGGCGCGTATGTTATTGCGTCAGCTATCAGAAAAGCAGGTCACTCCTGTCAGGTTGTAGACTTTTTTACTAAGTTCTCACAGTCAGAGATTGAACACATCATTGATTCTACAATAGGGGCTAATACTCTTATTGTAGGTTTCTCCTCGACATTCTTCCAAAACCGAGAGCCAATGTCGCCTAGTAAATTTACCCCGGCATATCCACTAAACGATATAACTATGCATGGTTGGTTTATGCGAATAAAATCAATCAATCCTAAGGTCAAGATTGTCTTCGGTGGGGCAAAGGCAGAGTTCATTCAAGCAGAGGCTGATGTCTTTGTGCATGGCTATAGTGATCAGGCAATAGTAGAATACCTGGCTTTCCTCCAAGGAAAGAATCCGTTTTTTCAATATAACAATATCAATGATCATCAGATTGAAATCTATGGGGCAGACTTTACTGGAAAGTTTGAGTTCACCACAAGTTCATTAGAGTGGCACCAGTCCGATCATCTGCAATTCAACGAGACGGTACCTATTGAGATTTCCAGAGGATGCATTTTCAAGTGCCACTTCTGTTCTTACCCGTTGAACGGGAAAAAGAAATTAGATTTCGTCAAGGATGAAAACACGCTGCGCGAGGAATTTATACGGAATTACAATGACTATGGTATTACTCGGTACATCTACGCAGACGACACCCATAATGATTCCGTAGAAAAGCTACAGATGATGCATCGTATAGTTACTACTCTGCCGTTTGAAATAGAATACTCTACTTATCTGCGGATTGATTTATTATATGCTCATAAAGAGACTGCAAAAATGATGCGTGAATCTGGACTGCGGGCTACCTTTTTCGGAGTTGAATCACTAAACTATGAGTCTGCTAAAGCCATCGGCAAGGGCATTCATCCGGACAAGATAAAGGAGACTATCCACTGGCTCCGCGAAGATATATGGAAAGACGAAGTTTCGATGACAGCCGGCTTCATTGTGGGTCTGCCGCACGAAACGCCAGATACTGTGGCGAATTGGACTCAGTGGATTCTTAATGACAACTGTCCGTTGCACCGCGCCCAATTTACTGGTTTGGGTATTGATCGTAACGCCAAGACTTGGCAATCGGAGTTCTCTAAAAATGCCGATAAATATGGCTACACGTTTGATGAGCATGGCTGGAAGAATGAATACTTCACTGCTGCCACCGCCAGCGCGCTGGCGCGCCAACTCACCCTTAGTGCATTACCATATAGTGACGCCGCGAGTAATTTTCGTTTGATGATGTTAGGTAATTTTGGATTTACTCCAAGAGATACTATTACCGTCAAGACTCCGTTGGATATAGCTCCGAGGAGGATTGCATACATGAACGCCTATAAACAAAGATTGCTAGCGGCGTTAACGATTAATACCTGATATTGGTAAAAATTATATCAGTGTCGCTGTCGTAATAAATACTTGATGAATTTTACTCTTAATAACCATCTAACATATTCTATTGGTGGCAGAGAGTTTGGTCGCAGTCTTACTCCGTATGAAAAATATGTTGTTAAAGTGGGAAGAGTGGATCCACAGCATTATACCAGAAGCAATTATTTGAAACAAGAGTTTCGAACAACAATTCCGTTAGGAGGAAATATTTAATGCTTGCTAAATTAGTTTCAATCGGTGGTCGTAAGTATCTTAATAATGCAACAGTGTTGGCTGATGTGTTTGATTTTGTGAGACCGATTACTATCAGGGTTACAAAAGTATAAAGGAAGGGGTTAATCACGATGGTTATTTTGGCGACCGATTACAACCTAGTGATGTTGTGTTTCTAGGGTCATGTGATGTGATGTCAGAAATAACCGACACATCGAATCATTGGCCTAGGCAGATTCACTCCCGGCTACATCCTCGTAGTCCACTGATCTTATTAGGATCAATGGCAGTCGGTCTTCCCACTATGATTCGTCGTCTTTATGCATTCATTGAGACGTGCGGAGCTCCTAAGTATCTATATATGACGATCCCTCGCTTCGACGGATACGAGTATGTTAATAAGTCCGGTCGTTGTTATAATGCCAGTAGCAGAATAGCCTCAGTCAATTTTATGAAAAGAGCTAAACTGATTGATGAGGAAGAAGCTGAGGTATGGTTGATGCAACTTGCGGCCAACAAGCGATTAAGAAATCCGCATAATGATCAGTATATATTAGAGGAGAGATTTGCTTTCCTAGAAACCCTCTGTAAGTTACACCACATTCAACTGAAATGGACCTTCAATCCGTCGGATGCATCTATCGTGGCACTTCATTCGAATCTGGGTGCGTTCAAGAATATCAGTGATTTTATGAAGAAGTCATTTGTAGGATTGCCGGCAGTGCTGGATAATGAATCAGATCGATCTATTGGACCATTGACTCATGCAGCGATAGTCAGAAAGATCACTGCGCCTCAGGAGTGGGACTTCAATGAGTTATCCCGCCAAGCTCAGATTAATTATGATTGGCTAACTGCCACATACTGCGACAAGAAGATGTTCGGTGAAACATGAGTAACATTTTGATGGAGGAAGGTACTTCCTTGCCAATGCAGGATAAGGAATTCATCTTCGTCAATCCTACGGTGATCCTGAACCCGAAAAACTACAATCATTTAGAATCTACTCTAAGCAGTCAAGTGTTCAATGAGTTGCGATTTGGGTACTACGTTGGGGAATCATGCGCCTACCCACGTTTTGATAGGTCTAACTATTTCTATAGGCTTACAACCAATCCACTACTACATCAATTTCCTGACTTGAGTCCTACATATGTATCATTTGATATGGTCACTGATCAGAGAGCATGTGATGTGGAGAAGAGGGCAGAAGCTTATCAGGAGGTATACTTATTCTGGTCTGGTGGCATAGACTCTAGTGCCGTGTTGTGTGCTATGCTCAAAAACTGGAGTGTATCCTCATTGGATAAGGTAACGATAGTGTTGAATAATAACTCAATTAATGAATATCCGGCAATGTACCAGTCACTTATCAACGGGCGATTTAAAGAATGCAGCACTGATGAGTTCTTTGCCGGCACCAAACGATTTTCAAATGATGCTATGTTTATAACCGGTGACTGCGGAGACCCTATTCTAGGCTTCTCTGAGATTTATAAATTTGATAAAATGTTCCCAGGAATATATCATAAACCGTGGGCAAATCATAAAGATCAGCTACTTAAATTCTTTTCCTGTGCCGCCGGCGAAGCTGCGGGGAAATTCGTGATGGGCTACATAGAAAATTCACTCACCTGCTTCCAGATTGAATCAGTATATGATTTTCTTTGGTGGATAGATTTCAACTGGGGATACGATCTTAACTTTTTCAACTCTGTCTGGTCCTTTCAGATGCTATCAGTACCTGATGTTAGAAAGTATCTGGAAGAGAACCTGGTGATATTCTTTAATACGAAAGAGTATCAAAATTGGGCAGTAAGCACTATCGGTACCAATCAGAAAATAGGTGATACCGTTGCAACACATAAGATATCCATTAAAAAATATATCTATTCGTACAATAACGATATTGATTATTACTTAAATAAGCGCAAGATTGATTCCACCCCGTTGAATCCACAGATAAAGAAATCAAACCGATTATTCGGAATTGAATCTGACTACTCGTTAATATACACTTGCCCAAATATTTGGCAGTAAATCCGATCTCCGCCCAAACAGATTTACTTTATAACAGACTTCGTGTATAATTCATTCTTTAACTACAAGGAATGTCATGGGACTCAGTGCAGAAGAAGCAAAGAATATGGTTGGTAATCGGTATGACTTGGTGCTTATCGCATCTATTCGGGCCCGAGAAATCAAACGAGGACATCTCCCGTACGTCACAACTAACAATGGACCAATGGTCAAGGCTCTGAAAGAGATTGAGCAAGGATTCATTGGTCGCGAATATCTGAAAAAAGTGGGTCAACGCACCTGACGTTTACCCAAAAAGCATGACAAGTAAGACATTCGGTGTTATAATTCATGCTTAATAAGAAATTTAGAATCGGTACAGCAATAAAAACATTCTAATTGTATGACTTACGCCGAAAGGCCTAACTATACGACACATGTTTCATATCATGTCAAAATATGAAAAACGATTCTGTTATATTTAGGTTAGGTTCAGCAACATCATTAACTATGATCTGAAAGGACTTAGTCGCGCTATGTTTGTGGAGCCTTAATTGGCTTTGAAGCAGACATAGACACGCCGAAAGGCAGACGGTTCTCTCGCCCAGGATTTGTAGCCCTGGTTAAACTAGCTGCTAAACACTAACCTGTTAAATCTAGGATGAGTTCAGCATTAAAAACCTAACGCTACTGCTATAGAATGTGCCTGTAGGGGTGGACTGAAAAGTACATATCTACTATTTGCGAAATATCAGATACGCAGAAGGAATAGCTAGGTCGGCAAAGTACCGAATATATTGTTGGTGGTAGAAAAATTACACCAAGTAGGCAACATGAATTGTTGATAGGGTCGTGAAACAAAAATCTCGCATGAGTAGGGGCCGACCAGAAAATAAATAAACTCTCGTTTGATCATCCTGTTAACTTTTGGGCAACCCGAGAGTAGACAACAAAGAAGAATAGTGCTATAATAAGCACTGATTAGATTAATCACAGCATCAAATCATTAAACCCGCTCGTAAGAGCATTAATCTGTAAAGGAAAGTAAAATGAACGCATTTGTTAACGCAATCGCAAATCAATCCGCCCGTACCGAAAACGGTATGAAGGCACGTAAGTCTACGGCTAATGCCTGTGTAGACCTGTTTTTCGCTATCGGTGCAAGCCGCGGCAAGAACATCATCCCGCAATTCACTGCGGCTTTCGTGGAGAATGACGACCTGGCGCTGCGTATCGCAGCATGGGCACGTGATGCCCGCGGTGGCGCAGGTGAGCGCGAAGTATTCCGTCAAATTCTGACGCACCTGGAAACGGCAAACCCTGAGGCGGCCGCAAAGCTGTTGGCTAAGGTTCCGGAACTGGGTCGTTTCGATGACCTGTTGATCTTCAAGACCAAGCCGATGAAGGACAAGGCATATACGCTGTTGGGCGATGCGCTCCGCGCTCGTAACGGTCTGGCTGCAAAGTGGACTCCGCGTAAGGGCGAAGTGGCTGCGGAAATCCGTAAGTTCTTCGGCATGACCCCGAAGCAATACCGCAAGACTCTAGTTGGCATGACCAACGTGGTCGAAACGGCAATGTGTTCGGGTTCGTGGGATACTATCAACTACAGTCATGTACCGTCTGTGGCGCATGCCAGGTACAAAAAGTCCTTTGGTCGTCATGGCACGACATACGCCGAATACGTGACCAAGTTGGTCAAGGGTGACGCTGATGTGAAGATCAATGCCTCGGCAATCTTCCCGCACGATGTCCTGAAGGGTCGGATCACTGGATACAGTGTGCCGATGTCCAAGCAAGAATTGGATGTGATCGAAGCGCAATGGGCGGCTCTGCCGAACTACATCGGTGACGCATCAGTGTTGCCTCTGGTTGACGTGTCGGGTTCTATGACTTGCAAGGCAGGTCAAACGGGTTCGACAACTTGTTTGGAAATCGCAGTCTCTCTGGGACTGTACTTCGCTGACAAGGGTCGCGGCGCCTTCAAGGACTGTATGCTGACATTCAGCGACAGCCCGCAATTGGTGAAGCTGAAGGGCAACATCAACGAGAAGATCGACCAAATGGTCAATACTGATTGGCAGATGAACACTGACCTGAACAAGGCCTTTGCGAAGATCCTTGACACTGCGGTGGCAAGCAAGGTGCCGGCAGCGGATATGCCAGGTACTCTGGTAATCTTCAGCGACATGCAAATGGATCAATGCTTGAAATTTGATGATAGCGCGATTGAGATGATCCGTCGTAAGTATGCGGATGCGGGGTATGTAGTTCCCAACGTTATTTTCTGGAACTTGAATGCAGGTGCTAATGTGCCAGTACGTTTTGATGAACGCGGTACCGCGTTAGTGTCAGGATTTAGTCCCGCAATTGCCCAAACTATTTTGTCAGCGGACATGGACGGAATAACGCCCGAGGCCATAATGCTGAAGGCAGTTATGGCCACGAGATATAACGTTTAAGGTTTGTGCTTACAATTGGGACCATGCCACCGTAAGTAGTTGGTCTTATTTTTAGTAGAAGATGGGCAGTATATGCAAGAGTATACTGCCCTTTCCTCCATTCGCTTAACATGTTCGGTTATTCGGGTGTTGATATTTACAGGATTTTGACTACAGTTATCTCCGTGCAACTCTTTATACCTGCAGGGCAGCACTGTTTTACCGCAGTGTTGACAGGTTATTTTCTGCAATCGGAGCGGACTAATACGGTCGATAAGTTTTTCCGGGGAAGCGACCAGTTTGCAGTTATCACCGTGCCATCGTTTAAAGTGACTAATTGAACAGGTAATGCCGCAGTGCGGACACGATTGTTTCAAACGTTGCTTTGCCTTTTCAGCCTGCAAGGCTCGTGTCTTGACTGTCATCTGATGACCAAAATATGCACCACCCTCTCCGCTTTCTGATTTTAGATTTGCCCAATCATTACTTTCTACTACATCCCATAGATTGCTGTAGTGTTCTCCCCAAAATCGGATTTCATCTTTAGTTTGGCATTCTTTAATTATTTCAGTATCGTGTTCGAACCCATGAACCTTTAGATGGCTTTTCCAGTATACTCCTGACCCTGTATACTTAAAATGATCTATCTCTGTTGTTTGGCCAAGATATTTCAATCCGGTAATTTTATGGGTCTTAACGTAAAGTTTATAAATATTCATGCTGATTGTCCTTTCTAAGATAATACAGTTAGAGTAGTTGGGAATCCCCATTCCGCGAACTACACTTTTATTTATCACACTTACCAAAACACTTGATTTTTTTGTAGAAAGTAGTATAATCATATTATGCCAAAGATAGATATAGTCATCAACCCTGCTAACCAGGAACCAGTTGAATACTCTGGACGAGTATTCAATGGCTTTAAATGCCCAAGGACGGGATTGGTATTCCGGTTTAAGTCAGCGTATCTTAAACATCTTAAACAATATGCCAGGTCAGAGCGGGCCCGGAAAAAATCGGAAAATGGAGAAGTAGCCGGCAATTCAATATTGTATTATGCATTTAGTTCAGCCCCGGATAAAGATCAGAAACAAGCATTCTGTCGTGCCAAAGACTTTCTGAACACCGCGTATGGATTTAATAATTGGTCTACTGAAGATTTAGATGTTTTGAGTAATTATATTTTAACAGTAGCAATAAAGCGACGAAAATAAGAAAACCCGGAGTACACTTTTCCGTTATGTGAAGTGGGTTAGGCAAGAGACCATAGTTGCCCGGCGCTTACGATCCGCCTCATAGTCCCATCGTGGGGAGCCTGGAAAAATCGTAGGTCATTTCTAATTTGGCCAAACGTGACAGATATTAGATGAATGGCTCAATAGCCCTGTCCCGGGACTCTGTGGTGGAGTCGCCGGGACACCTTTTTATGTTGCGACTAAGATTAGAATAAATATTTGATGAAAAAAGTTTTAACGATCCTTCTGCTTCTCTGTGCTATTACGGGATGGGCTCAACCATTGGAAATTATCGCGTCTTGGCCCGCTGCCGGCCCCACAGATGTATTCGCGCGGGCAACTCAGCGATATTTAATGGAACGTATAGCCCGCCCGGTTGTAGTTGTCAACAAGCCAGGCGCAGATGGACGAATAGGCGGCAGATATGCACTTACCAGACAACCCGACGGCTCCAGCATCGTAATTGTCAGCACCGGGTTTCTTGTGTTTAACAAAGCGTTAACTACTAATCCTGGGTACGATTACACAGACTTTGACCTAGTAACTCCAGTAGTCAGAACACCGACTGCAATAATTGTTCCGATGAATAGTAAGATTAACAACTTTCAAGATTTTGTTGTAGCATCAAAGAACACCGCAATGAATTGCGGGACAAGTAATCAGGGCAGTGCATTTTCCGCCGAGTATCTAAAATCAACTCTGTCACTGTCTAAATTAGAAATGATCCCCTTTAAGGGCGGCGCAGATGTGTTGACCTCGTTATTAGGTGGACACATTAATTGTGCGATAGACACATTCGCCTCATACAAAACAGCGCACATTGAACATCGTCTGAAAATAATCGCTATCGCCGCCGGCGAACCTGATCATGCACTGCCCGAGATTTCATTGATAAAAACTACGATTCCTGGGTATGAGTTCTATAATTGGTTTGGTGTCGGCATCTTAGTTAATACCCCGGGCAGTATCAAAGACCCTATGTTGAAACTATTATCGGATATGTACAGTGACCCTAGGTTTATTGACTCTCTTGCAACTACTAATTTTGAAATAGTTAAACCCTCGTACACTCATGCATCACTTGATAAAGAATATCACAGAATTAATAAAATACGAGAACAAATCGGCATTCACCGGGTAGAATAACATGAACAAGTACGACAGCAATGAAGGGGACTACGGTTATTACACCGTTAACTCTGTGATATATTTCAACAAGATAGAGGCTATTCTGGCAGCAGAAGCAATAGGAACGCGCCCGGTGTTTATCTTTAATGACACCTCGTATGATAAACTTAATTGGATGGTCGAGCCGGATGAAACACTAGAACAGTTGTATGCAAAACGAGCATGGGAAATAAGGAACAAGTACGACTACTTAATTCTCCACTACAGCGGCGGATGGGATTCAAACAACATCTTAGAAACATTCGTTAAAAACAAGATTCCGCTTGAAGAAGTATACTTGCGTGGCCCGCTTACTACTGCGAACAATGACATAACTGATACTCGCGCCTCCAACATGTTTGCTGAGGTTTATTTTAATGCGTACCCTATTGCACAACATGTAAAGGAGACTTATTATCCCGATCTAGTAATCAATGTAAAGGATGTTACCTCTGGTGTTTTAGATTATTTCTCAACAGAGAATAATGCGGACAACTTCTGCTCACCTAATAGGCGCGGAGCTAATTTCTCTCCTTCAAGTTTGATCACACGGGCTGATAGTGATATTCTTGATCCTGGACATAAACAGTTAGTAGAGTCGGGCAAGAGAGTGGGACATATATTGGGTGTTGATAAGCCAATGATGTTTGTAGAGAACGGTGAATTCAAGCTCCGATTTCTTGATAAGTTTTTAGGTATGTTTTTCCCCGGACGAGCATCTGCGGTAGATTTGCCGGTGTACCAGGAACCATTTTATTGGGCAGCGTCTACTGGTCCGATGATATCTAAACAAGCCCATGCCATAAAGAATTATATTAAACTACACAACATAAATCCCAACAAGATGAACAACACGCGGAACCGGGGATTTCACGATTTCATCGGTAACATCATATATCAGAGGCAGTTCAAGTTGAACTTCAATCCTGATAAATTTACAACTATCTCAGTGGCGTTTCCCTGGGATGAATTCTTCTTTAGGGACCCGGCGGCCGAATATCTTAAAAATTGGAAAAATAGTATGGACCAACTGGACAAGTTAGTTCCGACGAATTGGAAGCACGATGGGACCATTTATAAAGGTGTATGTGGTATTTTTACTAAAAGTTATAGTGTGGGCTCATAATGTACGATGTAATTATCTTTACTGACATTACTAGTTTGCATTATGTAGGTCGCGCAATAGGTGCATATAAATGTGCTTATAGTTTGCGACAAGCAGGGTATGAATGCTTAGTAGTAGACCATCTGAGTGGGTTTACACCAGCTGAACTAGATACAATGTTGACAAAAGTTATCACCGATCGAACGTTGTTTGTAGGTGTCAGTACAACTTTTATGATGTCTATAGATACACCTAGTCAGTATAAACGCCTTTCAAACTCAGTGGTACCGCAAGGCCGTGAAACTGAGGATAGTATGGTTGAGTTGATACGGCAACTCAATCCGCGGTGCAAAATAGTAACTGGTGGGAATTTACCTCATGCAATACAAAACGGATCGGGTATTGATTACTCGGTTATAGGTTACGCTGAGGCTTCAATCGTGTCTCTTGCTAATCATTTGCGTCACGGTGATAAAATGCCTGGTAGTTACCGCAGCTTGTCAGGAACTATAATCGTAGACGACCGCACCGGGTCGAATCACGACTTTGTTAACTCTCCATTTAAATGGGGAGAGCATGATGTTGCTAATATGAAAGTATTGCCTATTGAAATTGCACGCGGGTGCATATTTAGATGTAAGTTCTGTTCGTATCCAATGAATGGAAAACAAAATTTAGACTTCATACGTCCCGCTGACATTTTATATGAAGAAATGTTAACCAATTATTATACATTTGGGGTTACTGATTACCTGTTATTAGATGACACATTCAATGATAATGAACCTAAATTAGATATCATGTTGTCAGTGGTGAAGAGATTGCCGTTCCAACCAAAATTTTGGTGCTATGCCCGATTAGACCTTATTGCAAGAAATCCTGCTACTCTTGAAAAGTTATATGATATTGGTCTCCGTGCAATGTACTTCGGTATAGAAACTCTAAATAGAAAAACAGGATTAATAATAGGTAAAGGATATGACAGGTCAAAGCAAATTGCAATGATATCAAATATACGGCATAAGTACGGCAATAGTTTGAGTCTGCATGGTAGTTTTATAATAGGTCTACCTGAAGAAGCAGTGGAGTCTGTAGAAAAAACATACAATGATATAATGAATGAAACTATCCCGTTACACACGGTAGTATTTAATGGGTTAGGTATTGCCAGAGCAGAAAGAAACCCGTTTCCAAGTGACTTGGAAAAGAACTATTTGAAATACGGTTACGCGGAAGATATGACCGCCCAATCACCCACATTTATTAATTGGAAAAGCAAACATATGACGTATGATATCGCTAAACAAATGGCAGCTGATTATATGTCTGTTGTCGCTCAGAATCCTCGTTTTTATATCAGTGGCCACCTTGGGTTTGGTTTAAAGAATCTCGGATACTCAGAGGAATACGTGCAAAACACAACTGCTGATACAGTTAACTGGGATATCATTTCCGACGAAAAATGCACCTTCGTCCAACAGTATAAGAAAATATTGTTTGGACGATTAGGAATTGACATTTAATCTTGTCTGTGCTATAATAGCTGCATAGGAGAACAAAATATGCCGTTTATTCAGAACTGCGCTGCAAGCGATATCGCCAGTGGAACTTTCTACAAAGATCCAGGTCCAAATTCAATGCTGATCCAAATTAGCGATCCTGCTGGTTGGGTGCCTGACCCTAAGCACCTTTTCGCGGAGGTGCATCAATTTGAATTCCTTGACATTGAAAAAGACGATCATGTTTTTGACGAGGCATTCCGCTGCACCCAAAAGCAAGCAAGCGACCTCGTCCGATTACTCCAACACGCCCTCGAACTTGATATGAACGTCACTGTCCATTGCTTCGCAGGTATCTGTCGTTCGGGCGCAGTCGCCGAAGTTGGTGTGATGATGGGATTCGAAGATACTGGTCGTTATCGTCAACCTAATCTTTTGGTCAAGCACCAGATGATGAAAGAACTCGGGATGACCTACGACCCTGACGAGGAATCTGAACCGGTCAATCTGCTGCCACCGAACGTGACAGAGGATACCCTTAAGGTATATCTCGGTTATCTGACACTGCCCGGTAGTTCAACCTAAGGAAAAACAATGTGGTTTTCAAAACCTGATTACATTGCGCCCGTCACCGCGCCATCTACGCACCCGTCTCCTACGATGGATACACCGTCGGCATGACCGATGACGAACGAGTTATGTTGCGACTAACATCAGGTTACACCACATTGTCGGTGACCATGAATGAAGCTGGTGTTCGCCGAATGATTAGATTGCTTGGAGCCACATTACCGGAGGAAGAAGATGATCAATCTGCACCTAAGTCTGACTAATCCTTGGTACAAGGAAAACTTCAAAAACCTATTCTGCCGTTCTGGTATGATTACCGAACACAAAGCATGGGAATTTGAAGTTTGTCGATATTCGTATGACTTACTCAAGATAAGTTTTGATTGGTCAGCGCGGTGTGACCACGCTGGGCCGTCGTTGGAGGTGTGCTTATTCGGGTACGGCGCGGAGGCGAAGATTTACGATACTCGTCACTGGGACTACGACAATAACTGTTGGCAACTGTAACACAACTGTAACAGAACATTCATAACAAATAGATAAATAAGGTTATGATACACTACATCCGAGACACAACAAATTCATTCCTATCGTTTGTCAAAGACGATCCTGTACGCCCTGAGATTCCAGCAGAGTTCCGCGTGAGTAACGGCAGATTAGTCATTGTACTATCTGACGAAACTCCCGAGGACACTCCCGAAGCAATGGTGTGCGTAAGTTTTCATAATGCGATTCCTGAAAATGTGGCCGGTTTGGATAATACTGCCGAATCCCCTACTTGTGCTGTATATTATACGGTGTGGAGTTATAAACCCGGCGCCGGCCGAACTGTATTAATGAAGTCAATGGATTACATTAAAGTACATTTTCCGACAGTGACCACGTTTGTGACATTGAGCCCCAAAACAGATATGGCTCGCAGGTTCCATTTGTCAAATGGTGCTGTATTGTTCCGTGAAAACGAAACTACGATTAACTACTTATATTCTTGATTTACATTTATCACCGTGATAACGTTTGTAGTTACCGTCATCGAAAAAAGAATGGCAATGCGGGCACTCTTTTTTAACTTTGTTCTGAAAATGATGATTACCGGCATCAACTAACTTTCGCTGTGTTTCCCGTTGAGAAGTTCCGTCACCTAACCAGTTATGCGTTCCCTCGATCACCCTTCTGCGAGAAGTTCTTCCTTGAATCTCTCCGCCTAACATATGATATGTACCTGCACTAACCAAATCGGATACTACACTTGTACCATCTGCTCGTTTTAAGAGATGATGGGTACCGTCTTTAACTCGTTGTCGTGTTGCATTTGCAATAGCCTCTCGAAATACACGAATTCTTTCTTCTGACATGTTTATCTGTCCCGATAACCCCCTCCAAGCATATAAGTCTTGCCATCTACCGAATGATTCAAATAATAACCGATGCGCCTCTGCGTGTTCTTTTACGGTTAATGAAACAATATTATCCGGGGAATCAGTTCCCCCTGCGTGGCGCGGAATGATATGGTGTTTGTGATAAATAGTCATGCTGATACTCCTTGAAAGTGTTAGAGAGGGCGGAGGTCGTAACTCGTGGCTCTCACTTTTATTTAGTCCTTATTTATGAATATGTTTCCGGCAATTCGGTTCAGTTATCAGAATGATGACTATAACCTGGCCCGTGAAATAGTTTGTAGAAAATTAACTGAGGCAGTTTCTACTGTCATTCCGCTCCCCAAAGAAATCGTAATACGAATTGCCAATTTAGGACCGGCCACGCACGGCTCCACTGCAGTGGAATTTAGATTTAGAAACCGTGTGACTATCAACAGCACGTTATCATTGGAAGAAATTCCAGAAGTTCTGGTTCACGAACTGATACATATAAATCAACTTCATACCGGAGTATTAAAAGCATCCAGAATTGGCACTTATTATTGGAATGGTCAACCATATAAAATAAACGTAAACACGATGACTTTTGAGCAGCATCAGCAGTTGCCATGGGAGGTTGATGTGTTAGCCAGACATGAAGGTGTATTATCAGAGGCACTTGTCTATGCGATGAAACGATAAATACTTCATGTCCGATATTCCACTTAAACGCCGTAAACGCCGCGCCGATACAAACCATGTCATATATGTGGTTACCAACACATTAACCGGTGAGCAATATGTGGGTTTAGCCGTTATCAGCCCGGCCGGAGTATATGCGGCCATGCGGGTTCGTGCCCGAAAGCATGTTCAAAGAGCCAACGCAGAGAATAAAGACTGGGGTCTGTGCAAGAGCATTCGTGAATATGGACCTGAGGCTTTCACTTTTGGGTTGCTCGAAGTCGTCCGAGGTAAGGCTGCGGCCCATGTCCGAGAACTTGAATACATCCGCGCCTACCATCCAGTCCTTAATACATTCCGGTAATGCTTTCACCAAAATACTATCTTTTTTATAAGGTGTGTGCTATAATAGCAGCATTGATAGTAATGATGTGGTGGTTAAAAGTTCCTGATGAAGAAATTAACTCCACAGAAACAAACAAGGAATGTAAAAATGAAATTGAAAGCGATCAACGAAGCACTCAACCATGCGATTTCGGGCGGAAGTGAATATCAATGGGCATGTTACCCAGACGCACGATATTTGGACTACGAAACTAAATTTGGTAATGCCAGTGTAATTTTCAACACCTCTACCCAAGAAGTTTACGAAGCATCAGTGGAAGCAACTGTTGACGAAACTCGCCCATATCGCTGGCTAAACGAATCGCACAAGCAAGCAATGTTTGACGAGGCCGAAGCGCGCGGCGTAGATAGAGATAATGCTTGGGATGATGTTCACTGGACCGATCTTGAAACGGAAGAAGACTTCCTGGAAAAAGCAAAGGCTATTCTTGATGGCGAAGAGTTTGATACCCGCATTGAAGTTCCAATTGAACTGTCTGATGCAGACTTCATGGCTCTGGCTAAAATGGCACATGAGCGTGATATTACATTCAACGAAATGGTCGTTGAGATTTTGAAACTGGCAATTGAAAGGCTAAAAAATGAAAAAACTTGTACTGGCCATAATGGCGGTGATGATTGTGACGACTGCCATTGCCAATCCTGAGCGGCGCGACTACTCTTTTAACAATCACGACTATCGACAACGACCGCATCCTCAAGCGGTGTGGCGTGGTAATGAAGGTTGGATACTGCCTGCTATCTTCTTTGGCAGCATCCTGGCAATCGAGGCCAGTCGTCCTCAACCGGTTGTCATTCAGCAACCAGTGATTGTCCAACCCGCATACGTCGAACCCGCCTACAAATATGTGCGGGCGTATGATCCGAGTTGCTCATGCTACAAACAAGTATTGATTCCGATTAATGACTGAACTATTTTCAAATATAGGTACATGGATTTCCGATGATTACCGAAAGTATCCGTTTCGTTTTTTTGTTGAGATTGCAGCTTGGGCGTTATCTATCGGATGCTCTGTCACGATGGCGCTCACTGTCCCTAATCCGCCGCTTATTATTCTTTATCCCATTTTTATATCTCAGTGTATTATGTTCGGTTGGTGTTCCTACAGTCGCCGATCATTTGGTATGCTGGCTAACTACGGGCTGCTAGTAAGTATTGATTGTGTTGGTTTAATTCGTATGATTGTTAACTAAGGAAAAGTAATGAGTAAGAGATATACACCTGAAGTTCAGGAAAACGCAGAAGGCGAGTTGTTCATTGAGTTCCCTCCGGAACTGATGGCAGAGACTGGTTGGAAAGAAGGCGACGACCTTGTTTGGACTGATCTGAAGAATGGCACCTGGTCTCTTGTTAAGAAGCCAGCCACTCAGTGGGTGCTGGTTGAGGCAATTTCAACGTTCCGTGAACGCTACATGGTTGAAGTTCCTATCGGAACAGATGACTACGGCAAGGACAAAGCTGATTGGGCGCTTGATACAGTCACCTGTAATGAAGCACAGGAGTTCAGTCAAGAACACCTTGGAGAAACGATAGTCAGTCATCGTGTTGTCACCAAGGCAGAAGCTTTGGCGCTTTCGGACATTGATAATGACTACACCAAAGACTGGGACGAAGAAACCAAGCTGAAAACCTTCTTCACCGCTTGGACAGAAAAATGAACTACCCTTGGTATAAGAAACTAATGCTGATCGTCCTTGCCCCGGTTATTATCGGTGCATGGGCGGTGATGAACCCAAAGGCTGTATGGGCCGAAGCAAAGAAAGAATGGAAACTATGAGCGATATTATGCCAAACGGGCCGACACCGAAAGAAGACTGGGCACCTGAAGATTGGGAAATCTTCCAGTCATGGCTAACTGGTCTACTTCATACGAATGTAGTCATTGTAACCTTCACTAAAGTCGACGGTACTGAACGCACCATGAAATGTACTCTGAACCCGGCGTTGCTTCCTGTGGTCCCGGTCACTGAATCTAAGAAGGAACGCAAGCAGTCAACAACAAGCATTGCGGTGTTTGAAGTTGATTTACAAGAGTGGCGCGCATTCCGTGTTGCTGAGGTCAAGCGAGTTGCTTTCTCAATAGGTGACGATCAACCACTGATTGAAGAAGAAACCGGTGAATTCTGGCCCTTCCCGTTGCGCCCGAAACCGTAAGGACGATAAATAGATAACAAGCAGAAAGTTATCAATGAAAATCCATAGTGCCAAGCGCATACATTGCGCGTTAATAGACACCAATATCGGTGAGTTTAAGGTATATCAAGACGGTACCATGGAGCGCTGGGACGCTGCCAGGTATGAGTTCGGTTCATTTGATGTTGACAGGTTCGACGTAGCCGATATTGACCTGATTAGAGAGACCGGCATTGCTCTGCTAAATTAACCCAAACTTGACAATAAATGGGGATTATGCTATAATACTCACATGAAAAAGCAAATCCTCTCATTCACGATTGAAAAGCCCAAACACCGGGTTCATCGTGTTCTGTTCCAAGAAGACACGCCCTTCAAGCCGAAGGTTGTAAAGCGTAAGGACACCTACAAACGGCGTCCGAAGCATGTCAAGCGCGATTTGACATAAATTCCCAAATCTGCTATAATACAGTCTGAAATCAACAAACGGAGTTAAAAATGGGTTTTGAAACTGTTGTTCTGGAAAAGGTCGCAAAGGTTCTCGGTGCCGACAATGCTGCATCTTTTGCTTACGGTACCCTGTTTGTCATGGCTCTCCCCGAAGATGCTGACAAAGTATTCCAAATGCTCTCCGCCGACTACAAAAACCGCGTTGAAATGAACGCATGTGGCAGCGAATTCGCATACGATTTTATTTGACAAATAATCGCTTTGGGTATATAATACACTATCAACTCGCAAAACGGAACTAAAATGTCTCTCCAGAAATATGTCGCTGACAAAAATCGCTTTCATGCTATGTTCAACGCCCCGGCAGTCGATCTTAGCTACGCTTCGGATCGTCAAAAAGTCGCTGATTGGCTCGACTCCGATCTGTCTCCTGAATGTCTGACTTGCGACGGTGAACGTCCCCGCGCTCAGGTCGCTGCTCGTTACAAGATGCTGACCAAGGCTGCCCGTGAATTGGTTGCTCTTGACCCGAGCGTCAAGTTTTACGAATTCGCCTAAGGAATCAAAATGATCAGGCTTACTCACATCACCCGCGAAAGCTACACACCGTTCACCGAAGGATACAAGAAAACGGGCACTGAACAATTGTTCGTCAACCCGATGCAGCTTGCTGCCTATATCGACGGTAAGATTTGGTTGTCCGGTGGTCAGTCCTTTGAAGTCACTGAAACTGCTAAACAAATTGGCATGCAGCTTGGCATCTAAGGTTGACAATAAATCACTTTGGGTATATAATACACTTATCAACTCGCAAAACGGAACTGAAAATGACAGCACTCACAAAAACCCAAGTATCAGCAATTCGCGCTGACCTCGCCCTCGCTTTCACCCTCATCGCCAAAAAGCACGGTATCGACTTTTCTCTGGGCACGATTCGCTTCAACGCTGAATCGATGCGCGGTACGCTGTCTGGCGTCGTTCGCGGCGCTGCAGGTACTTCGGTGACTACCCCGGTCGATGTGAAAGCTTTGGCTCTTGCTAAAACCGGCAAGCGTTTGCTTGGTGCATCTTTTGATGCGACTGCCAAGTACCGTTCGCAGTCTCTCGGTGTGGTTAGCTTTGTCGGCTACAATAGTCGCGCCCGTGCTTACCCGTTCGTGGTGCTGACTTCTGCTGGCAAGCGTTACAAGATCGGTTCGAACGCAGCGACCAGCATGGTGACTGCAGGTGTCGTTGCGTAATCTCTCAACTTAGGAAATCAAAATGAACTTTCTCGCTGCTCTTACTCTTGCTGTTGGCGCCATTGTACTCTTGGTGTTCGTCAGTTTTTTGCTCTCATACCCTGTGTTTCTGCTTTGGAACGGCTGTTTGGTCGGCGCGGTCGCAGGGGTCGCTGAGGTCACCTGGCTCCAAGCTTGGGGACTGACCGTTCTCTGTGCTTTCTTGTTCAAGCCGTCTACTTCCAAGTAATCATGGTTTACACATTCCTCACAGTGCTGTCCACAATTTGGGTGACACTCTATGCAATAGGGACACTTCATACTCTCTGGTTGTTTCTCGGGCTGACTTCGTACCAACAATGCAGGGCGACGATCACGCTGAACCCAGTCGGTGGTGCGGCGTTTCTGGTATGTGTCTCCTGGTTGATTACGAGGTTCTTCGGATGAGTCCTTATATTCTGATCTTTATCACTGCGTTGCATCCGACGACACTCGGAACATTTAATTCCGAGGCATCTTGTCAGGCGGCAATCCGCACGATATACGAGACCAAGATGTATGGCTCGGCAGGGCTGATCCCAAAGAATCCGGAGATTGACCGGGCAATTGACATTCAACTGAAATACCAAACGAGTTACAGATGCGTACCGAAATGACAGGAACCTATCAGCGAATCTCCGAGCGTTTGCTCCTGGTGAATTATCGGCGACCGAAGCCTTTCTGTTTCTTTGAGGATGGAAAATTGCTCGTCGGAACACAATCACTGCACCGCACGACACAAGCAAGAATCTGGCGCATGTTTTGGCGCATCAAACAAGTAGGACGATAATGAAACGATTAACTGCTGTATTCTCTCAAGAATGTATTGACGTACTTTCTGATCGTACCAACGTGGTGCTGACAATGGATCAGTTTCTTGATCTGATGAATGACAATAAGGACTGTATCAGCACCCTGACAGAATTCGGCCCGCATGACACCCTTGAGCGTGAAATGCTTATGGATCTGTTGGCTTACAAAGTCGGTGCAGGGCGCTGGCCCATGTACGGTGACACGGCTGAGTTTTCAGCTACTTTTCGGACAAAATTCCAAGAAGGAATTGCTCGACTCGGCTACGCTGAGGTTGACAATTAATGCGTTTGGGTGTATAATACACTTATCAACTCGCAAAACGGAACATAAAATGGCTTACATGAATCAGCAACGCAAAGCAGAAATCGCCCCTGTATTGAAGGCAATCTGCAAAAAGTATGGCGTCAAGGCTTCGGTTGCTGTACGCAATCATTCGACGTTGGTTCTCAACATCAAGTCGGGCCCGATTGACTTTATCGGCAACCTGAACAAGGTTTGCTCCAAGGCGCCCGGTGCTGATCGTTATGGTGCGTATCGTCCTGCTGTCGGGTCGATTGACGTTAACCCGTATCACTACCGCGATCACTTCGACGGCAAAGCTCTTGCTTTTCTGTCTGCTATTCTGCCTGCAATGTATGGTCCTGACTATTATGATCGGAGTGATATCCAGTCTGATTACTTTGATTGCTCCCACTACATTGACGTAAATGTGGGCTCCTGGAATAAACCCTATTTACTTACGAAGTGATTTACAGTTATCACCGTGATACCGATTAATCATATTATGAGAAACCTCTTTCCTACAATGAATACAAGATACTCGCATCTTAGGGACGCCAGTGAAAACAGCAACGTTCCGTGCGGCGACTATCACACCGTATTCGGCGGAATGAGTTTTTCCATAAAACGGGTTAGCTTTTCCGATGTAGCCTCTGCGCTCTTCGGTCATCTTGGCAAGATGGGCAAGCAACTTATCAGAGGCTGGAACTTTCATTCCGGTATGAGCCTTACTCATATTAGCTCTCCACTCCTCACTAAAGGCTTCGCGCTTGCGACCAGTGTAGGTTTCGGACATTTGTGTTCTCAGTTTGGCGTACGTTCTGCTGGTAATCCGGGCACCTCTTATCTTTGCTGAACGACCTTGTTGCCAAGCCGCATAAACCATCTTACTTTTAACATCGTTTCTAACCATCCGAATAAGCAATAAATGACAAATAAAATGCTCCCTGGCGGTAAGTCTGACGATGTTCATTGTGTCATTAGTTCCGCCCAAACAACGCGGAATGATATGGTGTCTCTCAACATAACCTGTTATGTTGCGTGATTGAGCATTATTTATTATAGAATAGTAAATAGATGTATATTTGGAAGTATTAAACATATTGTATTTATATTGACGTAGGTTGGTATAAGTGCTACTATATAAAGGAAAATAAAACATGAAAAACTTTCTTAAATGGTTATTCAGCCTTGAGGGCTGCGGTGAGCGACTCGCATGGGCGCTCTTGGTTGTCGTTGCTGCATCTATGCTGCTGGTGAGGGCAATATGAATATCAACACCTTATCTTATTTGGCGGCTGGCGCGATGGGCGCTGGCGTTATGGTTCTCACTGACAACTGGTGGTATGTCATTGCTGTCGCTGCTTACGGCACGGTGATGAATCTCCTAGGCTTCGCTGACGGTTTGAAACGGGGCAGGAAGTAACATGAATCCTCATGACAAAAAGAATCTGGAATTCCTTATGTCCGCAACACCAGAAGTTCTGCGCGAATGGTACGCCCGTGTATCGCAGGACGATGTTGACTACGCCACAGAACTTCTGGCATACGCCTCAGCCGAACTGGAGCGAACTGCTCTTGTTCAAGCCGCAAAGGAATGTATCAATCGTAGTATTGACAATGAAAACCTCGACTGCTCAGTAGCCAAAACTCTTCTCTCCAAGTTCACTCTCAAAGGAATCAGTTAGTAACACTGGATGACCGATAAATAGTAGTATGAATTACAGAAAAATCTATGAATCCCATTTCGGCCCCATTCCCAAAGAGAAGAATGGTCGGTCCTATGACATTCATCATATAGACGGGAACCATAGTAATAATTCACCCGAAAACCTCCGAGCGGTAACTATCCAGGAGCATTATAATATTCATTATGAACAGGAAGATTGGTATGCTTGCTATATGATAGCCGGCAAAATGAAAAAAACTCCCGAGGAGATCAGTCACCTGGCATCAATGTCAAACTACAGCAGAGTTGAAGATGGTACTCATCCATTCCTCGGTGGTGAGATGCAACGGACAGCCCAAAGGAAACTAGTAGCAGAGGGCAAACATCACTTCCTCGGCAGTGAGTTTGCCCTAAAAAGAGTTGCGGATGGAACTCATCCGTGGCTTGACGGTGCTAAAGCCCGGGTAAGAAATCTAAAGCGAAGTGCTGCAGGTACAAACCCCTTTCTCGACCCTGAGGTCGCCCGGAAAAATGTCCGGAATCAACTTGCAGCCGGAACTCATTCCTCGCAGAAAGTTTGGAAGTGTGAACATTGTGGTAAAGAAGGTAAAGGTGCCGGAATGTTTACCCGTTATCACGGTGGTGCCTGCAAGGCTGCGCCCAAATAAGTGAAGAATACTTGACAACAAATCCTAAATCTGTTATAATATAACATCGCTATTACTTAAAGGAGAATGAAAATTAATACATACTGGGCTCTTGTCCGAACCGTACCCGGAGCCTTTATCAAGGTTACCATCCAATCCGATAATCCTTACAATGCCTTCCAAATGCTCAAGGCAATGTATGGCGACCAACTCATTTCAAGCTTTGCATCCCCCGTCTAATTATGGGCACCTTAGTGATTGACTTTAATCGCAAGGTGTGTTATAATAGTTCATGCTGAAAAGCATTTTTATTAACTTTCTCTTTCAAGGAAAACAAAATGACAAATACTACTCAAGTATTTAAGGTGGCTGGTATTACGACTCATGGTGATTCTACCAAGGTTCGCTTCACTGATGACATGGTTCGTCGCATCAAGCAATTTACTAAGGGCGGCGCTTCTCGCGTTGATCTGGTTGAGTTGCCAACGGCAATGACTAAGGTCGAGGCTCTCACGTATCTGAAATCTCATGCAGATTTTCAATCCCCGGGTGATCAGGCAACTATTATCGATTCATTGACTGACCGCGCAGTTGTGGTCAAGACCCCGAAGGCGGCAAAAGCGCCCAAGGTCGTCAAGGTCACTAAGACGAAGCCCTCGCTTGATGCTATCAAGGCTCGCGCTAAGAAGGTCACTGTTGAAGCGGTAACGGAAACTCCGGTAGTAGCATAATGAGCTACATGCTCTCCACATTAGACACTGTGGTGCGTGAGCGCCGCAAGTTCGACGCACGAAACAAGGCAGATGTGGAAGCGTTTGCCAGATTCAGAAAAGAACACAAGTGGGATGGCGGATGCCCGTTCTTTCTTGAGTGGCCGTTTCTGGATATCTCAGCGATGTGCCTGTCGAGGTTCACTGATACGATGTTGGAAACTGTTTAACATCACCCGGCAAAAAGCCTCCCTCGGGAGGCTTTGCCACGGCTATTAAACTGCTGCTGTAAGTGAAAGATAGTAAGTAACGCCTCGGATGACCACGGGTATTTTGAACGCAATCTCTTTATCGACTGCTGCGCGAGGGTCGCTGCCAGTGATAGTGATGTTAGCAGGAAGAATCACGCTACTACCTATCACAAGATTGGCAAGTGTGCCGGTGCTGGTGATGTTTGGTTGAGCACCTTCTGAAACAGTGGCTGCGATATCAGCATAGTTAGCAGTGTTAGAAGTCACTGCATGTATAGAGTTCGCAGCTACAACGAAGTTGCCACCTGCTCCAGACAGGATAAGATTTCCGATGATCTGTAGATTAGCATTGAACGTAGTAGGAATGCCTGCCATATTGACAACAGGCACAATGGTGTTGAACGCCACATTCGAACCGATGCTGTGTAACTCAGTTATTCTAATAGTTGTTGTTGTCATCCGAATACCACCCCGTTGTTTCCAGTACAGAACCACTTACTGTTCACATAACGGAGTGTGCAGGCATCACCGATTGTATCAAACGTCAGCGTTCCTGTACCCGATGCTTTCCATCCTGCGTTAGTCACAGTGATGACCATGTCTCCGGCGTGTGCAACCATCATAAAGTTCTTGACCTGACCATTACTTCCTGCCGCAAGAGTAGCAGTACTGGCACCTAAAGTAGTGAAGTAGCTTGACAGCACTGCAAGATTAGCAGCATTGCCAGTCAGTAGATTTTCACTGCTCGTAGGCAGTTCAACGTTGATAGTGCCTGTTGTCGTTATCGCACCACCACTTACCACTAGAGATGAACTAGCTACACTAACACTGGTGACAGTGCCGCCTGTCGTAGTCGTGGAGATTGTGACATTACCGTTGCTGCCAGATACAGATATACCAGTGCCTGCATTAACTCTGGTTACACCAGTGTTGATAATGTTGATAGTTCCTGATGAGGTGATAGGGCCACCAGTTACCAGGATGCCATCACCACTAGTAACTGCAACTGAAGTAACTGTTCCTGATGACACTGATGACACTGCTGACGTTATTCTTCCGTAAGGATCAACTGTTATCGTAGGTGCTGTATAAACTCCGGAAATACTAGCAATCACTGGAAGATTTATATTTATGTTGCCGGCGCTTATAATAGGTGTATTCGTTACAGTAAGGGTGGTTGATGTCACGCCAACACTGGTTACTCCGGAACCGCCACCGCCCCCTAGATGATATTGTAACATTACCATTACTTCCACTTATAGTAATCCCGGTCCCTTCAATAATGCTGACTACACCAGTGTTAGTTATATCAACCGTTCCGGTTGAAGCATTGGCGGTTACATTGATGCCGGTGTTACCAGTAAATGTGTTATATGGACTTGCATTACTAAACAATGTGGTGAAATTATCTTTGGTTTTATTGAAGGCGGTATACAATGAATCACTGCCGATTGATTCGTTCTGCAACCCTACAAAAATCTCCAACTTTCCTGATATCGCCATGATTTAATCCTTATTGTATATTTAGTCCAATTACATACTAAAGGAAGAACCGCACCCACATGTGGATGTTGCCTGAGGGTTGTTGATTTTAAAACTCGCCCCCATCAGGTCCTCAACATAATCAACCGTCGATCCATCGAGGTATTGTGCGCTCATAGCATCCACCCGGACTCTTGAGGAACCTGCCGGGATTTCGAAATCATCATCATTCTTTTCGTCATCAAGGGCGAACCCATAAGAAAACCCCGCACATCCGCCTCCCTGGACGAACATACGGAGTTGGATTGCCGGGTCGTTTTCCGCGGCAATAATTTCTGCGATTTTTTCTGCTGCTGTTTGTGTGATTGTAATATTCATGCTGTATTTAGCACAAATATTACCAAGACCATTTTATCGTCGGCGGGTGATTCGACCTTTAGTTAGGTCGTACGGTGAAAATTCAATTTCCACAGCATCACCTAATAAAATTTTGATGTCATTTTGGCGCATCTTACCAGAGACATGTCCGACAACTTTTGCGCCAGACTCTAATGTGACACGGAACATAGCATTAGATAGTACATCGACTACCTTGCCCTCCATTTTGATACCTTCTTCTTTCAATTTATTTCCTTATGATAAATACTATAGTTCACGATTAAGTTACCCAACTATTCTATAATTGAAAGGAATTACAGCATGATATTTAGCAAGAATAAACCACCTTACTGGTTCTATGTTTACGCCTATTTACGACATGATGGGACTCCGTACTATATAGGTAAAGGACATAATACCAGGGCCTGGACTAAAGGGAGGGGTGAAATTTCACCGCCAGTAGACCTTGATAAAATTATCATCATAGAACAGTATTTATCAGAGATTGGAGCATTTGCTATTGAACGACGACTAATACGATGGTATGGCCGCAAAGATGTTATGTACCGCGACGGTACCGTTGGTATTCTCCGAAACAAAACTGATGGCGGAGATGGTGTTTCTGGAATAAAACACTCTCATAAAACTATACAAAAGGCTATTGCTACTAAAAGAAAAACAGGAGGCATATATAAATGTGGTACCCCTGAGGCGAGAGCCAAAGCAACTGCTACTCGCCTTAAAAATAACGGTGGAATATACAATACTCAAACGCAGGAGTCCATTGATAAAGGAATTCAAACGAAGAAGAATAACACTGCGCCCAGAAAAAAACATGTAGTGAAAAGTAAAGGTATTTGTTGGGAAGTTACTTCACCTGCCGGCGTTAAACATACTGTTCTGAATCTGGCACAGTTTTGTAGATCCAATTTTCTTAACGCAGACCTTATGAGATACAATATTGGTAAAAAGATTGAAGTAAATAAATATCATAATGAAGCCTCTGTCAACACAATAGGATGGTCTGCGAAGAAATAATCTTCTCCTTACCTTTTAAGTATTTTCCAAATCTTTTCTTTTTCAAGAATGTCTTTTTCCATTTCTCGGTATTGTTTACCGAGTTCTTTTAACTGTTCCCACTTTTCTTCAAGGACCTCGTTAGGTCGCAGGATAGCAAGTCGTTCTTCAATCTTATCAAGCGTGTCCATGATACTTCTACCCTGAATCTTTACATCGCCCTGAAAGTTCGCATCACCTCTTACATTCAGAGCGGTCGGGAACATATCGCCCGATGCTGTTATGGTATCTGCCCAGCTAGCAGAACTACTAATCCCGGTAAGAACTGAACCTCCGGTTGCGGTTAGTCCGCCGGTGATAGTATACGGCGACGATGCCATATTGGTGTTTACACCAGAGAGGGAGGTTATCCAATCATTTTGTATCATTTTTCGATTCGTTTAAGTATGTAATGACCTTGAGCATCTACGACTAACTCAACATCATCGCCCTCTTTCCATCCCAGTTGCTTCAGTAGAACTGGTGGAATGGGTAACAGTACATCGTCCGTTGCCGGATCTTTCTGTGTTACCACTTCGTAACGCATATTGTTTGATCCGGGACCTTTTTTGCTCATACGATATTTAGTGTATGTCTTTATACTGACTATAAATCTTTGTCAGTTCAGCAATGGTATGCGAGGTGCTACCATCTTCGTGCTTCACAGCAATACCGCCGGCGTCTGCCCAGGAAGACAAATACTTGCCGAAGTCATCAACAAGCACATTTGGGTGCCCATTACTTGTGGCATATTTGAACTTCTTCGGGGTGAAAATTGCCCCATGACTTGCTCCCGGATTATGTTCATCCAACCAATCCTTCTTCCCCTGGACACTTGCGGCGCCCTCGATTCGCAACGGAGCACTCAACACGGTGAATGGTATTTTGTTACGATGGAGCCATTGAATGATAACCTGTCCACCTTGTAGTGGTTCAAGGTTTCTGAAAAACTTATAGACATTCTCGGGCCCGGTCTGAGCCAATTCAACTATCGCTGCCTCAGGATCTTTGATTTCTTTGTAATGTGGCACACCGTGCATATCAGCCCATGCCCCGAAGAAGTCAGCCTGGACACCATCTTGGTCTAAGTAAAGATGCGGAATCCTAATATTGTTCTCTATTTCTATTATGTGCATTTACACTTATCTCCGTGGTGTCGTTTAATATTATTTATTGAGGTTTCTTTGTGACAGATAATACAACTTGCCAACAATCGTTGATACTTACCTTGTCCGTTGGGAGTAACGTTTTTGCGGCGTGACCCACCAGTGCAGTTATCGAAGTGATATCGTATCATCCCTGAACCTTTACCTACGGTTCCGCAATGAGGACATCTAACTTCGGCATAAGTAACTTTGCGTTTAGGCAGCATCCCCAACTTCCACTCAGCGCTCGGACTCTCCATCGCGGATATTTGGGTAACTCCATTATTATATGTTCGCCGCCCAGCAGTAGTGGGCTTTTGATATAATCTACCAAGGCTCCAGTCTGACCCGGGCAGTTCAGCACTTAATGTATTAATAATACCATTGTTGTACCATTTAAAAGCAGGATCGTGGAAAAAGCGTATATCGCTATCTGTTCTATTAATAAAGTCAGGTCTATTAACAGCATTCATTCTTTTTAAGACCCGCGATTCCCAACGTCTGGCATCCTTGGAATTTGTAAATATTTTTCTGATCTGGAATATAAAAGAGTTTTCTCCGTATTCATTAATCAGAGCAGCGACATATTCCGAACTTGTTTTATAATCGATCCAAAACTCTTTTGGATGGCATCCTTTTTTATACCGTACTCCATAATAATGAGTATTGGTTGGTATATGAGTTATTAAATAGGTATACGGAATCCAAATGTTTTGATCCAGGGCGCTTACTGAATAAATAGTCATGCTGGTGCTCCTCTTAGCATTAGAGTAGTCGGGAACTTCGACTTTCCGCGGGCTACACTTCTATTTAGTCCTATTTTCATTTCAGTGAGAGGAATGCCGCTTCGGGTATTCTTGTTTTTGTGTTCTTGCTGCCAAGTAAAACTACGGTTCTTAAACCATTGTCTGTAAGTAATTGCATCACAATACATCCTCCGCTCTTGGTAATAAACCCTGTCTTACTTACGATAAAATTGTATCCATGACCAACTAGAGAATTTGTGTTATGAAAACTAATTGACTTATTTTTTACCGGTACGGATACCGTAGATTTCCCGCTTGCTTCTACAATCTTTTCATATTTACTTGCGGCTTGAACCAATTTCAACAGATCATTTGCTGTGCTTACATTGTTGTAGTTCAGTCCAGTTGAATCAAATAGCTTGGTGTCGACCATGCCCAACTCTTGAACTTTGCGATTCATTGCTTGAATACACTCGGCGTATCCACCCGGGTACTGTTCGCACAGAATGGTTGCTGCTTTGTTGTCTGACTTCACAATAGCCAGATCAATCAACATCTGGCGGGTAATGTATTTGAACTGCTTGGTGTTGATAACCTCTGATAATGATTGATCGGCGTCTAGCACTGTCATTACTGTGATCAACTTGGTAATGCTGGCGATTGATCTGATATTATCTTGATTGAATCCTTCGATTACTCTACCCTCATTATCCGCAACTAACCAAGAGTGCGCGGTTATATTAGGGAGATTTTCAGCACAGACCCCAAGGCTGAAAAGGAACAGGATACTCAGAAATATTTTTCTCATTGTATATTTATCTTTTGGGCATGTAATCCACACCGATAACAGGACTACGATCTTTCACTACTTCAGTTTTCATATCATCGCCGTATTTCAGTGTGATATAACTGAAGGTCGATTCGTTCTCGTATTCTTCGATGCCGATCATCAGGTATCGATACCAGGTAGTCTTGCTCCTGATCAATTTTTTGAGTACAGGATCGGACAGAATATCAGCAAACTTGTTGCTCTCGCGCCAGAATGTAAAATATTTCATTTTTTCCAAAGAACAAAGTTTATATAGTCAGCTTGATTTTCAAAGTTGAACTGATATTTACCAACAGTGAGTCCGGCATACTCCAGAACTTTGTAGCTCCAGTCACCATTACAGTTTGTCTGGCACCAACCAACCATAGAGGATAGTCCACCAAACTGGATATCGATATCAGTTTTGAAAGCATCATCAGTCATCATTGAACGTAGGCTACATCCTTAATATATTGTCTGGTGTTCGCATCACTGCGATTCAGAATCAATGCGGTATCTATTATTTCAAATCTTTTACAAAAAGCTACTCCGAAGTTCGTACCTCGTAGACTGTCAAATATAAACTCTTTACAAAAGACTTCGTAATCCTTCTTAGATACATGTTTGATCCGATTAGATCCGGAATCACGCATCAGAATGGCTGTCATGTTATTGAAAGGATTCATATTAATCCCATAAATTTCTGTAGTAACGGCCGAATAAATCAAGACCTTCTTGGATTCGTTCGTTATGTAGAGTATGTCCAACATGATCATACCAGTGTCCACTGGGATTCTTGTCAATCATCTCAGACAGCCCCGTAGAATCTATCTCCTTCCAACCAATGTCCATTTCACCATGATGATATTTGTCATCGTAATCATCCAGACTAAGTTGTTGAAACGACCAGATCATCTTGTCAAGAACCTCTTCCCAACGAGCAACACCTAAATCAAAACACTCTGCTGCGGTCTCTGTATAGAAGTCGAAAGATTGTTGATCGTGCCAGTCCTCGCCACCGACTTCAGCGAACTCACTCGGTACGCCGTGCTTGATTTCTTTTAGTTGTATCAGCGCAGGATAGATGATCATCGCCAAGGAGTGATCTAAACTCCATGTGTCGAAACCGTCGATTTGAATATCGATTCGACGCTCACCTTTTTTAAGGTATTTCCCGAGTGATACCTTCATGCTACTTTCCCATCTACGATAAAAATTTGCTTATCGTCGTGGGTTACTTGTGCTGTGCTGATGTTACATACTGATTTGAGATTGGTGACAAGTTCATCTAGTGACTTACCTTGGCAAAGAAAAGTGTTTGTCGCGGTGTCATACAAAAAGAGACTGTCATTAGATTGCTCTGTGTGTAACACCGGGACACCTCTGACATCTTTCTTTAAGGCTCGACGCAGTTCCTCGGGCGACATGCTGTTTAGCGCCTCGACTACCATCATGAATCTCAGAACCCAGCGACCAATAAACCAGCCGGCGAGAAAAACAAGAAGATAAATTAAATATTCCATATACTATTTATTGAACTTTATGTTGGACCATTGTTTTAGCTTCGCAAACTTTTCGTGTTTTGCCTTCTCAATGCCTGCTGCCGACACTCCGATGTTCTCGTCTTGTAGCAGTTCAATCATCGCCATCACATCGCCCAGTTCTTTTTCAAGATTCTGGATCTGAGTGCGACCATCCTGTGAGTTTAGATGAACCTGATCAGGACCGAATCGGAAGCACTTGGAAACATCTTTGATGACCTCAGCGCATTCCTCTTGGAGGATAATTAGGATTTCTCTGGTTTGCTCATTCATCTGCAGCCTCGTCTTCGTCACGCATCGCCCGGGCCTCATCGAAGCCTTCCCAATTATCTACGCCGGCACCTTCAAGGTAACTGAGCCACACAGAATCTTCAACCAGTCGGTCATATTCTGCTTTTGTAATGGTAATCATTTCTTCGTTCATTTTCTTGTCAGTTCCTTTAGAGTATAAAAAGCAATCTCACCACATTCCTGAATGATAAGTTCGGCGAACTTTTCTTGTTGTTCTACCCACGCTTCACAATATTCTTTACCGTGGAACTCTAAGAACTTAATATCTGCTTGTATAGCAAGTTGTTTAATTCGTTCGTTCATTTTCTGTCCTTTATTACATCTACCGCCATTCTTATGAAGGCTGTGATTATTGAATATATTGCCCATACCAGTATGAATGGAGATAACACCACCATTAGCGAATAGAACACCCATAAGCGGGGACGATCACTCATGCTTCGGCTCCACACCTTCGGGGTTTAATAGTTGAAAACAAACATACTCCTCGCAATCGCTGCCGGGGTCTCGTTTTTCTTTATGTAAGCGACACCAACCATCGCCGGTGTAGCAACCTTGGGTGTCACCACGAAATTCATAAAAAGCACAGTGATCGCAACAAGTAGCCCTGGGATCACAATCAGGACATAGTTTCTTCATTCTTCAACTCCGAAATGTTGTTTCAAGACCAACTTAAATTCAATCTCCCGTATGCCAATTGGATTCTCTACTTTTTCTTTGACAAGTCGGTGTCTTCCTTCGGTATTTGTTCTACCAAGCAACACACCATTATAGTATACTTCCCACTCATATCTATTTTCGTCAATCATTCTTCAACTCCAAAATGTTCTTTAATCTCTCTATATGCCTCATACAACGCTAACTGATAATCACCGTGTCGGTCAATGCCCTCGTCGTGTTCTTTATTAATAATCCCGAGACATTCCCGCACAATCAACTCGGCGAACTTTTCAGGATTCAACCATCCAGTAAGAGTTTGTTCATTATACTCTGTTGCTTGTTCGGCAAGTTCTTTAATACGGTTGTTCATATCTCTATTATAACACACAATGGATTAAAAGTAAACACATATGGAAAACTGGCCCGAAAGCCAGTTCACTCATCCTTCAAGTATTAAAACTTAAAGTCCTAGCGCGAGTGCCCGGTATCCTGCAGCCACGACTTCGCGGCTAGGGCGTCCCAAGCGATACTTGGTTGTTTCGCGACCACGATTGTCAATATGCTTGTTGGCGTAGATTGCGAAGCCACCGTTCAAGCGCAGGCTCGACACGGATGCGGTAGGATTAGCCAAGCCGAAGCGTTGGGTAATTTGTTTGGCTGTCAAAGACTCGCCATTTTGGAGAACTTCTAAAAGTCGTTCAGTTTTTGTCATTTTCAATTTCCTTTAAATATAGCTGTTTACAGCATGAGACTATTATAACAACTTCGCGGCACTAAAGCAAATCAATTGGGTAAACACATTCATACAATCGGGCGACAATGGACTAAATAATAGTATGACAATTTACTTATACATCAAGACACATCGGATAACTGGTATGAAATATTTCGGAAAAACCAAAGATGATCCATACAAATATAAGGGGTCGGGCAAATACTGGAAGCGTCATATATCTATCCACGGCTATGATTGCGAGACCGAAATAATACGAGAATGCCAAACTAATAGTGAAGTTGCTGAATGGGGCAAGTATTATAGCGCATTGTGGAACATAGTAGAGTGTGATAATTGGGCTAACTTAAAACCCGAGACCGGTGATGGAGGCGAAACACCGGGCTCCAGTGAACGGATGAGTGAAATGCGAAAAGGAAAAGCACCGTGGAATAAAGGAATTCCACAGACACCGGAAATGAAGGAGTTAAATCGTCAGACGCATTTGGGGAAGGTTACCTCTGAGCATACCAAAGAAAAACAACGGAAATATAAGATGGGAAAAAAAATGTCAGAACAGGCTAAGGCAAACATGAGATTGGCCCAAGCTGGTAAAGTAATAACCGAAGAAACTAAAAACAAGATTCGGCTTGCGAGAGCAAATCAAGTTATTGCGCCACACTCCGACTTGACAAGAAAGAAAATGAGCGAGACTGCGTTAGCGAGACCGGTACTAACATGCCCGCAGTGTGGCGCAACTGGCAAGGGCGGGGTTATGTATAAATGGCATTTCGCCAATTGTAAGTATTAACCTCGTCGCATCCTACCAATATCAACTATTTCCTGTGTGCTGAATACCGGAACAGCATTAGACTTCGCCATCTGGGCGATTCCTATTACGGCGGTTCCTGTATACACTTTATCAGCAGGACGCGCACAGGATCCGCCTGCTGTGGCCCTGCTAGGAATGCGTGGTAATGAGGCTTCACGGATGGAAGGTGCGGGAGGAACATACGGCGCTGCAGCCATAGCCCTCCGGCGCTTTCGGTCTTCTTCAACTACACCATGAGCCTCCTTCAGTTGTTTCCAACTTTCGGTAAGCTGTGTGTCGCGGAACTTTGCTTCGGCACTTGCCCATTTCTTTTTCATTTTCATTTTGAATGTATGTCTAAACTACCGCCGGATTCTTCGTTTATCCGAGGCAGATTAGTTAAGGGTTAACCCAGTCATAGTCTTTGGCAACCTCGTCGTGAGATGGCATGTTATCCAGGTCTATATACTTCAACCTGAAGTTGTCCGCACAAGACTCGTGGTTGATATAACCTCTGGGATTACACGCAACCAGAGTATCACCCATATGGTAGCGATAGCTATGGTGCATATGCCCCGCGGTCCACAGTTTGATCTGTGGATTATCCAGAATGAACTCTGACAGATCACTGGCATACCCGCCGTTCATAGTTGCTTTGCTCTTATACTCAGCCGCTACACTCTGAAAAGACGGGGCATGATGACTGACAATGACACATTTCTTGTCCTTGTTCTCACCAAGAACATGACCGAAGTATTCCAAAGTTTGACGATGGCGATGGGCCGAATGAGCAGGGCGCAACTTGGTGTATCCAAGACCATCGTGCCTAATCACAGAGTAATCTGCCATCATATCACCGAGAGCATGGAGAGTCAGTGGGTCAAACTTATTACAGTCGGTCCACAATGTTGCACCCACAAAGGTAACATCGTCAATTACTTTGGTGTCGCGCTCCAGAAAGTAAATATTCGGGAACTTGATGTATTCGTTGCGTAGATGTGCCAGGCTGGCAACCCACTTGCCATGATAAAACTCATGGTTACCGGCGACTACCACAACATGCTTGAACTGAAACGACACACGTTTGAAAAAGTCTCTGAAACGATAAGCACATTCTTGTCGCCGACCTAGGTCGATACGATCTGATAGACGCGGCGGGTATACTGGCTCAGGGTGGTCATGGAGGTCATTGGCGATCACAATGTCGCCAGACAAAATTAGGACATCAGCGCCCTCGTCGTTTTTCAAAATGATATCACCAAATTCAAGGTGAAGTCACTAAAGGTCGGAAGCTACTGCTATACGCATACTCCCGACCTTTTACCTTTCTGATCCATAATATGGTTCCTTATAATTAATTGAAGATTCATTATAACAGAAAACTGATTATCTGTCAACCTATGATAAATAGAAGTGAGAGCCACGAGTTCGACCCTCTGCCCTCTCTGACGCTATTTAGGAGCAATCAGCATGTGTATTTATTACCTCTATGTCAAGACCCACAAAATAACCGGGTTGAAGTATCTTGGCTACACCAAAAAGAAAAATCAAGAAAAGTATCACGGTTCCGGGACCCGATGGAATAATCATCTGCGGATACACGGGTATTTAATTGATACAATAATTTTGCGAGAATGCCTATCCAAAGAGGAAGTCAGGGAGTGGGGAATCCATTATAGTCGATTGTGGAATGTTGTGTCCAACAGTGAATGGGCTAACCTGAAAGAAGAACAGGGAGATGGCGGTGGTTGTTTCGGTGAGATTAACGGCATGTTTGGTAAAACCCACACTCCTGAAGTATGCTCTAAGTTGGGTCAAAATGCATCGGTTCGATTCAAGGGCAAATCTTACTTAGATTTATACGGTGAGGAGAAAGCAACTGAGTTAAAGTGCCGGCGATCACAGAGCACCGCCGGCAAAGACAATAGTTATAAGCACAATCCTAGATTCGATTCCCGAGAATATTGCTTCTTTAATGTCGAGACGGGCGAAATGCTACATTGTAATAGATGGGTATTTATTCATTGCAACGGAATTAATAAAGGCGGAACCTCAGATATGATAAACCGAGGGTTGACCTACAAAGGATGGTGCGTCCTTTATTCCTAAATGATTATTTTAACACCTTACGATGTTTTTGTCAAGGCTTTCAGTCGGGCACATTCGTCACGATACCACTTGAGTGCTGGCACAATGGCAGAGGTTTCTCTTAGAAACAGGAAGCAACACAAGGGGTGGCAAGTTATTTCAGCGAATCGACATGACGGCACTTCGCCCGGAAGGTAAATCCAGGACAAGTGCAGGTCTTTTCCACGGTGTTCACAGTGTAAACCTGACCCTTTGATCCAGTCACCTCAATTGTGTCGGCATCTTTCGTCACATTGAACGGGCTAGGAACAACGGGCTTGAATGTACGACCACGGACGCTGATCTGAATCGGCTTTTTGAAGTAGTAGGGCGCCTTGTTGCCATGCTTGAAAGCCATGATCCGATCGCCGTCCATCAGATAGCAATTGTTAGGCTGAGCTTCGCCCACCCATTTCGTTGTTTCTTGCACGGCGTTCATCAGTATTTGTTCCTAAATTGAGTTGCTTCAAACCATTCACGCAAACACGCATCAGCGGTCATCACATTGTCCTCAGTGAATTCGGCGCGATGCGCGTCCCGAATCATCTGATAGAGGGCGATATGCTTTTTATCGTGATCATAATCCTGTTGCACCTCGCGCTTGATGACACGTTTCAGGAACCAGCGTTCAAATTTATTCATGCGTCACGGCCCAAATTCTGGTCCACGCGCTTCCAGTTCATATCACCTTCAGAGTAATACCATTCGCCGTCAGTGCCCAGAAGATACCAAAACTCGCCGCTGAAGTATTCCAGGAATTCTTCTGCTGTGTTGAAAGTCTTGGTGTCAACGTCTTCCTCGTCACGGTCGCGCTTGTAGAAGGTCGTCATGTTCTTATACATGGACTTTTCAGCATCAGACAGATCGTAAGTGTCAAACGGGTGCTTCCGACCGATATCAGCGCCGAGCGAGGAGATATCGCCCTCAGCGACAAGCTTTTCGGCCAGGACCTGATCGTAGTTTTCAAGCAACTTTTTGCCGACGCCGTCAACATACGAATCCCAGTGAACATAAACCGACTTGATCTTGCCATTTATGACGACCCCAATTGCTCCGTTTGTAGACATTTCTCACTCCATTTGTTGATTCAATACAAGTATTATATCACACCTCGCATTTATTGTCAAATATCCGTCCCAATGGCATACCTGGGATAAATAGAAGTATGAATATTTATTATACCTACATTTACTACTTTCCTGAATCAATGATTCCGTTTTATGTAGGAATGGGCCATGGCAACAGAAAGATGGTACACCTCAAAGAGGCCATTCTGCACCCTACCCCGCAAAAGGGCAAACACAAACTGAATACTATACGGGAGATATTGCTCACTGACAAAGAACCAGTTATCTCTGTGATTGATTCAGAGTTGACAAAAGATGAGGCCGGGGAACTGGAAGAGCTATTAATTGAACTGATCGGTCGCCGAGATTTGGGCACCGGCACACTCACTAATCAAACTAAAGGAGGCGATGGTCTTCGTGGCTGGAGCGAGGCTCGGAAGGCTGCTATGCGAGAACAAAATCTTCGCTTAGGAATACAACCCCCGAGTCAAAAAGGTCGGAAGCAAAACAGGCGCCCTGAATACACAGCTATTCCTGCTAAGGTGGTGAGCACTGGTGAGCGTATCAAAGCCCTGCTATCAGATCCGCGTTGGGCGACAAATGAAATCTCAGGATTGAATAAAGGGGTAGCGCAGTCACCTGAGGCTCGTCGTAAAAATAGTGAAAGTCTAGCGCGACTTAAATGGTGGAATAACGGGGATAAAGTAATCAGAGCAGAGGAATGCCCCGGAAATGACTTTGTCCGGGGAAGAAAGTGTCAATCCAATTCGAATTGATTTTAGGTTTATTGTCAAATTTCAGTTAGGGCGGGTATCCAATGCACCGCAGATCATGCGATACACATCCGCCTTGCTGGCGTAGTATTCATAGTCCTTTTCACCAGGGCGGAAGTTGCGCCACATGTTCGGAGCAGCGTTTCGCAGAATGTCACGGTCCAGATCAAAATCTTCGTAGTGAGCCTTGAACCCACCGAGGTTGTAGTGAGCGATAAAGCCGGCGGCCAAATACAGGAAATTGTAGCCTGTCTTGTTCAGAGCATTGATATCCTTGCAAGCTTTGACCACATTGTTCACGATCAAAGTCTTTTGGCGTTCAGTAAGTGCTTCCATTTTTCGTTCCGTTTTGCGAGTTGATGTTAGTATTATATACCCAAACTGATTTATTGTCAAGCCACATGCAACCGGATGTTTTGCACCATCCGGGCACCGCGAATGTCGTAGTACGCACGGGCATAAACAACTTCCGACTTGATGCCTGCTTGGAGCAGTCGTGCCCAGGCTTTGTCATAATCACGCAAAGTCCATCCCCAAACCTTATAGCTGCGGCTACCGTTGACAAGTTTGTCGTTGAACATAGTAGCACCCTTGCCAGCAAGTTCACGCATGATTTTAGAAGATTGAGCAATCATTTTTGTTCCGTTTTGCGAGTTGATGTTAGTATTATATACCCAAAACGATTTATTGTCAACTTTTGGTTTCGGCTTTGGTCTTCGCCCGAGCGTAGAAAATGTGCGCCCCGACCTGTTGTATTTTAGCAACAGGGTCACGCCAAGCCGGTTTAACATAGTCTGCGTGGTAGAACATTGCCGTTTTCAGTGAGGGAACTTGATCACCGCGCAAGGCACGATGGGCAATCCAACGAGAATCATCCCATGCCTGACCCGAAGGCTTCGGCAGTTTCTTTTTTAGCGTCCAACTGAATTGCGCCTTGGAATAAACCACTTCGCATATTGTTCTGCCCCATCGGCCCGACTTCAATCGGTTGAGGGTAACCTGAGCCACAGAATATTTGCCGTTCTCGGTCTGATTGCCAGCTTCGTAATAGACATTTCTGGCCAGACACGCCTCATCTTTTTCAGAGAATGACGCCAGAGGTCGGTCAGACTGTGTGACGAATTTTAGATTGGTTTGAATGTCAGCAACGGCTTCGGTTATCTGATTCAGTTGATATTGTTGAACGCCCAGGACTAGGACTATTCCTGCAGCACCCAAGTATGCCAATTTCATTTCGGTTCCCCGAGAGTTTAGATGCGTCTATTATACACCCAAACTGATTTATTGTCAAGCGAATTCCACAAGTGTAACCGAGCCGCCTGCCGCAGTCTTATCCATCATTCGGGCAAACGCTTCCAACATGCCGACGATGCGATCCTTATCACCACCGGCCAGACCGCATCCGATCATCGGGAAGCCAAACTTTCCACCTGGATAGGCATAAGCAAGTTTTTGAAGGATTAGTTTGAATGAATCGTATTCAAATACATCACTATCACGGGCAAATCCAAATTGGGAATAACAATTAATGATGTTGAATCGCTTGCTGAGCATCACCGAATAGCAACCAAGTTTATTGTAGTCGCCTGCGTGTGAATACTTAATATCGGCTTCGTAAGCGGCAGGATATCGTGCTTTAATCTCTCGCGCCAGACCGCTGCCCATTGTCTCAAAGCAGTTGCAGCCTTGAACAATGATGTTGAACTCGCCCTGTTCAGCCAGATCAATCAGATTACCTTTTACTGTTTTCAGCATACTTTCTTTCTTTCTGGTTTCATCGACTGCATCAAAGAAGTCATTAAGGAACTCGCCGGTTATTTTAGGTTGTTTCATGTAATGTGTATTGTGAATATGGATAGGTGTCCTGAAGCCACTCTAATAGTTCGGGACTATATGGCAGCTTAACACTCTGATATTTGTTAGTGATGTATTTCATCAGTCTCGGAACATTTTGATCATTGGGCCATCCAATGGATCACTTCTTGTCTGCGCCTCAAGGGCGTTTGCCGCTTCCTCCAGCAGGTCTGCGATACGATCTGGCTTTCCCTCTACTACAGACTTCCTACCTGGAATCTGCCGACGGATACGGGCGCGTTCCCGCAACCGATAAACAAGGTCTTGTTCAGGTGCCAGTTGTTGCTTGTCAAAGATTGACACCAACCGTTCGTTGTCGTATGCTGATTCCGGTTTATCGTTCATTTCAAGCTCCAATCATCGTGGTCAAAATTTCGTAGTGATCTTCAAACATATTACTTGAATCAAGTTCAGCCAGGGGAATGAATTGCGCTTTTTCAGCGTCATCGGATCCCTTCACCTTGGGCAGATCACCGTTCGGTAAATCAATGCGGAAGCAATGCGTGATCGTCCTGCCCCGTGCGCTGCGGTCAATCGCATCAAACACTTTACTCCGAACAATGCTTCCGATCAGAACGGGAGCCGGGACCTTGATGCCAGTTTCCTCGCGCAGTTCCCTGATCATTGCGTCCTGGACACTCCGATCGGCCGAGGCATTGAGGAAGCCGCCGGGCATTGCCCAAAGACCTCTACCAGGTTCGCTGCGGCGCTTGATCATCAGTACATGACCTGAACAGATCACCACTGCGTCAGTTGTCACAAACACGGGAGCATACGGCAATGATGCGTATTGCTTTTTGTACATTTCAACAAAGTCGCGTTCACGAATAATCTGTTCGCGTTCAGGACCAGTCCATGCAACTAACATGTTATAGACACTGATCGGCACCACCCCTTTGATGAAGTTCATGTTGGCATCAGCGCGGAAATACAGATCACGGATGCTACTGGCGTTCAGCGGTTCGATCAGCGGAACTTCCTCATATGCCCATTGCGGGAACATATCAAGATAGAAGCTGGACCCGTCTTTCTTGTGACCAATGACGCCGATCTTGTTGCCGGGTTGTGTGTGCTTCGCTACAATTGCCTGAACACGGCTTGCCCATGCTGTGTCGTTATACACGGTGTCAATGTTGTGTTCCACGCGGATCATACATTCGTCCATGGTGTCGTCTATTTCATTGATTACATTTTGCAGCATCAATTCACGATCCTTGCTGCTCCACGGATTCTTGTATGTCCGAGGTTGATTAGCAGAGCCAACGATGATAACAACTTGCTTTGCCATTTTCGCAGCGCGACGGATAATCTCAGCGTGGGCCGAATGTACCGGTTGAAACCGACCGATCAGAACCAGAGTGTGATATTGTTTCATATTGACTCCTACAGTGTTGAGTTAGCACGAACTTGATCAAAGGTCTGTGTGAAAACTTGCTCACCATTTTCGTAGTAAGTTTCCATTTCATCCTTGCGCCAATCTTCAACACCGGTGAAGTATTCTTTGCTTGTCTCAGTCTTGAACAGAGTGACGCGACCTTTCAACGACACCTTACCTTGATCGGTAATCGGGTCCTTGAACACATCACGCCATACCAGACGAGATTCAGTATCTGGGTTGCCCATAAATTCGACATCTACATCTTCGCGTACACCAATTGAAGAACACTTCATGGCGAACTTCAGGGTGTCACGATCACATTGTTGGAGCAGACCGCCGCCCATGCCGAAAGCAATGTTGTCAGCAGAGAACCCTGCCACATCAACAACGCACCGCAAAATGCTACTAAGGCTAACATTATTGATACCATCGCCCCAGATAATGCGAACATTATTAAGAACTTTGTAGCCCTTGATATTCTTGGTGTATCCAAACTTTTCAGCAAGAATACGAAGCATTTTCGGAACAACTTCAACAGGATCGCCAGAATCAGGGCGAATGACAACAGTAGCACCACTTGCGATAACAGCATCTTTTAACTCCGTTCCCCACATTTCGCAGGCTTTGTAAATATCGTAGCTGTCACTGACACACGCAAAAATCGCATCCTTCTTGCCGAATTGTTTCAGCATATTGCGATATGCGTCTACTTCGTTTTCACGACCCCAACTTGTGATGGTACTGTGTTCTGCGGCAGGGATGCTAAATCCCGCCACATCATCCCCATAGGTATCCATGACATACAGTACGCCAGAAATAGTATCCGTGCCCATAAAGTTGACAAGGTGCGCTGCTCCACCAATGCCGGCACTATCCAAACTAGAGACACCACGAGCACCAAAATCATGCAGCTTAAAACTAATTGTAGTAGGATCACCAGATTTCTCCAGGTAGTTAAGAATTTCTTGCTTGATATACCAAGAGGTAGTACCAACAGTCGTTGCGTACCAGATGGCGCGAAGTGCTGGAGTTTCAATCCAGGTTGTCAACCAGAAACACATCGGGTCAGTGTTTTCAATGGTGCAAAGCACATTCTGGGTTGGGATGATAAGTCCTTCTTTCGGGGCGCGAATACGAACGGGCAACTTGCCGCTGTGTACATCAAGAATGTATTGCCAGCCGGCGCGATTGAATGGCTCACCGTGTGCAGTCCAGATTCGGTCTGCAATGTCAATGTCTGATTGGGTAATGCGAATGTTCGCCAGTCGTTTGGCAAATGCCTGAACGCCGAGAAATTCTGTTTTTGCGTACTTGCCTCCGCGTGAGGAAATGTAGCTGTAAACGTATTCAGTCCCTGCTGGGTACTGTTTCCACATGCTAACTTTGTAGCTGTCGGTGTCGAGAATGATGTTTTGTGAGAGTTTCATATAAAATCCTTATATAAAGTGAAACGAGTAGAAGTCTATCTCCTACTATCTATTTATGCTTCATTATAGCATCTTTACTATTTCCTGTCAAGTTTTTGGGTAAATCAGAATAACGCGATAACTGTCATACTCGACATACCATTATGGCGCAGGTTCTCGTATGCCCGTTGAGCAGCAGTTAGATTGTCAAAGGAGATAGTCTCCATTGCAGCCTGACCGCCCCCTGAACGTCAGCACATTACACCTCCATGACCACGGGTCCGCGCCCTCATCCATATTGATAGCACCCCACACTTTGTCGTGATTCTCTTTGGCGTCATAGCAATGTCCAATGAATCTGTATTCCATTTCAATCTCCGCTGTCAATGTGATGCACTTCCCCGCAATGCTTACAGGTGTGTTTGTGGTAGCAGTTGCTCACTGTCACCACATCATAATCGTGAGTGCAAGGAGTGCCATCGGGTCGGCAGTTCACTTCACCAGTTGGTCGGCCCATCATATACTGTGCGCCGCAGTTCCGGCATTCAACAGTGTCATCAGCCTGGTCATAGCCATACCAGCCATTTGAGAGTCCATACTTGCGTAGGTTATCAGGGCAGGGGCGACGGGTTGTTCCGTTGCAGACTGGACAGGTTCCTTTAGACATTTTTTGCTTTCATGTAAGATATTGAAAAATAAGTATACGGTTTAGTCCAGTGAGTGTTCCAGCGAATCATCACCTGGACGATCCGAATCCAACCGTTGCGCCAGTTCAGCGACCATGTTACCTTACCGCGAAGGGAGTGTCGTTTCATTCCACTCCAAAAAGTTCTTTGATTTCCTGGGCAACACACTGACACGTGGAGTGATATACCATTTGGTTTGCCAGCGGCATATCTTTCGGATCGATGTCTGGATGAATACGCTTATTTTCAACAGAAAACATTGACGCGGTTCTAGCACATTCTTTCACTATCAACTCGGCGAACTTATCCATTTCTCGTCCATACAATTCGTATAAAGGAAATTTAGATTCAATCAATAGTTCTTTAATTCGTTCGTTCATTATTTAACTCCGTAACGCATTTCAATCTTGTGCTTTACCATTCGGCATACCGTCTCCCCCTCGGCGTAACGATTCTTTTCTACAAAATCATCAGTCGCAATACGCCCATTGAAGAACTGTTCTTCTACATTTCTAATTGCATCAAGGCAGTCCTTCACAATAAGCAAGGCGAATTTTTCTTGGTCTACCCAATAAGGATAGCCTGGTCCATCAATTGATTCTTCTGCACACTGTGCCCGAAGTTCTCTAATTCGTTCGTTCATGCTTCAACTCCGAAATGTTCTTTCAAACTGTGACCATCAATGCCGCCATCACTAATAGCGTTATCAACAAAATCGGCACATTCCCGCACAATAAGTTCGGCGAACTTTCCACGGACAATGCTGTGATAAATGTCATTGTAGCGGTCGTTGGCTGGCACTTTGCTATCAGCATAGGCAATAGCCTCAATTTCAAGTTCTCTAATTCGTTCGTTCATGCTATCTCCATTTCTTGTAAAACAATAATCATCGGCAGCAATAAGATACATGCCGGGTCATCTGATAACTTACCCCATATACGCAGTTCATCTGGTGTCATGTCGAGATACTTCTCGGAATGGTCCCATGCAATGAGTGCCACTGCCGCGCCATATGCCGCACCCCTTGCCGCACCCCATGCCGCACCCCTTGCCGCACCCCATGCCGCATCA